AATTCTGGTAAGCAACATGGGTCGGAACAGCCTTGATGTGCAGCCGTCCTACTGGCATTCGATCCTCCAGAAGCATTCTTCTCTGGCTCTGGGGTTCCTGCAAATCCATCAGCTTGTGACAATGGGTGTTGCGCGTTGGCACCGGGCCATTGACTATTAGCTGCTATCACAAAGCAGTCTGGTAGATGCGATTGTCCGAAACTGACCCCGAAACTGCCCTCACATGCGGGGCAGCGTTTTAGCTCTTTTGCATTGAAACTCATTTGATTCTCCATTCCAGACCATACTATCACAGGTCTTGCCGAATTGTCAAGCACAATTTGCAGAACAGGCGCAAATAACTCGGCAGCGCCGTGCTCAGATCGGGCAACTCATGCCCACACTCGTGGCAGTTAGTCGGACTTAGCGTTTCTGAATTTTCGTCCGGTTGACTCCTCTTCCACTTTGAGTGCCGGACTGGGTGCTGGCTGTGGTTCGACATTTGTAATTACTCCTTCATTGGCATAATCTTTGTACTGTGCGATATTCGCGTTCGCCACTGGCGGGAAACCTTTCGGCATGGTAGCCTTCAAGTTCTCCACAAACTTTTTGTCATAATGCTGTTTCAACGCAGCAGTTGTACTGGGGAACTCTTTAACAACTGCCTGCGCCATTTCCTGCTTAGTGCCGGTCCACTTCTGACTGCATACTGCGCACATCCATGCACAGGTGCCAGTCGCCGTTTGATGTGTTACAAATCCATTGGTATGCTGGCACTTCGTAGCTTTATCTGGCACCGGGGAATTCTTAAGCGTCTCCTCTGGATGTTCCCCGAATAACTTAGCGTACAGCTTGGCGAATTTACTCTTTGCTTGCTGCGGAGCAGCATTCTCAACGTCCTGTTCGTTCTTGGCTTGTACAGCCTCTAACGCCTTCTTGATTTCCTTTTGCTTGTCAGTGTCTACAAACAGATTGGTCTTCGACTTGACAGCCGGGAGCGTTGTAATCGGTCCCATGTAGTTTGTTGTTTTGGCCCGTTGCTGACCCAAGGCACAGTAGCATGGATACTCACTACCATCAAAGTCGGACTGCCGAACCCCATTTATACAATCAGGACATTCTTCTTGGACAATCACTCCCTCTGCAATCTGTTTGTAGCTCATATTATCGTACTTACCCATCCACTTCTTTGCTTGCTCCTCCATAACTTCAAAAGCTTTTATCTTTGTACGAAGACTTTCGATTTGCTCGGTCAACGCATCAACTCGTGCAGGATCGTACAGCTTCTTAATTATGATCCCACGGGCCGCTTCAAGTATAGCCAATTCTCGATAATCACCTTTCTTATCGAGAATATAATCTAGCTCAGTAGTAGACAAAGGAGATGTTACATCCGGGTAAATGAGGACGTTGACATGGGCCTGAATTTCACTCCGTTCTTGAGTTGTTGGCATATCGAAATCTGCGCCCCTGTGGTTCCGCTTCTTGCTCTTTCAATTCCGCACTGCCGTCATGTCGGTGCTTGTCACAGAAGATTCCGAATTCGACCCACGCTTCAGATTGAACTGTCGGGTCGGTCATAATGAAATCCGTAAGTTCTTGCACCTGTCCACAACTGTTACAACGTGCCCGATACTCAGTAGAAACTCCAAACGGCATCATGAATGCTTGTAACAAAACGTTGAAGTTCGACATTTTTGCAACCCAATGTAAAACTTCTTGGCTTACGGATACCCCACCGCGCCCTTTCATGATAATTAACTCTCCCATCAGATCAACTACCTGCCCTTCACTGCCGTCATTTTCGATGTAGTTCGTTTCGATTAACTCTACCAGAGACTTTGCCATCGACTTCGACATTTCATTCCCTATCGCAATTAGCTCTGGAGGAATGATAGGCGTATACATTACTTCTCCAATTCAATTAGCACCGGCTCGTTTACTGGGTTGTACTGTTCATTGCAAATACTCACGTTGTAGAAGTGAGTTACCTTCGGGGCGTAGTAATCAAGACTCTTGTCGTGTCCGTAGCTGCCATGGATGTGTCCGAAGATATGAACCTTGGGACTAATTCTGTCAACAATTTTCCGCAACTCTTCGCAGCCGCAATGCTCGGACGGATGAACGATCAATTGACTGCTCCAATTGGATGATTGCGCAGTTGGTATGGCCTGATCTAAAACACCATTCGGCGGTCCGTGCGTAATCAATACGTCCGTGCCTTCCGGTATCCGGTCCCAATGCCTCTTGATCGGCTCTCCTCGGTCAACATTAAACGCCCAATCATAAAAACGTGGCTGGTAAGGACTGCCCCAGAATTTGAACCCATTGATAGTAACCTCGCTATCTTGAAGATAATAAAATTGGCCTTTTAGACCGAACCCTTCAAATTGAGCAAGACAGGTGCTAAGAGAATGTTCCATGAAAATGTCGTGGTTGCCTGCAATGAGAATCTTGTGTGCGTGGGGTAGATTTGAAAACCAATTAGCGAAGTCCACTACTTCAGAAAACTTTCTCCCACAGGTCATGAAGTCTCCTCCATACACTAACACGTCCGCATCTGGTACAGTGACTTCCCGATGGTTCCCGTGTGTGTCAGAGAGTGCTGCGATAGTCAGCTTCATCTTTTTCCCTTTCGTCAGGTTCCTGTGCCAATTTAACCATCGCGGCATGACCTACAAGCGCAGCTTCATGGCTCGTATACCTATCTTGCGCCTGATCGTACCGACCACCAAAGATCATTGTCTCCCAGAGCACCGGAGGACCGCCTGCTTCAAAGCTGTGATCTAGAACTAAAAAGATCGTACTGACTCGTACCCCGTTCGGCAACTTAGTGTATGCAACTCTACGATTATGAGCAGTTCCCCATTTCCAAGCATCCATAGGATTGTCTTGTAAGATTGGTGTGTTATTCTCATCAAGTATGTAGCAGTTCACAATCCTCCCACCTTCCAGTTTCGGTGTACGTTGTGATACTCGGTTGTGGAGTCTTTATAGACTTCTTGGATATACCATAGACCATCCACTCCGTCCATTCGAATCAGCCATCCTTTCTTGGCGAACTCGGCGTCGATGTAGGCAATTGTTTCACGATTGTCAAACACGAGTTTGCATTGTGTGATCTTCATTAGCTTTAATCTCCTGATCTTGTGTGTACCATTCACGTCCAAAGCAATCTTTATGTGGCCCAATGTGTCCCGCCATTTTTACACACCCGGCATGTTGATCGGACGCTTCTCCGCTACCGAAAAAATCACAATCAGCAAAACTCATCTTAGCTCCATCGGTGCAGTACACTTCGCACAAGTTTTTGGGTTACTATCATCAGCGTGGAAGTTGTTATCGCACTTCGTACACCGAAAGCGTTTCCCGTCAAATTTCGCAATCTTCTCCTGCATATAGGCATGAATCGCGTCAAGCGAAATAGGTAAAAAATTTTGGGCGTCTACTCCCACGTCCATAGAAAGCGAACCGTCTTCGGGTAGGTTATTGTGTGTGTGCCCATAAAGATGATAGGCTCCCCGATGACTGCCGTGCCACACTCTGTGAGCATAGTGGCTCAACCAAATGTGCGGATACCCTTTTATTTTCAAATTCTCAACATCACGCACCCAGATGAAAGATTCTCGCAACTCTTTGTCACGCATTCTCTCCTCATGATTTCCAAGGATGTAGTAATGCTGGCCGTTAAGCCGGTAGCGAATCGCAAGTGCCTCTTCTAGCGATGTAGTACGCCAGAACATGTCTCCAAGGTGGATCACTCGATCCCCCGGCCTCACAACCGAGTTGTGGCGCTCAATTAGACCTTCTCTCATTTCCTCTGTATTGGCAAATGGACGATTACAGAACGTGATGATATTCGCGTGTCCATAATGCTCGTCGCTGGTAGCCCAAACGTTATCCGACATTCAATACTCTTTCACAATTTCAGCTTCCAGTGGGTCTTCAATCCAATTATAGGTTAAAGGACTGGTGTTGGATACATAGGCGTACTTGTCCACGACTTTTACATGGCGTGGGAAGTCCGGTAGTCCTCCGTCTAGTAGAAATGGCACCTTGATTAGAGCTATTTTCGATCCGGCTCCATCGACTAGATACGCGGTTAGAAACTTGTCCATATTATTTTTCCTTGTACTGTTGTGTCTTGGTCGCACAAAAACCCGCCAACTCGGAAAGGCATAGCGAGTCAAACAAAGTTCCATCGTCGGGGAAAAATGCGTATTTCCTCCATTGTGCATACCACTTTACCAACCCAAGATATACACCATGAGAATGTACCGACCATGTTTCCGTTTTCTTCTCCGTTTCTACTATAGAAAGTGTTAACATGCTGCTCCTTTCATGGCGGGTGCGGTAGGATTCGAACCCACGGAACCGGGTTCTAGCCGGTTCTCTGGTTTTCAAGACCAGCGCCTTCAACCTCTCAGCCACACACCCGTAATAAAACCCTACTGCTATACTACCACAGTAGGGTTGATTTGTCAAGTAAATTTTGGGGCTTATCTACGATTCCGTCCTGCAAATGTAGAACTCTGTGAGTGGCAATTTGGACAAAGTAACTTGAGATTTTCTTTTCTATTATCCCAAAACTTTCCGTTCTCGTGATCTGGACTCAAGACAAGAGGCTTTCCATTCCAAATTGGAAGTTGTCCGCATTGAGCACACAGTTCCGGTACACCAGATTCCAATAATGCTCTTTTTAAGAGGCGACCATGTACACGGCAGTCAGTTTCTTTCCCTAACACGAACCACTCCGATGGGGTTTTCTTTTTATTACCTCCCCTATGGCCTGTTCCGCGATTAGAACCTTTGCCTAAAAAATGTGATGTGTCGATTCCAAATTGTTTTATTTTTCTAGTAATATGAGCATGTGACCCGCCTGCATGTTTTGCTCCAAGTAGACGTAGAACCCCGGCCACTGAAAGGCTGTCAGTAACTGCTGTTTGTAAAAATTCTTTTGTGTACTTCACTTTTGCCTTGGTCCCCAGAAGAGGATTCGAACCTCCACGCCACAAGGACATAAGTTTCTAAAACTTACGCGGCTACCAATTACGCCATCCGGGGACAATATTTATGGTGCGTGCAGATGGATTCGAACCACCGGAGCCCTAAAAGGCGGCAGATTTACAGTCTGCTGGTTTTAACCTCTCACCCATACACGCAAAACTAATCTTCGTTCAAAATGTCGATTGCATAGTCCCAACCTTCCCAGTTGTCTACGCCTGCGGCTCTTAATGCTTCTAAGAATTTCGCTTCTTTTTGAAGTGACTCGTATTCTGTCTTTGGAATTGTTACTGTTTCTTCTGACATATGTCTCCTAGAATTGGTGCCAAGGGCAGGATTTGAACCTGCGATTTCTGACTTATGAGGACAGCGAACTAGACCACTGTTCCACGCTTGGCAATCTCTTTGTTACAAAAATCAATGATAGACTGGTATACTGCTGTAGCAACTGAATCACGACGCCATCCATCATATTGAATACTCACTAGGGTATATGCTTTTTCGTTATCCTGTTCCGCGACCCGATTCTCAAACTCGAAAGTGAGTTTCGGGTCGCTGTTGATGATAGATGTTTTCACGTTGCTCCTTATTCCTCGCTGCCGATCTTTTTGAACCAAACACGTGGTTTTATAAGTTTGCGGCGATAATCCGTCCATTCACAAAACCATATCAGACCGGCTGCAACTGGAGATGCCACTGGTATTAATGATAGTATGAAAAACAACACAATGTCGGTCGTATTTACATCATCATAGAAACGTGATGCCTGTATAAATATGCCCCAACTTAGTACAAGTTGTACAACATATACTACTATCAGCAAAGCAGTAATCATTTCGTCCCTTTCAGAAGTTTCTTGCACAGCCCCATTGGAATTTTGCCGGGGCTGCTAGTTGGCGTTCCATCTGTACTGCTGCGGTGTCGCCTTCTTCTTGACAATCACAGTACACAGGACTAGTATCCCACGATTTGCGAATTTTGTCAACTTCGGTCCCACATCTCGGACATTGATAAGTATACAGTGACATTCATTACCTCAAAATGGTCGGGGCAGGAGGATTCGAACCTCCAGTGCTCTTAAGCTCCCGCTTCCAAAGCAGGACGGCTCCCAACTACCGTTTTACGCCCCGTAGTGAGGATTCGAGGCTACTACCACGGCGCTGCTATCCTCTGAGCAGATTCTTTGCCGTAAGTTGTTTAGCCTCCAAGCTTGGGGTAGCGTTGGGAATCGAACCCTCCGACCGGAGTCACAGTCCAGTCCAACGAGCCAATAGTTGCTACGCTACCACGTTAATCGTGATTGTACTCTTCTACTTCGATCTTCGGGCTGTCTTGTCCACGTGTGACAATCACTTGTACGTGATCGCCGAACATCGCCAAAAAATCATCGTCACTCAAAAGATTCAAAAACTCAGACACAGCTTTGTTGGCTTTATTTTTGGCAATGGCCTCTGGTGTGTGGGACTTGGGTACACATTTGGTCTTCCGAACCTGACGTTCGACTCCTCGCCAGTCTTTTTGAGTTTCATATCCATCGGCAACGTAGTCAAACTCGTTGAAATAGAACTCTTCAAGTTCCTCGTCATTTCCATACTGAATCTCTGGGTAATCAGTACGGGCTTCGAATTCACACGTATCCCCGTCATTGAAGTATGGAGTATACTGCTTCCATGAAAATGCTTTTAGGTCTGGAAACTCGGTGAACAGGTTGGCTACGGCCTCGATGAATAATGCCTTCCCAGTGGCTTGGATTTCTTTTGCCAATTCGTTCCGTCTTTCCTTGAACGATTTCAACTTCTCGATGGCTGTGCTCATAACTCTACGGTTCTCCTCTCAGTTTTCTTGACCAGTTTTCCGAATGATGGCGGTGCGCCTCTACCCATGACCATCCACTCTTTCAGTTCTATTTCCTGAAGATAGTCTTGCGCCGATGGAATGAATCTTCCACCAAAGTCTTCTAGGATGTGTTGCTCTCCAATATCTCTTACGGACACCAAACGGCCATTAGAGTTGGTAATGTTGTGTCCAAAAATCTTCTCAAGGATCACTGACAGGAACCATGAGTTATGTGTCAGCGCCCGGTGCCCGGTGCCTGCTGTCAGCAATTGTTCCCTTAGATGCATCCATCAAATCGTGAATGGGCAAATAGTCCTCCGGGACTCCTCCCCATTTCTTAGCCGATGAAATCGCGTGAATGTACGGCTTTGACATTTGACCCTTTCGATCAATGGGGACACCGAAGTGCCCCCTTCTGTTTCCAAGCCTATGAATTAGGCTCAGGCGATTAAGCCAGTACAAGGTCATTGCTACGAACCACGCCGTCTTTCGACACCGGGATTGCAGCAATCATCTTGTCATAAATGCTTGTGGCATTTACTTATTTGACTCTCGTTACGGTGAGCATCATTTCCGGCATGTCCATAACACTTTACCAATACTGTCGAATCTTGTCAGGCCCAAATTGATAGCCGGTAGGCTTTCTAGGTACAGTCTTACTCGCCTTCTCTCAGATCGGGCGCAATCACTGTACCGTGAGGCACTCCCGATAATTCCGGCTAACTTCGTACTACAAAACTTGGTGGACCTGCCGGTATATGCTAACCGGGTCCAATATCAATGCGATGTACTTCATACATGCTTAACTTAAACGTATTGTTTACAGCTTGCCTTTAAGGTCTGCTTCAACGGCTGCTACAACTGACTTTACCTTTGAAACAAAACCGGGAACCTTTGCTTCTAGAGCCGTGGCATCATCCTGAACCTTTGCGCGAAACAATGCATTGGTAACATACTCATACACGGTTGCTGCGAAGAGTCCTACAACTGCGATTTCAAGAATCATGTGTCTCCTTTAACTAAAATCGTACATGCTTTCGTTTACTACAGGGGCGTCCGTGTTTGGGTCGCCTAGCGTCCCTACGGCGGCATTGCCCTCCACCATCGGCTTTTCTGATTCCGACACAGGTTCTATCTGTCGTTCACTTTCCTTTATACTACCACTCTTCTGCTGTTTTGTCAAGGCCAATTTTGCAATTCTTCGCTCACGTCTTGCTTTTTTCATATCGACGTGCCGTTTAACGTTCGGCAATTTAGACATGTGAGCGGCAGTAGCCTCTTCACAAAATTGGGCTACTTGCCGCATCATAGTATAGCTAATGACTGAAGTGAGTTGGAAGAAACCGTACTGTCGGTAGCCAGTCCACCATTTAACGTAGCCGAGGAGCGAACGATGCGCTTTATCGAATACGCTAAACTGCCTTGTCTTCGACCCAATGTGTGCAGGGCCATCATCTCGAAAGACCAAATGGCTAGACTTCCATAGGTCTAGGTCGATGCGCTCAATCTCAATCATCGAATACAGTATATCATACTTTCCTGCGTTTGTCAAGTGATTTTTGAGCCTTTTCTTTATCATTGGCAATGAACTGGACTACATAGCCGATGGAATAGGCAAAAACCTCTTCATCAGGATTAGCTCCTATATAGTTGAACATATTCGTCACGGCATGATATGCTTCATGCACCATGTGGTTGATAGTTGCTGTCCGTTTCAGAACTACAAACGTGTAGCTCTGGTTAGGCATCTTAACTGTGAAGCCATCAGTGGTATCGTCTACCCAGTGGGCACTTTTAAGAAATCCCTTCTTGACGAGATTCTTAGCGCTATCAACCAAGTTGTCCGTGAATATAACATAAATCCGGTAGTTATATACAGGGAACGGGATTATTGTCTTAGATTCGCTCATTGCTCCTCACTTCTTCCAATAGGCTGCGATGTTGTAGTCGAACTCCATGACTACACGTTTCATCTTCATTGCGGCTGCTCTCTTAAAGGCATCCCCGATCAGGTCTGCAACTTTCTGTGCGTATCTCTTCGGGCATTGTACGACCAATTCATCGTGTACGAACTTAATCAACGTGGCACGGTACTGAGGAAGAGTGTGCCACAAGAACGGAATCCCATTCTGATCATAACCCGACCCCATTGCTTTTTTCGCAATCGTTGCATTAGTCGCCTGAATGCGGTGATTCTTTCCTTGGCGAGTAATACGGCTCGTCATCTGAAACCAACTGCGGCTAATTTCGTTTGCAGTCGGCTGTCGATGAGACAGATCAAACATCTCAAGTTGTGTCGGCTTGCGACCCTTTATTGTGATAAACGTGTTTACGTTTTTCTCAGTGTCCTCATCTTTCAGGCGAAGGTCTTTTTCGTTCCACTCCTTGCAGTTCTCAATCGCACGTGCTTGTGTTGGCTCAGGAAGCAAGCGGCGGCGTCCGAACAGATCAAATGCTTTGAACTTCCTTGCAGCCTCATCGCCGCTGTTTTTCAAATATGCCCAAATGCGAGGATTCTTGGCTTCGTGCAAAGCCATCAATTCTTTTGCGTGCTTGACGGTTTGTTTGATTTCCTTTGCTAGTTTGTTCGGCCCTCCACCATAGGCAAGCAGGAAGTTGGTAGACTTGTTGTTATCACGTAACTCTTTATGCTTCTCGCATTTGCATTTCTGCCGTTGTGGATCACCAACAGTACATAGAGTATTTTTAGCAACCGATTCAGCGGTGTGAGTCTTAAAATATGCGCAATCTTCCAGAGCGTATTTCGGCCATTCAATTTCGTACAGAAGTTCAGTTCCTACTGAGTGAACGTCTTCTTTACGCCTGAATGCGTTGATCCATACGGGGTCATTAGCATCGTCCGCAATAATGCGTAACTCTGCGCCGGACATGTCAGCAGTGACTAGTACGTTTTCTTCAGCGTGCGTTGTACATTCGTTTCCACATTTCTGGCAGTAGAAGTTGAACTCACCGAATGCATTTGGCTCGTAGCTTGTATTGTCTTCACAACAGTCGCTAACTCTAACGTCTTCATTCGGAGGGTCGGCAACAAAGCAACTACGCACTTCCTTATCTTGTGGAAGATTCTGACCGTTCGGCTTCGATGAACTACTGCGACCTGTCCCGGCGTCATATTGGTTGAACTCGCAGTGAAGCCGTCCATCTCCGGGGTGCAACCATCCTTCTTCTTTGCACGGATGTGTTGTCCACGTCTGTGCCCACGCGTCTCCATAGGTGCCGATTTGTTTTGACAATCCATGATACTCTCGTATCAACTTCATAACAGGAATTTTTTCAAACTTCTCTAGCGTCTCATCATCAAGGTTCTCAAGTTTCTCAAGCTTGGGGAAGTTCTCTTTGAGCACTTTCAACAACTGCGCGTCAGAGCCGTAGTTAATCAGAGCCTCTCCTTCGCAATCAGCGGCAAGGTTCTTGATCTTAGTACGTTTCTTTTTCAGATCACCACACTGTGCCTTGAGAATGTCCTTCTGTGCTTTACGTGCTTGTTCCCATTGGCTAAGTTTGATTTCCAATTCGGCAATGTCAATATCGCTTATTTCGTTAAGATTTTTCTTTCTGTCGCGCTTCATCTGTGACAGTTGTGCTTTCATCTTAACTTCTTCGTCAGTCGGTGTAGACCCCAGTGCCTTCCATTCAGCTTCAAGCTTGGTGATGATATTCTCGTCAATTGCTTCCAACTTCGATCCCACAATTGGTAGGAAAATCACATCTAGGTATTGAAGATTGAGTTTGTACTTGTCTTTCGACTTTTGCACACGTTCTAGCCACTTCTCTGTAGCAATACGCTCTCCGTGAAGATGCATGTCCACAAAACTACCAATGGCTTCGTTCTCGATTTCGATAATTTCGTGGAGGTTGTCTCCAAGAATTATGCTGTCTAGGTAGTAAAGGTAGTCTGCAAGTTTTGGCTTTCCATGGGCTTTCAACGATGCTGGAGTCTCACCGCTAGCAATCACAGACTGGAGAAGCTTGATCCCAATTGGTGTCCTCGTATCTAGTGCGGCGTATTCATACTGCGCATCGGAAATTTCATCATCAAGGTTGAACGACATTTGCAGCGTTTTGTCAATAGTTTTTCCGAAGTAACGCTCCATGAGTGATTCCATGGAGTAAAAGTCGTAGTTCTTCAACGAGGCGTGTCCACCGAGTCCAGCGTAGATACACTTCTCGGCCATCATGCAGTCGTACCATCCGTACGCACGAATACCCAACAGCCAATATAGGCACTCATACTCGAAGGCTAGGTTTACACCAACTTTTATCCATTTGTCAGAAACTAAATACTTAGCTAACTTATTCAGTAGGTTTTGCAATCCCGGTGCCAGATGCAAGTTCGCACCGTAGTTCCCTTGACAGTTATACAATGTTTCGCCGCTACGGTCACACAATGCTCTTAAATCAATTACATACTGCTCGGTGTTGTTACCGAACTGCATGGTTCTTACCCTACGCCAAAAGTAATCTTTGGTGGGTGTTGTTTCGCTGTCGAATCCAAATTCAGGTGTACGCTCAAGGAAGTCAATCAGCTTCTCAAACGAGTCGTTATCCACAACTCTTGTGATATTAGGAGGAGGATTGAGAACGAGCGGCGTTAGTTCACGTTCCGCTATAATTGGCATTCTTCTCATATTACCACAAATCGTCTAAATTGTCAAGTAAAGTTTTTTTGCGAAAAGACTTGACAAATCCCCCGAAGTGTGATATACTTGGTTTAATGTCAAAGTGTGAGGAGACACATGTCTGAGTACGTTCTACATTTCGATGGAAGCTGTGGTCCGACAAATCCGGGGCCGTTCGCTGGTTACGGGTATGTCATCTCTAAAGATGGCTTCATTAAGGAAAATGAATCAGGTCCATTGGTCGGGCAGACATTCAGCAACAATTATGCTGAATTCTATGCCCTATTCAAAGGACTCGACTACCTATTGACAATTCTCCAACCCTCTGACAAGTTGTTCATTCGCGGCGATTCCGCCTTGGTTATCAACATCATGCGCGGTAAGTGGCGTCCGAAAGACTCCGGTATCTATTTTCCAGCCTATCTACTGGCAAGTAATGCGCTAACCTGCATTCGGCGGGATCGCGTTCATGTGTCGATAGACTGGGTTCCCCGAGAAATGAATACACAAGCAGATGCATTATCAACATCGTACCGCACGTAGCTTCGTGGCACAGCGAATTAACGGGCCACTTGATATGAAAAACGGAGTGACTATCTCCGGTAAACATGCGTAATCGTGTTTATTTTCATGTACATGGCATTACAACTTTCAACTATGAGGACTTGGCGCTCTGAGCAATCAGGCGTTCTCCGAATTGCTTAAAACCAGACAACTATACGGGACTCCCGGCGACGGGTAAACGGTTGAAAAGACATGCTTTGCAATAAAACCTAACTAAGTAGGTTGGAATTCTGCTATCGGGTAGGGGCCATAAGCACGCCTGAAGGGAAAAGATTACAACCCTTCACTATTTTGAATGAAAAGCCAACAGCGATCTTTGGTAACAATGTGAGTTTGATACCTTACATTGATTTAGAGCCAATGTCTTAGCTAAATGTTCACTTTATCTTTAGCGATGATATGTTCAAAATAAGCAGTATTATCCAAGACTAGTACAATATCCTACCATGACCAATTGGTGAGTTAACTAGTCGTTCTTAGCGTTAGTCGTTAATTTTCATAATAACTTGCCGGGATATTACCCGGTAGGAAGGGGAGAATTGTGCCTAGAAACTGGAAAAGACGGAATAAAGTATCTGAAAAAGGTTTTGTAGTAGCTAAAAAGTTCCAAAACGTCCATAAGGAGCATAGATTGACCTTTTTGGTGTCATGTCTTAGACTGGATAGCCCCGATTTGCAGTTGAAGGGCCACTTGCGGAGGCGAGGGTTCAACGGTAGTAAAGGATGGTCGCTTCCTCTAACTGATAAGAGTGAGTGTTATCTGTGTAAAGGTAAAGCAACCCTGAGACACCATGTGATTCCGCTCGTTAAGGGAGGTCGAAACAAACTCAATAACATCGTTCCCCTCTGCCAACCATGCCATTGTCGGGTACATCCACACATGCAGAAAGGATATAAACGTCCTGAACGATCCGTTCATCGACAGGTCTTAGGTAAACCATTGCAAACAATAGTTGTAATTCCTCCAAAATCGGTTTAGTGAAAAACTATTTTTCATAAAAATATCTCCTTTCTACTCAACAACTTAATATACAGGAACCTATGAAAAGGGCTATAAACCCCTTGACAGGTGTGATATAATAGGATTATACAATAGAAAGAAAGACGAAACACTATCCAGATCACTCTGGATCATGCTCTGGACCCAGAGTAATGGGCACAAGAACAGGGCGGGGGCCTCCTCCAGCCGCACTTCGGTGCGGTTCCTCCGTCCTCGATTTTAACCTCAATGGAGAGACGGGGCTAGTTTTCCTCTATGGACTAGCCCTTTCGTTTTTGGAGTCAACATGCCCGCAGTCGGAAATTCAGTTGCCTTTCAAGTTGCCATTGCATCAACAGGTGTTCCACAGCAACTTCCAGCAAATGCTTTACAGAACGGTGGAACTCTGGCTGCTAAGACCGGCAACACGGCAGCAGTTTCGATTAGCCCGAATCCAGCCGTTACTGCTACTACTGGCTTTTTGCTAGGAGCAGGACAACAGGCTCCGTTCACTGGTAGTAATACGAACCAACTTTGGGTCGTTGGCACCGCAGCAGATGTAATTTCGTTTTTGGGTAATTAAAGCGTACTTGATACGCAAGGATTGATAAATGGCATTTGATAGCGTGTTTCAAGGACCGCCCGAAGATGTAGCTGCACCGGGTACGGCTCAGTCCCCTTCATTGGGTGTCGATGTTGTAAACAAAGAATTGTATGTTTCTGCTGGTGAAGGATGGCAGGAGTTGTCTTCCAGCGGCGGTGAAACACCGGGCGGAAGCAATGGTGAACTTCAATATAACAATTCCGGTGCATTCGCTGGTACTTCTGGTGGAAGCACCAACGGCAATCATTTTGCATTTGGAGACGGATCAGTAATAGATACGGCTGCGACTACTGCCCCAGATGGAGAGTTTGCTACACCAGCAAAAGCGATAGCGTGTTTTCAGGAAGAAACCTACACTGATCCCGGTTTGGAGAACGGTGTTTATGTTGAAATTGATTTGGCTCCATCTTCTCCAGTTGCGGCAGGACTTGCGGCAGTTGGCGAATATGTAAATGTTATAGCTGATGACAGCCCTAATTGGAACGCTGATGACAACTTTATAATCGGTTCGTGGCAATCTGCGAATGGTGCGGTCAATAGTCCTAATGTGTCTCCTAGTTTGATTGGCGGAGCGTTCGGCTCCTATGTTTATGGCAGCGCAGATATTATAGCCGCACATGGTACTTATTTCGATGCCTTTCATTTAGGTACTGGAACCGTAGACGATCTTGTAGGTGCAGAAGTTGCGTTGCAAAACGCCTCAACTGGAGAACTCACCCAAACAGACGGCGTTCGAGTCATGTTTTATGGCGGCGGTGCCGGTGGTACAACTGAGAATTATAAAGCACTTCATGTAGGCTCTCCTCTTAATAACGGAGACACGATTACTCTTGTAACTGGACTTCAAATTGATGCGTTAGAGACTGCGGGGGTAGGTACAGCAATTCCTATCAACTCATTAAGTACAAGTCCGTCACAGTTTGTAGGGCCAATTGAACTACCGTATACCAAGGCTAAGGTTGTCTATAGTGCAGCCGGAACACCGATTATACCAGCGGCTACGGCAGGAGTCGGAGCAAGAGCATTTGTAAGCGATGCAACGGCTAACGTATATGGGAGCGCATATACTAGTGGAGGGTCAGTGAAGGCCCCAGTTTACTCGGATGGAACAAATTGGTTGATGGGGTAACTGTGTAAATAAGTTTCAAAGAGGTCGCCAGAATCACAGATTCCTAACATGAGCGACTATGGGGCCATGCCCCAATATCGGAGCGGGGACCGAATTAGTCCCCGCTACAAAGGAGACTTAATGTTCTCGAAAGTCAAAGTGAAAAAGGGAGCACTTGACTATTTTCGAAAACTTGCGAGAAACAGTCCCCTAGAAGTTCACGCATATCTACTCGGTAATGTGATTTCACCAGAGCTAGTAGAAGCGACTGATTTTGTATACCCTAAAGAATATGACCAGCAGACTGCTACACATGTGCAATGGACTGCTGATGAGTATGAGAAACTGAAGAAACGCGCCGAACAAGAAGGGAAACGTGTCGTTGGAGACATACACTCGCACCCGTCTTGGGACGCCGTTATGAGTCCTTCCGACTACAAAGCTTGCTTACTTGATGGGTTAACTATTTGCGCCATTGTTTCTGTGTATGAAAAGAAAACTAGAGTGCGGTTTTGGACACCGACAAGTGCCCTGCCGTGCGAGATGATCTACACGTAACTCTTGAGGAGGAGTTATGCCGTTTGAGAAATCAGAGAATACACCCAAGTTTTACACTGGGCAAAATCTTCTCAAGAATTACTGGAAAACGGTAATCGAAAACATCAACTCTTCACCGGCTCAAGTTACGCTTGGGGTGACGTGGATGATGTTTTTATGCGCTGAGACAGAAGAGACTAGAAACATTGGTAAACTTGCTCTCATTGCGCACTACGGCAAACAACTCTTCTCGAAAGGTGTCACAGACCTTGATGGACTTGTGGAAGACGCAAAGGAAAACACAGCGTCAACGGGTTCGGCAATTCTGGATCAATTCAAGGAGAGACTATGAGTGTCTACAAAGTAGAGCGCATCGAAGCCGAGAAGTTTTCGAAAGTCTGGAACAAGAAAGGCATCGCAATCATTCTGACACCAGAGGCAATTGACTTTGCCACAGATTTTTCTAACGTAGTGCTCAACAACTTCATCGGCATGTGTCAAGCACAGGCAAAAGAAGCCGCCGCGAAAGCAGCACAAGAGGCCAAGCCGAAGATCATTATTGAAGGTATTTAGTTTTACTGGCAGATCGTATAACGGTAGTATGGGACACTGTTAATGTCTAAGGCGCTGGTTCGAATCCAGCTTTGCCAGCCATTTATTTTTCAGGGTTAGAGCCTGTCAAATACTCTCACAATTCAAACTTGCACCGAGAGAAATCTCGGTGACAACACGGAGGGGCTAGCTCTAACCTAGCTCCTCTGATTTTTGAATTGGAGATGACATGTTTAGGAAAGTAAAATTTAATCTAACAGGACAAACATTTGGATGCCTAACTGCCATAGAAAGGGCAGTAAGTCCGAAATATGATAAAAAACAAGCTTATTGGAGATGTCGTTGCTCTTGTGGTAACTATCTAAATGTAGGCTCTTTTGAGATTAGAAATCGCAGAAACATCGGATGTGGGGTTTGTCGAAGCGCGGTATCACGGCTCATTGGCAGTGCGGCTTCGGTATTGTTTAAACGATACAAACGTGAAGCAGAAGAAAGAAACCTAGAGTTTTGCTTAACTCCAATGCAATTTAAGGAAATAACACAGAAAAATTGCAAATACTGCGGAATAGTTCCGAATCAGATAATAAAACAAAAAATTGCTAACAAGAAAACCGAAGAATATACATATAATGGAGTTGATAGAGTGGATAGTGCAGTTGGTTATACATTGACCAATTGCGTTCCATGTTGCAAAATGTGCAATGGTGCTAAGAGAGACTATTGCGAGGAAGACTTTTTAAGATGGGTTCGGCGTTTATATGAGCACTCACTCACATGAGATTTATAACAACGTTTTCGTAGGCGGTGACGAGTTTTATGAATCGGTTAAAAATAAACCCGGATGGTCCTTCCTTAGATGTGCAAAATATGGACCTGACTGTCATCAACAACTATTAGGATACCATACACGACAAGCGCCCAAGGGTCCTAATTACTTGTTTTTTAGGAAAAATGAACATCTGGCTGCGCTTAATCTTGTGGACATAGACGATCCTAATTACTTTCACTGGGATTGTATAAAACCGGGATTAGATTTTATAAAAGAACGGCTGGATGCAGGCGACAAAATCGCGGTTTGTTGCAATTCAGGCCACTCTCGCGGTCCTAGTATGGGTTTGATGTTCTTACGCAGCATGGGAGATTTGCCATACAATTTCCACAAATCTGAGCACGTGTATAAGACATTATATAGTTTGTACGATCCCGGAATGGGAGTTCGTCAGTTTGCCAGATCACACTGGTCAGAATTAGAAGGAATGGAGTTAGCAAATGGCACAGAACCCCGGTGACAATCTAGTAGACACACTCAAAAACACATTCGTGAAGCCTGTTCAAAACGTATTAGATACGGTTGGAAAGGTTGTACCGAGTTCGTTGATGCCGAAATCAAAACCAGCACCTAGCGACCCGCAGCACGATCAAGATGTGATTAATGCTACTCATTCGTTTGGCGTGAAAGCGGGAGCAGGGGACAAGCAACCACCAGTAAAGGCCCAAACCATGCCGTCCCACAAGAACGGCACTGATTACGTGAAGAAAACAGGGCCAGCGAAACTGCACAAAGGCGAAGCAGTTCTGAAGAAAACAGATGCCGACAAGTTAAGAGCGGCAAAGGGAAAAGGAATGGCAAAGAATAGTGCAATGGACGCCGTTGCTGGCGAGTTGGGTGGTAAGAAAGAAGCTACCCCGAAGAAAGAGATTGACCACATCAAAACCAAGAAAGCAAAGAGCGGCGGGTACATACACACGCATGTACATACCCATCCTGAGACTCATCCCAATGAGGAGCACGTTTCTTCAAACCAAGATCAGATGATCCAGCATATGATGCAAAACATGGGTACACCTAATCCCGGAGAAGCTGAAGCAGATGCAGGCCAGAGTGGGGTTCCCGGCGCAGCGGCGACACCCGGAGCGTCAGCGGGAGCACCACCAGCCGGACCCGTAGCGGCATAAGGATCACCATGGCAACTGAGAAGAAACACGAGGTATCGCTCTACCGAGCCATGCATCACTTGAACAAAGGCGGATTGCACCGCGCACTAGGAGTCCCGGAAGGACAGCCAATTCCTGCATCAAAACTTGCAGCGGCTAAGAACTCAAAGAACTCCCACGTAGCGCACATGGCGCATTTCGCCGCAACAATGGAACATTTCAAACACTAACGTGTTACTTGGAGAGGTATGCGTCTAGAAAAACTTGCAGAATTGTACGAGACGTGTAGATACCAGCCTCACTATCATTACAAGGACTTGACGGATGTAGAGTTTCAAACAAAGGCAGAACTGAGTTTTAAGAAACTACCAGACGTTCAAAAGAAAAAGGTCGCCAAGAGTTGGGGCGAGAAACTTGACAAAGAGCAGATCGTTCTTTCTCCCGAGAAAGGACTTGAGACTTTGCTTAAATATCGCTTTCTTGCTCAAACGAACCTTTTCTTCATGTGCCATTTGCTTGAGAGCTACAACGCGACGACTTTGAACACGCACGAAGAGATTTGCAATGACTTCTTCGTACAGAAAGACCCGACATATATTACATTCGATCATTTTGCCGACCAATATACGGACCTTAAGCAGCGCATGTTGCTTGTTCCACGTGGAGGCTTTAAGTCGAGTTTGAATATGGCAGATTGCATTCAGTGGATCACGTGCTATCCTGCTATCACCATTGCTATTCTAACGGGCGTTTTACAACTTGCGAAAGACTTTGTGGGCGAAGTCAAACAACACTTCACCTACACCGAAACCGGACAATCTGACAACAAAGGAAAAATGTTGTACGGTGTCAGACAAATCATGGACAAACAAACCGGAGATTGGTCAGACAGCCTATTCCAAGTTCTATTCCCAGAGCATTGCCTGTCCCCGTTAGAAGGCAATCAGCTTGAGTTTCAAACACCAGCAGCCGAAGAGAAGAAAGAGCCTAGTGTAAGAGCAGCCTCTATTGACCAAGCTTTGTCTGGTAGTCACTATAACGTTTTGAAACTCGATGACGTTGTGACAAACGAGAATACCAAAACCGAGACTCGTATCAAGGACTGCAACAAGCAGATCAGCATTGACAACGGTCTATTGAACCCGAACGGGTTCTATGATGTCATCGGGACATGGTATGACGAACGCGATTACTACGGCGTCACAATTAAGAAAGAAGAGAAATTCGCAAAAGACCAAGGACTTCAAGGACTCTTAAAAGGCTCAGTAGATAGCGGACGATTTAACACTGCTGTGAGTTTCAAGATTTACCTAAGAGCCGCATGGTGGCCTACAGAGGCCGCAGCCAAGGCTGGTAAAATCGAAGAAGAGATGGTTAAGTCAGATTGGACTCTATGGTTTCCAGAACGACTGAGCTATGAGTTCCTGAAAGGTAAACAGCAGAACGATTCCGACGTTGACGACGAGGACGGGGACACTGGGTATTTTGCTATCAAGTATCTCAACAACCCACGCAAGGCAAACCGAGTAAAGTTCCCACGAGAACTTTTGATTCGGCGCACCGTTCCTCACCGTGAACTTCCGCCACAAGGCATAATTGTTACCACAGTCGATACTGCCTACAGTACGAAATCATGGGCAGATTACACGGTCATAATGACCGCCCTAATCTTTGGAGGTAGGTTCTACATTATCAACATGGTGAGAGGCCGTTTCAATGAATATGACTTGCCAAAAATTATTGCCCAAACCGCTAACAGATGGAAGCCAAAACGAATTGCAATTGAAGACTCTGTTGGGGTTAAATGGATGGGTCGAGAACTTAGACGGGAGATGGATGCCCTTAGAATTTCCATACCAGTCGAATTCTGCTCCTTGGGACTTGGGTCTAAACTTCGAAGCAAACAGCTTAAAGCCAAGCCTGTACTCCGTCTACTAGGCGACGAGCGTATGTACTTCTCAAACTCCTGCGAAGGACTAGAAGAGATTTACAACGAGATGGAGAAGTTCACCGGAACGAGTGATGACAAGCACGATGATATTGTGTCTGCAATTTCACTTTTGGTAGAGCAGTTCGGCGGGTATGCCGATATTGATAACCGTCTCAACTCTATCAACCAAGAGTATGCGGCAGATCAAAAATCGAAAGAAGCACACGACATGATGTATTGTCTAGGTAGGTATGCAAAATATGCAACGCCAGATGATAGCCCAACTACAAATTTTCAAGTTGGACAGGCCGCACAAGCCTCACCTGTATCGGAACCATATGTTGACCCGCTTGCTGATTTGATGGGATAGGAGCAAAATGTCTTTACTAGAAGATCAGGCAGGTAATAAGGTTTCTCTCACACCACAAGACTACAAAACAAACGGCGATTTGAACAATGTTGCCGCTGAAGTAGCATTGGTCATAGGAGCAGCCTCGAAAGCCGAAGCATTCATCCAGAACAAGCAGTACGCTCTGCTATGGAGAGATGCGGACTTGCTTTTTCAATCTCCTCGCCCAATGTCGGTGTACGAGAATACATACATCCTTGAGCCTAACGTTCAACGTTTTACAGTAGCTAAGGTTGTAAACTCAATTGTACCGCAACTCTATAAGGGACTTTTTTACCAAGACCCTCCAATGGTACTGCGTCCGCGTCCCGGCACATCGCAGAATGTAATAGACGCCAAGACTTCAATGTTTTCGTACCTATTGGATGATTGCGATTTCAAGATGGAAACGAAGATGGGCCTTGAACAAATGGCGCATCTAGGAACCGGAATCTGGAAATGGGGAATTAAGTACAAAAAGATCATCACCAAGAAAAGAACAGCAACATCACATAAGGTTACGGCTGGTCCTGTAGGTGGTCAATCAAATATAATTGTTCCTCGTGACGAACCACCCAATATCACAATAGAGGAGCGTTACGCCCCTAGACCGTACATTGAAAGTCGCCCCCTTGATAGAGTGCTTGTTGACCCACACACAGCGGTAGGCGACATCCGTAGATCAGATTTTGTAATTGACATGCGGTTCATGGATTTCTACCAGCTTCAGGACTTGATCAAAGGCATCGCAGAATTGCCAGAAGGTCATCCTGACAAAGAAGGGTGGACGCTGCCAACTGAATCAGAATTGAAAAGTTGGTTTATGCCGCCAACGGATGCAGGTCAGCTAGGAGAGTCCAACACTCAACAGGCCGCATATGTCACTGGCGTAGTACATCACTCAGAAGATATTAACCTAGAAGTTACTCCCGATCTTCTGATGAAGAAATTGGAAGTGCTCGAATATTGGGACAAACGAAGAAAGATCATTGTTGTCCAGCGCAAGAGAAAGCTTTACGCCGGGAAGAATACATTTGGAGTCATCCCGTTCCTTTCAGCTAATTGGTGGAACAGACCAAGAGCATTTTACGGAATGGGACTGGGCCTGATTGTAGGACAAAACCAGCGCGTTGACCAAGGCACAATTAACGCAATTCTGAAGATACTGTCATATGGTGTCAACCCTGTTTATTTGCGCAGACGTGATGCAAATGCACCGACGCAAATGATTCGCACGGGGTTAGGCAAAATCCTGACAGTTGACGGAGATATAAAAGATGCGTACGGGTTGTTGGAATCCCCCAAGGTTCCACCCGATGTGTGGTCAGCCCTGTCCGAGTCCGAGAAGGCTACGGAAAGTAGCTCAGGAGCCGATTCACAGCTTGTACAAGGCTCATCAGCAGGCCCAAGATCATCAATGGGGCGCACGGCAACTGGTGCTACTAACTTGGCTGGTGCTTCAGCGACACGACTTGACGGACCACTTGATAACTTTATCGAGCAAGTCTTCAAACCGTGGCTGTATATTCTGGACATGCTGGTATTCGAATTTTTCTCTGATACAGAGATTTATCGAATTCTAGGGGAAGAGAAAGGAAAAGACTTCGAAATTGATCTACAAGAGTTCCACGATGGCGTGGTTGAATTTGAGGTTCTAGCCGGTGCATCATTGGCCGCGAAGAGAACGATGAGTCAGTCAATGACACTGATTACGCAAATCTTCGAGAATCCTACAATTCAGGAAAACCTTGCAGACATTAACGAAGAGTACATTGACTTCAGACAAATTCTGAAGATGTGGATGGAAGCTAGCGAGTGGAAAGACTTCAACGATATTGTCAAGAAGATGACACCAGCGATGAAGGCTAAGAGACAGCAGCAATCAGCCGCAGCACAGCAACAATCGAAACTTGCAACTCAACAGGCTATTAGCAAGCAGAACGCAAGTCAGAAATCGCAAATCCAACAAGAGGCAATCCAAGGACGTATTCAAGAGAGATTGATAGTTGGAGCGGTTCTGAATAGTGCGAAAGGCGAGGCTAACGAAGGCGCACCGGACGTAGGAGGTTTGGGCGGCGGTCCTGATGAGGAAGCAACAGTCGAGTAAGAACGTGGGTCTATGGAAAACTCCTTGCGTGGATACGGCGTATCTATTACGTGAGGACCACCGCACGACTGCGGATTATAAATCGTCCCATAGACTCGGTATGCAACTGTTCATCGAGAGATGTGGCACCTAAGCGGCACGTCTTAATGGAGAGGCTTATAGTCGTCTCATGAACGAATTCCACAAAGGAGAGTATGGAACAAGATTTTTTCAAGGATTTCAACCCAGAGGTAGGGTTGAATCAGGATGAAGCGTCCCAGTTGGCAGCATTAACTGCCCATCCGGGATTCAAAACCATCCAGAAGATTTTTCGTTGCGGCGTAGACAGTTTCGCTGTAGCGATGCTCAACACCGATCAAGCGACACCAGAATTGGTTTTAGCACGACACAACGCAGCCAGAACCGCTGCACAGTTTTACACTTGGGTTATTTCGAGGATCAACCACGTCAAGGAAGATTACATCAACTCGATACCCAGTAACAAGCCGATTGAATCGGTTGAAAATTTGGACCTTGGTGATGAAACCACGGTTGAGGAAATTGGCACTGAGGAGAGCCTATTCTAATGGCAAACGAGATACAGGTAGAAACTCCAGTTGAGAAGGTACACAACTACCAGCCGACTGATGATGAAGGAAGGCCAATTGGCGGAAAACAGGTAATTAAGTACACGACTCAAGATGAGTTGGTTCAGAAGCTAGAACAACAGACCGTTCTTCTTATTCGTAAACTGCGTCAAGAGACAAAGAAAAACAGACTAGGGATTGTTGAAGATGAGGTCATTTCTGACGACGCGCAGAGGTTTGATGGGCCAATTGAATTCAACCCCGTCGAACTAAGCGAAGATCAGCGTTATGACATTTCCCGTAGACTGCTTGATCCAACCACTGCCTCCGATGCTACTTCAGAACTCGTTGAAGCCCGTCTTGGAGCACCGCTGGATTTAATTGGCAAGACTCTCCGGGACATGCAGCAAAAGACCATTAACCTACAAGCGAAGATTGAAGCCGGTGCGTTCATTGCCGACAACCCGGACTATTACCGTTGTAATGAGAATTTCGAAGCAATTGCTGCTTGGATTTCTCGTTACGGTCTAGCCCCTGTCAAGGCAAATTTCCAAAAAGCCTATGACACTTTGAAGGCGCAGGGAATTCTCATTAACGGTGCGGCACCAGACCCCGTGATTATTCCGGTTGTAGAACCAATCGTTGATGATCAGCCTCTTCGTGAAGAGATTCCGGTAGAGAATCAAGTCCCTGTGGAAGTTGCCCCTGCACCACCTGTACATCGTATTCCAAGTGGACTGACAAGAGAAAATGCCTCAGATACCGGACAGACTGTGAAGCCCGCCAGCGACATTGTATTTGAATTCACTCAGAACGGACAGAAAACTGTCCTCACTGGACTTGCGGCTGTATCTGCAATGCCAAGTGAGGAATATAAACGCCGCCTTCTAACTGACAGGACATTCGCTAAGAAGGTTGAACAACTTGAAGCTGATGCAAAAAAGCCGAGACGATAAATGATTCGCCGTGCAACCTCGCAGGATTATCCTGCTATCTACGCCATTGAGAAAGCATGTTTTGAGGACCCAATCCCCAATTATGAAATGCTCCCGGTGCTGCAAGAGGGGAACACATGGGTCGTTGAAGAGGACGGTAAGATAGTAGGTTGCTTGATGGCAGCTTATACTTATGCGGTGCAAATTTACTCAATCGCAATTCTCCCTGAGTTTCAGAAAAAGGGATTCGGTTGGGACTTGCTCTCTGCTTTCCAAGATTTTTACAAAGGGTATGGATTGACTTATCTGCATGTTGATAAGACAAACCCCGCCCAAAACCTGTATCAGAAATTTGGGTACAAAGTTGTAGATGAAGCAATTGATTACTATGGACCGGGCAAAGATGCATGGTACATGGTAAAATACCTTTAGGAGATTGCAAATCCGGCATAGGGCCGGTCCCAGTCGCCTAACTAGCATTCGCAGTCGGATTACTGTAGAGCTACCAACGAGCGTGAGGCAACCCTGATTGAAGTCTTAGTCGGGGTCATTGAAAATCCCAGTCGGATTACTGGAGAGAAGTAAGTGACGCAAAAGGACATGGAGTTCTATTCTCTGGGAGGAGAATACGAATAGATTTTCCACTATAAGGAAAATACTAACATGGCTTTTAGTCCATCTAGTAATAGTCAGTCAAATCTGCCTCAGTCAACGGTGCGTTACTACGACAAGAAATTCCGTGAGAACTTGAAGGCACAAACTCCGTTCGTAGCATGTTCTGAGCGTCTTGATCTACCCATGAAGTCGGGTAACCAGTACGAGCTATTCATGTACGTGCCTCTAGCAGCCAACACAACTCAGACAACTGAGGGTACTGTTGGTAGCGGTATCTCGGTCAATGTTCTTACCACAACCTCAACAATTGGTGAGTACGCTGATTACGCTAACTTCTCAAGTCTGTCACTTGCTACCGCAATCGACAACACAGTTGAGAACGTAGCGCGTGAACTTGCATACCGCCTTGGCGAGTCTCTAAGCGGTCTTGTCCGTGCAACTGCTGACGGTGCAAACGCGGTTGACTCTTCAGTGCTTGTAGAACTTGGAGCAACATCACTAACTGCATTTACGACTCTCAGCCTCAACCAGATTCGTAACTCTGTGCAGAGCCTTGCAGGTCGTTCGGTTCGTCCGTTCGATGAGGGTTCAAAGACATTCGCTGGTGTAATTCACCCGTTTGCTCTTGGCGACGTTCTTGCTGACAACAGCAACGACTCACCGATTGACATCCTGAAGCACACCCCAGTGGGTCTAGCACGCATGGAAGACCTGATTTCTGTTGACTTGACAGAAATGATCGAATTGCCTTCAACCGGCGTTCGTTTCTTCCAGACCAACCAAGTCACCAGCACTGCGAACTATAAGGCGGTAACAGGGCTAACCGCTCTGCGTACTTATATCTTCGGACGTGACGGCATCTTCTCTATCAAGCTTGGCGCACAGGGAGATACTGGTTTCGGTGACGGTGAGTGGCAGAACATCAAGTGCAACATCGTGCAGAATGCAGCACCAACGGTTGCTGATCCAGAAGGTCTAATCCCCGGATGGACAAGCTATCGTGTACACTTCACGACTAGCCTTGGACCTGATACGACAATCCGTATCCGCGAAATCGACGCGGCTTCAGCAATCAGCTAATAACTGAGCTAGGCATTTTCGGTTCACTTAAGGGGCGGGTGCTCTCGCCCCTACAAAGGAGAAAAAATGGGTTTACTAAATCAAGTATTTCAGGGCAATCCTAACATCCTTGGCGATGTTGCAGCGGGCGGTAGTTCAATCGCCCCCAACGTTGGCATCGACACTGTGGATGGGACATTGTTTCTGAGCGCAGGTAACGGATGGGTGCCCCTATCGGGTGTGGCTCAGAAGGCAGTCGCTTCAGCACAGGTAGCAAACAATGCTAACGTGCTGACTTTTACTGCTCCTGTAAACGGTCTGTATGAGGTTAATCTTTATGAAGTATCGACTAACGCTCCAACGGCTGCTACACTTCCTGCCATTACAGTAACATATACTGATCTGGATTCTAATGCATCAGTAACGGACACCCTAGCAGATGTCGCTTCAGTTGGCGCGGCTGGTGTGGTTAACCAAGGATCGTTCCTCGTAAACGTCAAGGCAGGCGGAACAATAGTTGTCGCAACGACAAGCTATGCTGCCGGAAGTGGTACGGCACTCGCTTACACAGTTAAAGCCCGTGTAAGTTATCGCGGCTAATAGGAGAAAAATAAAAAATGGCTAACGTTCAAGAATCATATCCTACCCAAACGACAGGTTTGGGAGTGGCCGCAAAGATTTCCGTTCTGGGTAATCTAGCCGGGGGAACAGCGGTTCCCGGTTACAACGATATTTGGCTTTCGGTTTCAGGGGCCACATACAACGGTGTAACTTATCCATCAACTTTCCAGCTTAATCCGCAACTTCAGGATGTTGCTGGAAACGAAATCACCTTTGGTACAAGTTTCGTACTGTCCTCAGTGGCAAGTTCCAGCGGCAACACAGCCGTCTACACAGGTACTATCGGCGTAAAAGCTAATAGTCTTGTTGGTCAGACCTTTGTGGTCGCAGGGTTCGTAACCCACGCAAGTAACAACGGGACATTCATTTGTACCGCCAATAACGGAAGCACAACCATTACCCTTGAGAACGCCGCTGCGGTGTCAGAAAGCGCATCAGCAACAGCTACCTCTCAGGAGTCAAATGAGAATGTATTTGTGCTATCGGCTGCTGCTAACGCAAGCGCAGGGACAACTGTCTACACCGGCACCATCGGTGTTGCAGCAAATAGTCTTGTGGGCAAGACGGTTCTTATTGCAGGATTTGTAACACATACTGTCAACAACGGTACATTTGTGGTCACCGCCAATAACGGAAGCACAACTATCACTGTTGCGAACACAGCAGGTGTTGCTGAGTCTGCTGCATCGACAGCTACCACAGAGCCACAGGATTCCGAGCTAACTTATGTCGTATATCCTGCAAAGACACTGACAGGCAACACCTATCAGCCTTTGGGCACAAGCACTGCTATTGCCACTGTGTCATCGAGCGGCCTGCTTACAGCAGTTGCTCCGGGTGGAGTTGAAGTTGAAGTTTCGTACCCAACCTTCGACAACACCATCGGAGACATTGTTTCTAGCGGCAATCCGATGAATGGTCTGCCAGTCAACAAGATTTTCGCGGCCATCAATCTGACAGTGTTCCCCTAAGAAATAAATAATGAACAAAGAGGCTCGCTACGGTTGGGAGCCTCTTTGAGCATTAGTATTCTTAATACTGGAGGGTATTATGGATCACGAGAACGAGCAGTTAGAAGTGGTACAAAAACAGAACCGGATTCTGCGCGGGGCACTTTCAGCTACGCGCAAAATCAACCAAATCACAAAACAATATAACGATGCAATCTTTGAGGAACTGTGCAACACCGAGGCAGACCATGGAGCAACGTTAGCTATGGAACAACTTTGGGCGCTTGGGGATTTAGGAAAGCATGTCTGCGGTCCAAAGGACTATGATCGTATAGTCGAAATCTATCTGGCAGCGCTACGAGTAGCGTTAAAGACTGAGCAGAAGTAGATAAGACCCCGGATACCATAGCAGCAAAGTTGGGCAAGAAGAACTTGGTTCGTCACCAAGCGGACCCGCGAAGTCATGCGCGGCATGGGCTGTATACCATGCTTCCTACGCCTCGATACAGCAAGTGCAGATGGCATTGCTCAACGATGACGAATTGCAGCCTACGGGCTGCACTTTTTTTGCTAATAGGGATTCCTAAGTGGGTGGATTACCCACGACCGATGATCTATCAGCTACATCTTTTCCCGTCAGGTGTGTACAGCCGGGTGAAAAGACCTTCCCTTACGGAGAGTTATAGACTTCCCCTAGACGAAGGACATGTTATTAGATGCTTTGAGGAGGGCATTTATGGAAATATTAGGATATAAGATTTCCCCTTACAAACAGTTACATCCTAATATATGGGGTATCGGATTTTATGTGTTAGAACTTTCGACAGTTACGAGCGTTGCAACAGGACTTACATACCAAGGATGCAGGTATATTACTTTTAGAATTGGCAATAAAGGTTGGTCAATCGAAAAATTGATTACAAAAGAGGCAATCTAATGACACAACCAACCGTGCAGGAGATACAAGCAACTCAAGGAACGCGCCTGAGTGAGACAGCGCCATGGGAAAGCTACGATTCAGAACTATCGGGACCTAAAATGTCCTCGGAGCTAGCGAGTCAGGTAGCGGCCTATTCGGAACAGCGTTATAAAGATGCTCCACAATCTTCTGAGTCTCAGGAAGTTCTCGCAGAGAACCGCGAGATTAACGAAGAGATTGCAAAACAGTATCAGTGGCTTGATCCGAAGGATTACGCGGATGTGGAAGCACGAGTCGGACGAGTGATGTCCCATGCGGACTTTATCACTAAGCTGAGACAACTTGGTGTGACTTGTTTCTATAAGCAACACCCACACCAAGACAAACTAACATTGCTATATTTACCGAAGAATGGAAAAGAGTTAGAAGTCGCATGTTGGGCGCAGTTCGGGCAGATGCCTGAATTATCCATCATGAACTTTGATGCTTACGGCGCACCGCTCGCGGAAAGACGCCGTGGGTGGAGAACATGTTTGCTTCAAATCATTCTGAAAGGAATTATTACAGAGGAAAAAGCAAACGAAGTATTCGGCAAGCCGGGACAGACCAAGGCATTTGACCGATACAACTCACTGCTACAGGCATTCAGAAATGCTGGCAGCAGTCTAGGCGAATAGGAGAGGAGACTATGAGTAATCTAGGAGATATTGTGCAGGGTAGCGTAACGGCCCCCTCGCTAACAGGTGTTGAGAATCTCGGCGGAGCACCGGCCAAGAACAGCAAGAAAGAAATTGAAGCACTTGATTTGGAAGCGAAGCAGCTTGAAGTTGCATCCAAGAAGCTTGAGATTCTAGAGAAGCAGGCGAATCTACAGGACCTACAGGAGCGCCTTGCAGAGCGTGAGTTGAAGCGCGAGAACAAGCGTCAGAGAAGTCTAACTAACGGTCAGACGTTGAAGCAGCTTGCTACAAACGATGCTGCCGCACAGAAGCGTTGTAACCATCGTAAAGGTGGTAACGGTGCTCACGGTGTTGTAGGCGGACAGGGCGATGATTCTCAGTACGCAGTGCTCAAACACACATTTGCTAATGGAGATATGTGGGTTCGTTGCCTACGTTGTGGAAAGACATGGAAGCCGCCTATTCAGGAGTCGTTCAAGACTGAAGCCGAGTTTTTGGCCGCAGTTGTCGTTTACGAAACTGCTGTCAACTTCCAGACTCGTAACGTTGCGTCAGGTTCGTGTCAGTTCCGGTTCTCGGACGGCGGAAAGTATTACCGCGAAGTCACCGCAAACTCAACCCTTCGCTAAACAGGAGCTACAATGGCCGCACAAGTTGTTCAAATTCCATTTACAACTCCCAACGCTGGTAACTTTACGTTGCCTCAATCGTTGGGAGTGGTTCCCGGATCAGTAATTTTCGAGATGACTAGCGGCGGTGCTGTTTATTTTCAGCCTGCAAGGTTCGATGCAAACAATTTGTACCTAGTAGCATCTGCTGCTGGACTTACAGGTTACGCAATTGTATTTGCAGCATCAAGTCCTTCCTTTCTTATCCCCGGACAAGCCAACTCAACAATTCAATTGCAAGAAGTTGTGGACGATGCTTCGACACTCGGTGATGTAGCCCCTGCACTTTCTACAGGCGGGTCCTCGCGTGACCCTGCCCTTTCCATTGCAAACGACGTGATGCAGGCAATGATTAACGGAGGACCCGGAGGACAGCCTTACAACTGGAAATGGAATCGCTACAATCTTCCGGTGTTTTATACCAACAGTTTGCAGCAAGACTATTTCATTCCTAATCTTGTGAACATCGGATGGCTTGAAAGCGGGTGGGCTGTAGACATCAATCAAACATCAATACCGAAACAATCCTATCCTGTTGAGATAGATAAAGACTTGCTGGTAATGAACAACCAAAGCGGATACATTGGTAAAGCCGCATGGCTACCTAACAGTGTACTCAACACAGGCACGTGGGGAGCACAACCTCTTGGACCTACAGCGGGTAATCCGTCTGGGCAAACGACTCTGCCGGGACCAAATCTAACCGGACAGCAAAATCCCGGACCAAACGTATTGTATACGAATCCACTTGGACAGCTTGTTACACCGTACAACGCAACAACCGCGATCAAAGACCCGAATGGTAACCTGTGGTGTTTGACAACTTACGGCGTGTGCGGGGCTACACAACCAACATGGCCTACAAGTCCAGTTTATCCCACACTCCGCAACCCGAACTTGATTGCAACCACGGTAACAGATGGCACATGTGTATGGACCGCCATTAACCCTTATGGACAGGGCATCAGGTTGAGTCCTATGCCGCCGCAGAGCGGTATCATTTGGGCGATTCAGTTAGTCGGTCAGATGGTTGCCCCTCGTTTCTTCAGGCTCTCGCAATACTTGAACCCTCTTCCTGATACAATGGAATGGGCGTTCAAACAAGGCTTCTTCGCGGAATGCTATCGGAGAAATGCCGATCCAAAGATCAGAGCACGGTATAAGGAAGAACGGCAGAACTGGCTGGAAGCTTTGGACAAAGCGGTACGGCAATATGACCGCGAGAAAGATGACTTCGGCTTCTACCCCGGCAGTCCGGGAGTCATGGATACTGGATGGGGCTTCAACATGGTGACACCTTCGATGCCTTATGGACCGTGGGTAGGCTGGTAACAATTCAAGTGACACCTATACGGCAGTGCTGGCACCAAAGCCGCGCTGCCGTTTTTCTTTGCATGGAGACAGAATGCCATCAAGTTCTATTCAACTTTTACAAACCATTGAGTGGGCAAAGAGGTTTATATTTCAACGCCGCACGAACTTTGGCAACTTCAATGAGCCTGCCATTAGCAGCGCCAATACAATTCTCCAGACCATACTGGGACCGCCGTTTGCATGGCCGTGGAACAGGGCTGTCACTGGTTTCATTACTACTCCCGGAATACAGGATTACACGATTTTCAACTGGCAAGCCACTACGAATGTTTCTCTTGGATATGTACTGGTAGACTCGAATGGGAACAGTCAGTCAGTGACAACAGCCGGTACAACAGGAGCATCCCTTCCAACGTGGAATGCAACTACAAGCGGGACGACTGCTGATGGATCAGCCGTGTGGACTAACCTTGGTCCTATAGGTCTATCTAATGGCTCTACTACTTACAACTTCTCGTGGATTGAAACGGCTTCACTGAATGCACCACAGGTTAACGGTAATGGGACAGTTTGGAAAGAGATTTCAAACAAGAATATGCTTGCTGTAGAATCGAATACAGATCGTCCACACAGCATCTCCCCACAATTCACGGATGTGAACGGAAACATTACTTTCCGCTTGATGCCCTGTCCTGATAAAGCATATCCTGTATCTATCACGATGCAGCAAAAGGCTCCCTTGTTCACAGAAATTAGCCAAGAATGGGCACCAGTTCCAGACTATTTTAGTCATGTATACAACTGGGGATTCTTGAGTTTGATGTTCATGTTTGCTGATGACCCCGGTAGAGCGCAGTTCGCTAATCAGAAGTTTGTAGCACATCTTCTAAGTTCCGCTCATGGACTAACAGACACCGAACGCAACATTTGGCTCAACAACTGGCAGGCGGTATCAGGACAACAAGTAATCCTCGCAACGAACATTCAACAAGGATTCCAAGGCAGAACAGCGTTATAAGCGGAGCAATAAATGGCAATTTCACATGTTAGCACAGCTTCCGCAGGAACCGGCACATCGACGTTTGCCAATAATCAAACGGGAAATGCCTTGTTTGCTGCGTTCATAGCCTATGGGGGCAGTTCTCCTTATACGTTTCCATCGACTATGACGGACACGGCTGGTAACTTATACAATTTGCTCTACGACGGCACTGATGTCACATTTACACAATTCACTACATGGGCTATATATTGCTGCCCCTCTTGTATTGGTACTACAACTTTAGTTCAAACAACGTATGTGAATCCTGACGGAAGTCCTGTTGCAAATGGGACTCTTTTGATCCGCTTGAACCGGGACGGAATCACATCAGATAAACAGATTCAATCTAACTTCATCAGAATCCCATTGGATTCTCAAGGTCGTGTTACGGGAAGTCCTGTTTTGCCTTTGACCTCAGCAATTACTCCTTCGGGAACCTATTACATAGGGAAGGTATACAACTCGACCGGACAACTTGTAGGTATACCATTTATAGTTCCTGTTCAAAACGCATCTTCTAACTCGTTTACAACTCCTACTTCGGGAAGTGTAGCTACACGTAGCATGGGAGCAGAATTTTCTGGTTTTAACGGAGTAGTCACGTTGGATCAGGGAGTAGGTCCATCAGAAGATGTGACCCTTGGTTATATACAAGTCCCTCCGGCATCGGGAGGACCTCTTATAACTATAGGTGATTTTGCATTAGGCATGGCGTTGAACGTTTCTGGGGTGTGTAATGCCGCAGCAGGGGCTAATGCTCTTTATACCGGAGGAGACACTATTCTTCAATGGGCTATTGCAAACGCCACGACCTATAGGCAGAATTTTTCCTTTACAGGTGGGGTATCACAAAGCGCCTTGGTAGCAGCATTTTTCGCATAAGGATGACATGAATCTCAAGAAAATACTATCATTTATAGCATTGGCATTGGTTTCGGTCATGCCTATTGTAGCGCAGCAACCTCAATCTCAAGTTGACCCTCCCTTTCAAGTCAACGCTATCCTAACAAACGGAGTAGCGCCGGGATACGCGCCTCTGCCGGGAACCGGACTGAATGTAAACATTGGACCCGGCACAGCCAATAACGCTGGTACAATTGAATTCTATGCTGGTGGCACTCTAGCCCTTACTGCGAGCGTTACAAACTACATCTATCTGGACGGTACGACGTACCTTCCTTCAGTAAAAACAAGCGCATTTTCGGCATCAGACATTGCAATCGCAGAAGTTTTAACAAGCGGATCGGGCATATTGTTTACGTGTAACACGAACGGTACTACATCACCATCAGGAACATTGCCTTGCATCGTTGATGTCAGAACGATGTTCTTCAAAGCTAGCGCTGGTGCTGGTATCACCTTGACCACGAGCGGCACGAGTGGTCCTGCATCATTAAGCGGCACAGTTTTGAACATCCCGAATTACACGTATACTTTACCATCCACTGTAGTACAAACGAATCAAGCGAATACATACGGCAACTTCTTGCAAGACTTCTCAGGCGCAACGATGAAAGTTCCATCGGGCTTGAGTGGATGTCTAAGCGCATCTACGGGAACATTAAGCGGAAGTGGTTTTGCTTGTGGTTCGACGGGTGTGGTTTCTTTTAACACTCGTACTGGGGCAGTTGTTCTTAGTGCAGCCGATGTGAACTCAGTCGGAACAATTTCTAATCCAACTACCGGCAATTCACAGACAGCTACCGATTTGGCGTCTTATCCAAGTCCGTGTGCTGGTAGTCAGTTTTCGCAAGGGCTATCATCAGGAAGCAACAATTGCGCGACTCCAGCGGGCAGCGGTACCGTTAGTCCCGGCTCAGGATATGCAATTCCGGCCTACCCAAGCGGATCATCAAGCACCATAGGACCATCGAATATCAAAACAGACGCTTCCGGGAATGATTTAAGTGTTCCGGGTAACGTAGCGGTAGGTGCCAGTCCTCCCACTCTCGCAGGGCAGTTTAACCTTGAGACACAAGGGGTAACTCCAACCCCAACTGCTAGTCAGTTTAGTTGCAGCGATGTTACTAACGTGGTGGAGTGTACGAACAACGGCGCAGCAGTCTTTAATTCGTTGATAGGAGCAGCGGCAGATGGAGTAACACTCGTACAAACCGGAGCCACTCTTGCATGTGCCAGTGCTACCACATCTAATCATGGGTGCGTAGAACCGGATGGTAACTCAGCACATTTTTATCGAGGAGACGGAACCTTTGCTACACCAGCGGGGGGCGGTAATTACGTTAACCTCTGCACAGCAGTGACGCTTGCGAATGCTACTTGTGTTAATGGGCAGATTGTGCCAAGTGCTAGTGTTACAAATTTCACTATCAGCGTTATACCTCAAACTTATCTCAATTTGATTTTCGATTGTGACTTGCGTAGCACTGATACAACGACGGGCAACTTTTCGGACTCTGCTACGACTTTCAACAGCATCACTGCCTATAGCTATTTGTCCTCTCAGGCCAACAACGCTAGTGTTTCTATTGCTCCACAGGGATTCAACGTTTCTGCTATGCAACTCTGGGACGTGGCAAACGCGAACGTTACTACTGCTTATTCTGGCGGCGGTGAGATGACCATCCAGAACTATGCAGGTACAACATTCAACAAACACGGATGGTTTACCAATGGTCTTGTGGAACCGGCTGCTTCGGGAAATCCCGCAGCAGGCACGACTTTCATATATCGTGGGGATTTCTGGTCGATGTCCACAGCAGCCATTGCGTCCATCAAAGAGGCTCTAAATCACGGTAATTACGCAACCGGGTCAACCTGTACTCTTTACGGAACAAACTAGGACACATAATGAAGAATCTGATTAAGCTGTTTGCCAGTTATCTAATGCTTGTACCTATGCTATTAATGGCTCAGACCAATATAGGCAATGGGGTAACAATAGGTACTGGCGTATCAGAGGGTAGTAGTATCACGGTTGGTTCGAATTCCATAGGACTGACCGATGGGAACTTCAACCTATCGTTTAATGATCCCGGAAACGTCTTGGAGGGTATGCGGTTTGTGTACTCCCAATTTACGCAGCAAGCCCCTATCACGAATGGCTCTGCTGACGGATGCAGTGTTGTATACAATAACAAGATTTACATGGTGGGAGGGTATGGAGCAAGTGCTTCAACCCCTTTGAACTATGTACAAATCTTTGATCCTCTCGCAAACAGTTGGTCACAGGGAGCAGTTATTCCCACTGCCGAATGGGGGGCAGCTTGTTCTCTATACAACGGTAATATTTACGTTTTTGGCGGAGTCAATAGCAGCGCCGAAACTCCCACCAACAATGCATATGTGTACAGTATTGCAGGGAACTCATGGTCTACACTGACCGTAATGCCGTCCAGTATTTCAGACGGCATCATGGCTGTAACCGTTGGGAACTTCATTTACATTTTGTATGAATCAACATTCTGGCAATTTGATCCGTCAGGAAGCGGGGGACTAGGTTCGTACAGCACACTTACTGCCCCTCCCAGTGCAGCGCGTGTGCAGTGGGCCGCGACTGGATACATCAATGTGAGCGGAGATGACCGTATTTATGTCATTGGGGGCAGCACTTCTGGCGGATCAGGATACGGAAACGGAAACTACTACTACAGTGTAACTAACTCAACATGGAGTTCTGCTCAAGCTGCGGGACCGTATAGCGCACACGGACAACTTCAACAGGCCATCCTTAATGGCACCCTTTACTATGTAGGTGGCTACGATACGTCAGTTTTCTATCCTACCCTGTACGCTTATACTGCTTCAACGAACTCATGGTCTAGCCAATTGGCTGAGTTAAGTCAATGGCGAGATGGTGTGGTAGGAGGGTTCATTGGTAGCGAGTTGTATGTGATTGGGGGACGTAACGCTAACTCACCAAATGTATTCGGAATGACCGAGAATGAATACTTTGCTGTTGGGTCAACTCCGATTACATCGACATTTACTAAGATTCAACTTCACTACACAGGTAGCCCCTCTGGTACGGTTCGTCTGGGAATTTATTCAGACTCCGCTGGATCACCCGGTTCTTTGATCCTTGATGCCGGAACAGTGGCTATGGTCAACGGATGGGCCGTGATTACCGGACTCAGTGTATCTTCGCTAGTCCTCGGCACACACTATTGGTTAGTCTTCCTGCAAAATGCATCGGCTTCGGTATCATATACGGCTGGTGCTCCGACTGGATCAGCGAGCGGTGCTCATTGTAGCAATAATACTGTGACTTATGGAGCACTGCCATCCACTTTCCCAAGTGGCGGTATATCCTGCCAAGTTGGTAGTATGTACGCGGAGAGGCTCACAGTTAACTAGGAGAATACATGAACTGGCAATGGCTTAAATCAATTTGGAGCGAGCCAAATGGTAACGGATCGTCTACACGAATCCATATGACTGTCTTGATTGCATTCATAATCGGAGTAGGGATTTCGTTTGGCGTTGCGACCCATCAGAAACGCTTTTCTATCGAACAGTTCGATAACTTTCTGAACGCAGGAGCAACTTTTATCGTGACCACGTGCGGTCCTCTTTATGCGGCCAATAAGGTAGCGGATTGGGGCAAGAACCACGACAATCAACCAAACCAACCAAACCAACCAAACCAACCCGGAGCCTAGAATATGTCAACAGTAAATCAGATCGTAAATGGGGCGTTTCAAGACCCCGAAGGCAACCCTCTTGCGAATGGTTTTTTACTGTTTGAGTTAAGTCAAGACGGTGTTGTAAACACAAGCACTCGGGTATGCGCGGGGCATACCATACGTGTCCCGCTTAACTCAAGCGGAGATGTTCCATCATCGCCTATTTATAGCCTGTGGCCGAACACGGTGATAACACCTTCGACTACATTCTATACTCTGTCTGCGTACTCGTCTACGGGACAACTTGTTTGGGGGCCGAATCCAGTTTCAATCACAGCATCCCCAAGTCCTCTTGATTTGGGCACCCTAATACCGGGAGATATTAACTAAATGCCAAACAGTCTATCCCTTGCTGGCGCACAACCCCAGAAACAACCCCGCTTTGCTCCGATTTTCACATCGAGGTTTTTCTCGGGTATATGGACAAATCGTAGTCCTCTTAGAGACGCAACTACCTCTCGTATTGTCGAAAAATTCTACGGCCAAGCCGGGGATGCCATCATTGCCGGGACCAACATCGAGATTACGAATAAACTGACTTTTGCTCGCAGACCCGGCACTTCTGTGTATGATTCCAACAGCTATACGGACCCAGATCGGTACTACGAGTTTCGTTTGTTCAACTCCACTACTGAACAGATTGATGTGATGATAGACCAAGCCAATGCTTTGTATTCTCTACATGGCGGCGTAAAGACATTGGTATTCACAAAGAGCACAGGCTCGGGACAGACTTACATGCAGTCTGTGGGCAACGAGTTATATTTTGCAGACGGTGTGGACAACAAGAAATGGCTTCAGAGTTTGTTCATTCGTTCCAACAGCACCTTGATCAACACAAACGTTAACCCATTCTTCACCACTTTCCTCATAGACCCGAACGGTAACATTCAACAGTTAACGGGATCATACGTTACGGCAAATGCTGTGAACTGGGGCGATGGCCTTCTTATCATCACTACTGACCAAACCAACTTGCTTACATCGGGAGTTGTAGCCGTTGGGGATAGCATCACCTTCCCTAATACTATGACTGCAACACAGTTGGAGGGGTTGACACTTGAAGTCACCGGAATAGCCGCCAACGAACTAGAGTTCTCTTACATCAATTTGACAACTCCTACCTACAGTGGCGCAGAAAGTCACGTAGTTTTGGAGAACATTGGATCGGGAACTCCTACTACCGGATCAGGTACTCCAACGTGGAGCACAGTTGTACCTTCTCCGTCTAATAACTTTGCCGGTGGAGTCACACTTGATGGCTCGGCTCTCTGGACAAACAGAGGATTGCCGGTAGAGAATTGGGGAATTGATATAAGCAACGGCAAGCAATTGGCTAAACCATTGCCTGTTTCTCCGTCAGTCTCCGAAACCATTGCTGGTGGCAGTTCAAGTTCATCTCAAACTGGCCCCGGTTCAAATATTACATCTAATACTCTATCAGGTTTTGGATCATCACCTGTATCTGAAAACGTCACTTTGAATATGACGTTCAATGCGACCTCAACCTTCAACTTTACAGTATTGGCCGGTGGACCTGATCCTGCCAATTACGCACAGATACTTGTGTCTCCTGATGGCGGTGCGTCTTATATTTCTTTGTATACGCAAACGTTTCAAACTCCATTTGGAGCAACTTCACCATACACAATCGCAGTGAGCAACATCCCGTTAAGCACGGTTCTATCCGGCGTGAGCAACTTGAATAACATTCAGGTCAAGATCATTACGGAATCTTTCGGAGCGAATGCAGGCGATGTGGCGAATTTTACTGTCACGCTTGGAGCTATCACTGTAGCAACGGGAAACAACGCATTACCATGGACCGCCAACACTGCATACAGCTTGGGTCAGGTTGTAATTGACAGCAACAACAACCTCCAAACCGTTACGGTAGCTGGTATATCAGGACTAGTACAGCCAAATTGGAATACCATTCTAGGAGGTACGACGTTCGACAACTCTATAACTTGGGAGAATACATTCATCCAAGCCATCTCTGCATTCAACGGCGGGTTTGAGTACAGCATTGCTCTCGTCAACAGTTTGGATGCAACCGTATCAAATGCTACTCCTTTGTCAGTGGCTACAGGCAACTTTGTTGGGGCTCAAGGTGTAGCAATTCCAGCAGGAGCCGGACTGCCTCCGTTGAGTCAGATTGACCCGCAAGCGGACTATGTGGATATTTTCAGAACAGTTGATGGCGGCTCTGTGCCGTTCTTAATTAACGGTCCCGGAAACTTTCCGTATACAATACCACTTGCTCAATACATTGCCGAGGGGTATGTAGATAATACTCTCGACACTCAGTTGAACAATCAAATATCGGGAGCTATTGCTGGAGAGAACACTCCGCCCGGCATCGGAGCAATCAACCTTACGTATCACCTTAGCCGAATCTGGTACAGCATTGGAAATGTAGTCTACTGGACTACTGGGCCAGATACACCAGTCGGCAACGGAATCAACGGCACATCACCTTTGAACTTCGCCGCTATGCCATCATTGGTCAAGAGAATTGTACCAACGACAAGCGGGGCACTCATCTTCACTGTGTCCGACGTGTATATCATTCAAGGAAACGGAACGACTAACAATCCAATTCAAGGAGCATTACCATTGCTTCCGGGTATTGGACTGTTGAGCTACAATGCGTTGGATCAGAACGGACCGACTATTGGATTATTTACGACCGACAATCAGTTTATCATACTTGATCCCTCATCAGGAACAACGTATGCTGGATTTCCCATTGGCGATCAGCTAAGGCAGAATAACGGATCACCGGGCACAAGCTGGAATCCAGCCAATGTATATGTCGCATGGCATGTACAAGGCGAAGACCAAGCTTGGTATGTTTGTGACGGTACTAATGGATGGTACAGATTAATGTCCACACCGGCTCCTGAAAGCGGTTACACATGGTCGCCATTTGCAACCATCACAGGCGGGGCCGGTGCCGTGCAGAGCGTCGAGGTAACCCCCGGAGTTCATAGACTTCTCATTGGACCCACGGGAACAGGTGAACTACTGCAACGAGATTTGACTGTGTTTACCGACAATGGAACAACCTATCCTGCTAACGCAACGATTGGCTCTCTAGTGCTGGCACAACCGGGTCAAGTAGCAGAAGTCGCTCACATTGTTTGCGAATCAGCCAAGGTCGGTGCCCCTGTAGAACTTGGATTCTTGACCGACGAGGCATTTCCTTATTACACAGGACCGATTGATATTCTTAAGGAATGGACATCTGATCCTCCGAATTTGTCACCTAGCCAATCACTGTATAGTCAACGTTTCTATTTAGCAAATATAGACGATGACGACGCAGCGGTGATGCGACATTGCCAAATTCAGATCATATTCTCACCTTATGATACTGTGCAAAATGAGATGCTAACCCTCACGGTTTTTGGGGCCTATTCGCAGGAGGTATAATCAATGCCCGATTTAGCAAGTAGAACAGGTGTGGACCTTGATGGATATACTCCGATAGCTCCCGTCTCTGGATCACCAGTTCCGGCTCAAGGTACATCATCACCCAATACTGTTGAGCCGGGATTGAATCCATTTTTACGATGCCCAATACCTCCTATTTGGCAGTCATCACCAGATTCTTTGAGGCAGTTCTATCAGAACAATGTCGTTCCACAAACTAGATTGTTTAATCCTCCTCCGAATCAAAACGTATCTGTTGCCGCAGCCGCACCCGCTGCAAGCAATGTAACTAATGTTACTAACAACACAGTTGTCTCCGTAGCGGCTGCTCAGAATCCTAATTTGATTTCCAGTGACGGAACTACAGGATCGCGTAGGTTTTTCCAAACTGCGAATCCAGAAACTACCGGCCCTACATCGAGTTATGTGTTTCAGAATTCCAATACCAGTCCCCTTTTAGTAGTTGTCTCTGCTGACGGCGGCGGCGGAGGATTTCACGGAGTAGTATATTGTGACATTACCACGACTCCCGTTACGAAAGTAGCACGACTATCTCGTGTCAACGCGGGGTCCAGTAATCCAAACTACTATCCCGGAAGCGTGATGTTTCTTGTTCCTGCTGGTTACTATTATGGGATCAGCGTGACAAGCGGCGGTGGCACGCCAGTCGGAGCTAATGCACTTGATTCATGGACTGAGTACACCCTTGGGAGTTAAATGATTACCAACCGATTTATCACCGACAATGATTACTCTATTCTTGCTGGATCGTTGCTACTGGATGAGTATCACAAGGACACACCAGCCGGTTTCTTTTATGCAGACGGAACGGTTTGCTCTGTTTATGAAGACGAAAATGGTCCCATTTGTTTTGTACGAGGAAAGCCCATTACACAAGACAAAGTGGCGATTATACAACTAGATATTCAATATGTCAACAATCGAGACGCTCGACGTAACATGAGAGCGATGCTTGAAGGATTACCAGAATTGGAAAAGAAAGCGCGTGAAAATGGTTTTTCTGGCTTTTTCTTTGTGAGTAATGTTCCTCTGCTTAGACAGTTTTGCATAAAGCGACTTGGATTCGAGGCTTATGGGGAAGATTGTCTGGTTAAAGTTTTGCAGGAGAAATAATGCGTATCTATACGAAGTTGCAATATAGTTGGGACGGTATTAAATACGCTCTTGACAAAGCCGAGTATTTCGAGTACAATGGAGAAGTAGCCTTATTGTGCGGCCCGTCTGCGCAGCAGACTCAACTTGCCAGCCAACAGGCAAGTTTCATGACTCAATTGCAGACTCAAGCTTCACAAGCTTTCGGAACCGCGTCAGCAGTTCTCAACTCATTGGTATCGACATTCACTCCGACGATTCAGGCTGGACCTAATCAACAGGGTATGTCACCGGCTGAACTTGCCGCCCGTAATGCTGCTGTTATTCAGAACGCCGGTATTGCGGCAAAGAATGCAAAAGCAGCGGTCGGTAATGAAGAAGCTGCTGTAGGCGGGGGCAACGTCAGCCTGCCAAGCGGTGCCAAGATTGGTGCCGATCTGAGCGTAGCAGAAAACGCTGCTAACCAAACATCAACAGGGTTGAATCAAGTTGAGCAAGAGAATTACACACTTGGTCGAGAGAACTATGACAACGCAGTGAAGGGCCTTGAAGGATCAACCTCAGTCCTGAATCCGGTTACAAGTGCCGATAATGCTGCGAGCACTTCAGGCACCGTGGCGAGCAATCAAGCTAACGCAAACGAGCAAGCAAGTACAAGCTGGATGGCCCCAGTCGCTTCCGTTCTTGGAGATGTTGCTAGTGTTGCAACAGGCGGCATCATTAAAGGCATACAGAACCCAACGAGCAATGCTACACAACAGCAACCCATCCCGAATTACGGTGCTAACCAAGGTAACCAAGGTAACATTGGCGAAGGCACGGTTGAAGAAGCGGCATAAGGAATAACACATGGCAGACCCACAGACACCGAATACAGGAATATCGAACCCACCTAATGGTGGAGCGGTAACGGATGTAGCACTTCCAGATTCAAATGAATCGACCGTTTCGCAAGCATCTGCGCCCAATCAACCTGCACAACAGACACCGCAGGCAGCACCGGCTGCTAGTGCATCGTCTTCGGCTCCCCAAGCTTCACAGCAACCGCAAACTCCCGGTCAGTCGCAACCGGCAAGCACGCCAGCGGCTTCCGGTCAGACGCCCGATTTGTCGAAACCAACGCCACAGCAAGCGGCTGCGCAAGTGCAACAACAGGTGAAAGATGCCAAGGTACAGAAGGCCAGCACTTTCCACGACATTGCCGAAACCCTATCTGGTGGTCCTCGTTTTACCTACACCATCGATGCTAACGGTAACACCGTTAAGACCAAAATTCCTGTAAGTAATGCTCATCTTGCACTAGCAATTGCAATGGAAGCTTTGAGCGGAGCAGCGGCAGGAGTCGGTCAAACTGGACCCGGCGCTGTAGGCAAAGCTGCGACTGCTGGACTAAAGCAAGGACAAGATCAGACCGCGCAGATTCAAAAAGGCGATCAAGAGGCGCAGCAACAAGCACAGGGAGATTTTGCCCGTAAAGCACAGATCACTGAAACTAATATGCGTCTGTACGCCAATGCTGTCAACTTAGGGCGCATGAGTGTAGAAGATCAGGACAACTATATTAAATCAGTTGCTCCCGTCGCTACTAAGTTGCAGCAAGAACTTCCCGGCTTCCTGAAAGAAGTAGTCGGATACAAAGGGCTGTCTCAATACAATGTCACTGAGAATACAGCACTACCTTACCGCCGTGTCGCCAGAATTGGTGCAGACGGTCAGCAGGCTGTAGACAAGAACGGAGTTCCGCAGTGGGACATGGATTATCTGATCCTTGATCCAAAGTTCAAGGTTTCTGGTTTATTCACACCGGAGATTAAGAAGGCGTTCAAAGAACAAGGACTCCCTTGGGCCGATAATCCAAACATCGACAATACTCCGATGAACGCGTACACTGCTCTGAATCTCATTTCCCGCGCATCACAGTGGAATGTAGCTAAGGGTTATGTCAGTAACTTCTTTGACACAGTAGACAAAGCCACGAAGGAAGGTTCCGCGCCGAAGAACGCCGTGGATATGACTACTGCCGGATCACTTACGGCTCCTCCGATCAAGGACAAGCAGATTTCAGGACTAGTTGACGCCGCTTCGAATAAGTACGCCTCACAGGTATCCGACATTGTATCACCTGATAACTTTAGAGCGATCATTCATGGAATCGTCAATCAGGAACACGGGCTTCATGGAGAAGTAAGTTCTAAAGGCGCTCAAGGTCCAATGCAGCTAATGCCCGGTACGGCTACGGCGTTAGGTGTACACAATATAAACGATCCCGCTGAGAATGTGGACGCGGGTACAAAGTATTTCACTCAGCTTTTGAAGAAATACAAGTCGCTCCCCAACGCATTAGCCGCCTATAATGCCGGTCCCGGAAACGTAGACAAAGCAAACGGCGTGCCGAACATCCCCGAGACAAAAGGGTATGTTGCGAACATTAGCAAGATGCTTGGCATTTCATCTGAGGACAACGCAGCACAGACTCCTAATCGTCCCGATATGGCGCAGTTTACGCAGTCCAACCCGACCTTTCCATCAGCGGTAGAGAAATTCAATGCATCTCTTGCCCACACAGATGGAAGCTATGGAGCCGCATTAAAGGACATGGAAGCCAAAGGATTCACAGATGATGTGAAAACAATGTCTGCATTCTTCAACAGTGACGGGAAAGACAATATCAAGGCTCATGATGATTATGTAAACACACAGGCCGAGATACGCAAGTCTGACATACAAACCCAAGCTATCGAAGACCGTGCGGCTAACAAAACAGCACAGGATTCTTTAGCTCAGAAGCAGGTACAAGATCAACTTGACTCTTTTCAAAGAGCTAAGATGCCTGATAATGCCTTGCAACTTTCACCTAACGATTTGATTGCCAATTTAAAGGGTCAAGGAGTAACAGTTCCGTTTCAAGTTATAAGTGATGCCCAAAAGGTAGCTCGTTATGAGTTACCACTTAGTGTTGCTTCCAACAAGCTGTGGTTCAAAGACAAGAATGCGAACCAATCAGCTTTGGCAGCTTTGGCTACACAGCTTAATCCTGAATTTAATGCCGGTAACTACGACAAACTCAAAGCAACGGAGATGCCGAACGGTAAAGCAATTAGAACTGTAGAGTCAGCCGCCGCTGTGTCAAATCACTTAAACGATTTGATGGATTTGTCTAACTCGATTAAGTCAGGAAGAACGAACTATCCTCTATTGAACAAACTTGAGGGAGAACTTCAAACACACACTGGTGGAAGTGACTATCTAAGACTACAATCTTTGACAGGCGCTATCAACGGAGAAATGGGACCCGTTCTCGCAGGCGGTTACGCCCCTCATGAAGCAGAAATCAACGGGCTAATTAAGAACATGAATGCTAACAACGCGGACGATCAGATTCAGCAATTAGGTAAACTTTACACCGAAATTATGTACGGTAAAGTAGCCCCGTTTGATGAAGAGTATAATGAACTGTCCGGCTCAGGGGATAAGCATTTGACGATTCCAGCTTCGTTTACTAGACTGGCACAACGAAATGGATATGATACCCCGTGGGAGAAAAAGCTTCCTCAGCAAAATCAACAGTTACCCGGTCAGCGGCCAAATGAGATACCACAGTATTTGAATGGTAAGTTGGTCGGATACACTCTACCCGGCAAAACAGGCATGAGGCCGGTAACACCACAACAATAAGGTGAATATGGATGATACACAGAACACTCCGCAACTGGCAACCGGGACTAATGGAAGCAATCCAGCTAGTCCTGCTGCTCCTGACGAATACTCAACTCCTATTCCACAAGGGGCCACAAGTGCGCCTACTCAGCAGGATGAGTATTCTACGCCAATTCCACAAGGAGCTACAGCAACGCCGTCGAACATCACACCACCAGAAACCGGACTCAATAAGTTTGTCTCGGGATTGGAAGCAGATAAAGACCCAACTAATCCCGCAGATGACCCCGATGCTTATGAACGAGGCATCAACCGAATGGCCGCTGGCGGAATCAAAGAAGCTGCCAACGGTGTCGGAAACATCCTCGACATGCTAACCAATCATGGTCAAGGTGGGCCGGGGCCTGTTAGCACTAAAGCGGCAGTTGCTTTGTACAAGGAGATTCACAAAGACGCTACGCCACAGCAGATTTCAGATTTTGCTAATAAGCAGATTCGTGCTCCGCAAGCGTTTCAGAAACCAATACAAGAAGCTATTAGTTGGTTGCACTCAGGGGGACAGCCAGACGGGTTTTGGGAAACGGTCGGTTCACTTGGAGAACAAGCAGCAGAGTGGCTTGGCGGCGAAGAAGCATTGAAACTTGCATCAGCGCCGATCAAGATTGTTGAAGGAGCACCTGAAGCCATTGACACAGCAAAGCACATCGCTTCTGCAAAGAATGTCATGACTGTTCTAAAGCTTAATCCAAAGTTAGCAGGTATTGTAGCTATCGGATTGAAAGCAAGTCAAACCGCATTAGGATCAGCCGCGCAGAATTATGTGCATACTGAAGACCCGAATTCGGCACTAAGAGCCGGTGAGATAGGAGAGGGACTAGGAGCACTTGGGGGAGCAATTGCAAAGCCTATTGAATCCATTTCCGATCAACTTGGAAACGTTGGGCCTAAAGTTGCGCAGATCGCAGGCGAGGATGTTCCGGTCGCGGCTACCCATCCACAACTTACAGGAGCACCAGCAAATGAAACTGCTACTAGTGCATTGAACATCAACAATCCTGAGAATTTAGAAACGACTGTTGAACCGGCAGGTAAAACCGATGCAGCAACCCCGGTAAAAAATACGCTACAGCATTTTTCCACACCAGCGGGAGCACAGAACTTTGTGGATACACAGGTACAGCCAGCCGCAAGGAAAGCACTTCAGGCAGGTCTGTCACAACCAGCGATTGATTCTGTAGACGCATTACGCACACTTCGTGGAGAGGCACCGCTAGCAGATGCTCCTCCGAAGTTGAAAACGACCGCCGCAATTGCGAAGTTCATGCAAGGTGAGGCCAAGAAAACTTACCAAACACTGGATGACGCAGCACAGCAGGACATTGATAAGTGGACCGAGCAATACGGCGAACAGGCACAGAGCAATGCTGTGAAAGAGGGTGCTCCTGATTTTGAGACGCAGTTTTCCAAGATGGGACAACCATCGACCGAGACTGCACCTAAACCAAAGATCACGATTCCAGAGAAGCCAAAGCTATTTACGGAATTGCAAGATCAAGTTAGAGATGCAAAGGCGACCATTGGAAGCAAGGCTTCATCTCAAGTAGACAAGCAAACTGCGATTCAGAATCTTCCAGTCTATGAGAAGGAAATGAAAGCATTCATGGCGAAGCATGGGGGTTTGGTTGATCCTGATGAGTTGTCAACTGCTAACTCTGTATACTCACAAAGTAAGAGATATGAGTGGTTGTCAAAGCAACTACAACGAGCAACGCAAGGTGCGGAAGGCGGGGGTCTATTTAAAGGTGATACTTTGAAGTATAGACCACAGGCTCTTGAGAGTCTTGAACGCCAATACAACATCCAGTTTGGAAAGACTGACGGAGAAGATGCCTTCAAGAAACTATTGGGACCAAAGGCATACAACAACTATAACGATGTGGTTAATGCTTTGAAGCGTCCAAGCACGGGCGGTGGTACATTCGTGGAATGGTTAAACAGTCTCCCATTAAAATCGGGAAAAGTGTTTGGCACAATCCCCGTGGGAGCATTGGCAGATCATTTACTGTTCGATCCAGATGCCGCGTCGGAAATTGCAGCGAAGTTTGAGGGTGCATCTAAACTTGCGAAGGCTGCGGGTGAACGAGTAGGTGCAACCACAGCGGCAACCGTGCGACCAAAGAACTCATCGTTGAACGATTCTTTGCAATCGGCATCTGGTGCTTTTCAATAAGGAGGATATTTGTTAAGACAAGATGATTTTTGCCGGTCGCAATTAGTCCTTGCAGGATGGAGACACGGACATATCTATGGGGGGCATCTCGGAAGCTGTTTAATCATGAGTTGCCTCGCTAACCGCCAGAAAGCGGGATGGGGACCATGGCTAGAGATTTTAGACACAATACCAAGGTATGCTGCCACAATTGAACAGCCTGAAGGGATACCCTCGATTTGGGAACCTAACTTCGTGAGACTCTTGCACGAAGTTGAATCCATCTCGGAAGGCTCCAAGGACTATGCAAACGGAGCAATGTATTGGTTTGACTCTTCGAAACCTGTCACCAATGAATGGTTCAAAGAGAAGCTTTTAGATAACAAAGAATCACATCCAGTAATAGGGAACATGAATTCCCTAATGTTGTTAAGATAGATTGGAGAATACATGATTGATCCCGTGACGATGGCAACACTTGTTACTCTTGGAAGTGAAATTCTGAAAATTTGGATACCAGCAGGGGCACTCTTGTTTGGGATATTCCGAGGATGGCTCTGGGTGAAAAATAAGTTTGTGAACATAGATGCGAACGTCATTGAGATGAAGAAGTCTCTAGACACTCATTTCGATGCATTACGTTCGGATGTGCAAGACCAGACAAAGACAATTGCCGGGGCACTATCCGAGCAGCGTCAAGATTTTAGAACATTCTATGCTCCCATGTTCCTGATGCAACAGTCACAAGTACAACAGGCTGCGGCTCCGGTGCGAGCTAAGAAGGCACCCCGAAAACCGGCCCGAAAGAAATAACTTGACAAATGGGCCAAACTATGGTAATATAGGGATGTAGTCAAAGTTCAATCACGGAGGATAATGTCTAATAAACTAGCGGATACCAGAGATGGTCTAATTGTTGATCTTAAGATCATGCTTAAGCAGTATGGAAAAGTAAGCCGAGATTTCTATAGACAGAAGGGGGCTTTTTCTGAAAAGGTTTGGAGTAAATATTTTCCAACCTTCAAAGATTTTCTAGCAGCGGCAGCACCAGAAGAAGCGAACAATACGGAAACTCATACTTCTGATGGAGACAACTGGGACATAACCCTTAAGGGGACGACGATTCACACGCTGCCAGAGTTGTTGGAATACTGCAAGGTTGACTTAGGAATCTGGGAAGTCGAACGCTTTGTTGTTAACAAATGGGAAATGGGTTATGCAACTGGACCCAAGGATGACCGAGAAGCGAAGTCACACCCATTGTTCCAAGTTAAAGCCACGCTTATCAAGCGGAAAGAGGTAGTTGATGCTCGTGCAGAACTTGACCGTCTCAAAGACGAATTCAAACGTACAGCGCCTAAAGTCAAACGCGCATCAGCCAAATCATTACTCGAATCTGGCAATATGTTAGAGGTAAACATTCCTGATGCTCATTTTGGGAAGATGGCTTGGGCAACAGAGACAGGTGGACGTAGTTATGACACTCCGATTGCTTCGGCAACGTTTCTCCGCGCACTTGATACGCTTATCGGGCTATCTCGCGGATTCGTCTTCGGAAAGATTCTTTTTGTTGTTGGGAACGATCTTCTCAACTCGGATGATGAACTTGGACGTACAACCAAGGGAACCTTTGTCAGTACGGATGGCCGGTATCAAAAGACTTTCTCAACAGTCCGCAAGACCGTCACTGAAGCGATTCACAGACTTCGTGAAATCGCGCCGGTTGAAGTCGTAATGGTCAGCGGTAATCATGACAATCTTGGAGTATGGCATCTCGGAGATTCCCTTGAGTGCTTGTTTGAAGGTTATGAGGATGTGACCGTAAGGAATGAACCCACGGCACGTAAGTACGTTCGCCATGGAAATGTTCTATTGATGCTCACGCACGGAGACAAAGGGAAACGTGAAGACTATCCGTTGCTCATGGCAACCGAAAGGAGCCAAGACTTTGGAGAAACCAAATACCGAGAAATTCACACCGGACACATTCACCAGACCAAACTTCAAGAATGGCATGGAGTTCGCGTTCGAATCCTACCGAGCCTTTCTCCCCCTGATGCGTGGCACAGTGAGAATGCCTTCGTCGGGCAACAACGCAACGCTGAGGCATATGTCTGGAATGAGGAACACGGTCTAATAGCAATGTTCTTCCATAACGATGAGACATTTCCAGAAATTACAACAGATCGAATACTGAAAGTTGAGTAACATGCAACAAGTGTTTTGGAGAAACTATATCGCATATGTCTACACACCAAGTTCTGATCTTTACGATGTAGAGATTGGAGATGTATTTTTGCATCAAAATGGAAGACGATACAAACTGGTTGAGCGCGACATAATCAAATGTATCATCGTCAAGTGGACATGGTGGGATGACTTCAAAGCAAAATTAAGAGGAGAAAAAGTCAATGTCATCAGCGCACCTACCAAGTGACGCACAGGCGCGGAAAGGAATGCCGATTTTCTCGGGAGTCCTCCGCTATTTCCCAGATGCTATTGCAGAAATTGCAAGAATCTCAAAAGCAGGGAATGATCAGCACAACCCCGGCCAGCCCCTACATTGGTCAAGAGAAAAATCAGCAGATCACCATGACTGCGCCTCACGGCATTTGATTGAATCCGGGACAGTCGATAGTGACGGATACCGCCATAGTGCCAAACTAGCATGGAGAGCATTAGCTATCCTACAGCTAGAACTGGAAGCTGAATTCGCAGCTAACGCAAAGCAGGATGCAGCACAACCTTGGATTCAGTTGTAGAGTCAAACCGGAATTTCAGGAGTAAAATATGCCGTTGGTCAAGAGCAAAAGCAAGAAAGCAATGAGCACCAATATACGCCGGGAAGTTGCAGCCGGTAAGCCACAAAAACAAGCCGTGGCGATTGCGTATTCAGTGCAACGTCGCGCAGGAAAGAAGCGCAAGGGGAAATAATGTCGAAACTAAGCAAGCCAATCTCAGGTGATCCACTCCCCATGAAGGAAAAGAAAGAAGACGGCGGTTGGTCGCAGTTCGAAGCGTGGGCGGGACAGGAATGGTTTGGAGGAGACAATCCGTACAAGGAGCGTTATGGCAGCAGCAACACCGTCAACACCACCAACATCAGTAATACCCCCAGTAAGTTCCCTAAGCCAAGTGGAAAGCGCAGCAACTAGTTGGTTTAAGACACACGAGACATTACTGATCGTGTTCATGTCCTTAATCGTAGGGACATTTCTGGTTTACAAAGGACTGGATATTGTATCCAGTTACGAGAATCACAAAGCCCAACAAGCCATCGCGGTCGTGCAGGCACAGAGCAATCAGAATGCTGCTGATTTGACCACAGTGAAACAAACACTTGCTGCCTATCAAACGGCTCTTGCGAACGCTACCACGGCCAATCAGACGTTAGCACAGGCTGTGACAGCACGTAACACAGTTGTAGTCAAGCAAGAATCGACCGACGCCACTCTTCCTCAGTCCGCATTAGGGCAGAGATGGGAAACATTGGTAAACGATACGGGTGTGACTCCAACTCCTACTGGATTTGCGGTCCCGGAGAAAGCAGCCCTCGATACGGTACAATCTCTTGAGCAAGTTCCGGTTTTGACGCAGGATGTGAAAGACGCTCAGGCTCAGACGGCCAATGATCAAATCGCACTGACGCAGGCTAACAATGTAATAGATCAAGGAAAAACTTTGGTAACCGGCCTACAAAATCAGTTGACAGATGAGACGAAATCGTGTAGTATTCAATTATCGGCTGCAAAGGCAGCAGCGAATAAGGGCAAATTCAAATGGTTCGGTATCGGATACGTTTCTGGATTCGTTAGCGGACTAGTGGTAGCGATTGTAAAGTAGTGGGCCAGTAGCTCAATTGGGAGAGCAATCCCCTTGCACGGGATAGGTTGCAGGTTCGATGCCTGTCAGGTCCACCAAAAGTTTTGCCCTGTTAGCTCAGTTGGTCAGAGCATAACTTTTACAAAGTTGGGGTCGGAGGTTCGAATCCTTCACGGGGCACCAAGAGGTTGTATGCATCATAAACACCATGTCGAGGATGTAGCTTGGGACATTTTCATAGGACCGTTCTACTTCACTTGGGGAATCCTGAGATGGATTTTTGAGAACTGGGATTAACTGAAAGGGGCATATGGACGCAGCACGCGAGGAAGCACGGGCAGCACGAATTGAGCAGCGCCGAATCCTTGGGGACTACTACCGGGAGCTATCGGTCAACTATTTGGACTATGAGGTTCTAGCAAAAACCATTGGGCCAACTCTGGCATTTCCAGCGCGTCCAAATATTCCAGAATACGAGAACGCTTAAGGAAAATATGCGATCTACAACTTATTGTCGTAAACTAGAAGATGGAAGTGGCTTTGTCATTGTAAGAACCATTTTCAAGAGGTATAAGAATTTTAATACTCCTTCCTATATCGACCAGCAATGGGAAGAAGCTTTAGCGACGGGTACGACGAAAGACGAAGCATGGTCAAATTACCGTCTAAAGGTTTGAATTGTATCGGGTTCGTTTAGTGGCAGGACGGCAGGCTTTGACCCTGCTCGCTGAGGTTCGATTCCTTGCCCCGGTGCCAAGATTGGAGAGAAATGAAGAGACTGGCAGTATTTCTTATCGTATTGGTAACAATGTGTCTGCCCGATCTTGGCGGTCATCTTAACTGGTACGCTGAAAAACAGAATGCAGGATTCATGCCAGTATGGTGCTATGATACAGGCATGAAGATGTCGGTCGATGAAGATTCACGCCATGTGGAATTAACCAAATCGAGCAAGGTCCCATATCTGTCCGATATTTTCCCCATGTATGTGTATTCATTTGAGGATAGCAAATTCGAATTAGATGGAGTAATGAGCATAGGCGATCTACTTCTATGGAGTGGCTACGTCGGTTTCTTTTTCTCCCTGTTCTATTTGTTGGTGCTTTTGTTGGATGATTTGGTGACAGTTCTTTGCAGGTTTAGACATTGAGCGGGATTGTTTTGTAATGGTAGCATATCGGTCTTCCAAACCGTAAGGTATAGGTTCAAATCCGGTATCCCGCTCCATCTACCAGTGGCGAAGGGGTTTAACGCGGTCGGCTGCAACCCGTCTATTCACAGGTTCGAATCCTGTCTGGTAGTCCATTTGGAGGTACACATGACATACGTGGTGAAAGCACCGTCCAGCGCGGACGCAGGCAAGCAAATCCTCCTTAAGATCACAGGCGTTGATTATTTCGAGGTAAACGCAGGAACACTTTTGTTCTACAAACGTTCTAGTAAGAATCCGGTTAAAGCATTCGGTCCGGGTGGATGGTTTTACGTTCTTGAGAACGACAAGAAATAGGAGATACATGAAGCACACAATTGAAAAACTACTTCTGACAGCAGCGTTGCTGTTCGGCTCACTCACTGTCCAAGCACGGGCACAAGCACCAACGGTCACCCTGCCAAGCGCAACCGCTAGTCAGAGTAATCTGTCATGGACTAACTCCGCAAATTGTACGGCTGCTACCCCCTGTCTTATCAATCCGTATCGGATTGGTGGGCAATGTCCGGCGAATCTTGCAGGCACAACTGGCTGGACTCAACTACCCGCTACAGCGGCACAGGCAACTTCGGCAACGGACACAACCGTGGTAGCTGGTCAAACCTATAGCTACGTGGTTGAAGCAACATTTGTATCTGGCGGAAGTCCTAGTGGACCGTCGAATTGTGTAACTGTTTCAATCCCAAACGTACCGGGCGTCCCAACGGGCCTGAACGCGACCGTCACAAACTAGTATGTAGGGAAATTTGGACCTTTGGCGGTTGGGTGAAGGTCTGCGAAAATAAGTAATCGACATGTGCCCACGCAAATCCTCTGTGCCGTATCCGGGTCAAGGAGTTAGTACATGAAGCGTGCCCTTCCCTCTAGTCGGGGAGAAGTTGACCTATCCGATTAGCGGCTGGCGAGATGAAGGGATTTGCCACGGTAGCTCAGTTGGTTAGAGCGGCAGTTTTGTAAACTGCGGGTCGGGAGTTCGAATCTCTCCCGTGGCTCCATATTCCTACACCTTAGATGCATTCACTATTAGGTGTTTGTATGACAACGGAATGCTAAATTGGAGGCAGTATGGCGAAGCAGTTATTGTTTTCTCTTACTGCCAAGGATTTTGATTTTCAATACTTCACTGTGAGTGGTCACGGAGGGTCTGGAAAAGATACATCCAACACAGGTGCACGGTGCATTCATCGTGCGTCCGGTGCGACCGGAGAAGGCCGAGAAGAACGTAGTCAACTCAAGAACAGACAAAGCGCATTCGGTAAGTGTGTAAAATCCAAAAAGTTTCAGGCATGGCACAAATTAGAAACTATGCGTCGTCTAGGGCTACTCAAAGACATTGAGAGTCGAGTTGATGAGCAAATGAAAGACAAGAACTTAAAGATTGAATACATCACAGGAGATTAAGCTAGAGGGAAACTGACCGGCTCCAACCCGGTACTCAGAGGTTCAAATCCTCTATCTCCTGCCAATTTTAGAGGCACCATGCAACTAAGCGATCAAGGGGCAGCATTTATTGCTAGCTTTGAAGGTATCAAGCTTGTACCGTATAACGATTCAAATGGATGGGCAACAGTCGGCATTGGACATTTGATCCGTAAAGGTCCGGTACTACCAACTGACCTACCGATCACACTGGCGCAAGCCTATGACTTATTCCGGCAGGATGCAAAAATTGAAATCTCTATCATTGGCATCTACGTTAAGGTTCCAATCAATCAGAATCAATTTGATGCCCTCTGCTCTCTTTCCTACAACATCGGTGTCGGCAACTTTATGCGATCACCGATCCCATCCCTCATCAACAGCGGCCAGTTAGATCAAGTCCCCGCTGCGTTTCTCATCCACAACAAGGATGCTAAAGGCAACATCCTACGCGGCTTGACTCGTAGACGTGAGGCCGAAGTTGCAGTATTCAACAAACTAAGCTAACCCACTGCTAGAAGATATAGCGGTCACTCCGGGTGCCTAAAAAGCACCCGGCTTTTCGTGTCTTTGTGGCACGTTGTATCAATTACCATCGGAGAAAGAAATGCCAAGGGCCATAGACCCCAAGTTACTTCAGTTCGGATCGTTATCCGAAACCATCATAAATTCTAAATACGCACAATTTCCAACACAACAAGATAAACAAACATGGCCCGAAATTGCACGCAGAGTTGCTAGCAGCGTTTTAAGTGCAGTTCCAGCGTCACAGTCTTTGATAGATGAGTTAACATACCGCATATCAATTCGTCAAATCATTCCCGGAGGACGTTACCTGTACGCGGCAGGACGGGATTACCACCAAGTCCAGAACTGCCTGCTGATGAGAGCGGAGGATAGTCGAGAGGGTTGGTCCGAAATCATGCATAACGCGTCCATGGCCCTTATGAGCGGTGCAGGCATCGGAATCGAGTATTCGCCTGTCCGAGAGGCCGGGGCGCTTATAAAGCGAACTGGAGGTCAAGCAACAGGTCCTACAGCCCTCATGCAGATGGTCAATGAGGCAGGACGGCATATTATGCAGGGAGGCAGTCGCCGGTCGGCTATCTGGGCCGGTCTAGGATGGGATCACCCAGACATCTTCACCTTCATTGACATTAAGAACTGGTCACCTGAAGTACGAGCACTCAAAGCCAAGGACTTCAATTTTCCCGCTCCTATGGACGGAACAAACGTCTCGGTAAGACTTGATGGAGAGTTCTTCAAGGCGTATAATGACCTTGAGCACCATAAACACGACCATGCTCACTCGGTCTACTGGAAAACTATTCACCAGATGCTCAAGACCGGGGAACCGGGATTCAGTATTGACACAGGAGAAAACGAGGGAGAAACACTACGTAATGCTTGTACTGAAGTGTCTAGCTCTGATGATTCTGATATATGCAATCTTCTCAGTATTAACATGGCTAGGATAAATACACTGGAGGATATGCAAGCCTGTGTGGAAGTGTCCACGGCTTTGCTAGTTGCCGGTACGGTTTACTCGCACGTTCCATACGACAAGGTTGCAGAGATTAGGACCCGTAATCGCCGCTTAGGTCTGGGTTTGATGGGACTCCACGAATGGTTGATTAAGCATGGTAAACAATACGGGCCGGACGATGATCTGAAGAAGTATCTGGAGATTTATGAGCAAAGCACCCTACACGCCCATGGATGGGAACGAAAGTGGGGACTCTCTCTTTCTGCAAAGACTCGTGCAATTGCACCAACAGGAACTATTGGAATTGTGGCAGAGACAACTACAGGATGCGAGCCAATCTTCTGTGTGGCGTTCAAGCGGAGATATTTGCAGGGGAAGGTCTGGAACTATCAATACGTTATCGAATCCATCGCACAACGACTTATAGAACAGGATGGAATTGCACCAGATCAAGTTGAGGATGCCTATTCGATCACGCCAGAACGCCGGGTAGAATTCCAGACGTGGCTTCAGCAATACGTTGACCATGGGATTAGCAGCACGATCAACCTACCGGCATGGGGAAGTCCGACGAACAATGAAGACACAGTTACAGACTTCGGCAATATGCTTATGAAGAATTTGCCGAAACTTAGAGGGATCACGTGCTACCCAGATGGAGCACGAAGCGGTCAGCCTCTAACGGCGGTCAGTTACAAGACAGCCATGAAGCACAAGGGACAGATATTTATTGAGTCTCAGGATGTGTGCGATTGGACAAAAGGCGGTACGTGCGGAAACTAAATAGAAAGGCCCCGAATTAACGGGGCCTCTTTTCGAATGTCACAGCTTTGATTCGTTGTACTGCACGATTGGTCAGTTCACTGAATAGTTTGACCATATCTATTGCCTCAAGATTGTATTTCTGTTCAATTTCCTCCACTGACCTGAGAAGATCAACCTTGGCTTGAAGCGCGTTATGCTCATGCTTGTACTTTTTTAACGACTGGGCCATGGTTCTCCTTAGTCATCGTACGCTAGGCTCTCGTACTTGGTGAAGTTGTTGACTTGCGCATAGACCTTACGGGTGAGAATCAAGCGATGCTCTGGCGTCCGATACTCGTAGACTCCCTTCAGACCGTTGAACGATACCAAGTTCTTCGGTTCGAAGTAAACTTCGTCGTATTCCTCGATAGGTTCTGCCGCCTTCTTGCCCTTGCCCACCTTGGGATGCACACGGTGGATGTACTCGATTCCGAACTGCCGGAACGGGTTAACTCGAACTTCATTCTTTTCGTGATCCAGACGGACAAGTTCCTTTCCATTGAGAAGTTCAAACTGGGCCGTGTAAGTCTCGCTCCATTGCTGCGACATCTTGACATTAAGCATTTCCATCGCCTTGACTGGAGTCTCATCGTAGCGATTGCACTCTTCTACGATGGCTTGTAGAATGTCGAAGCTAATTGGGTTGACCATGGAAGCGATTACGCCAAGGTTGCTTAAGTTCGCCTTGTTCTTGAGATTCTCCTTGCCATACTCCAAGATGAAGTCTCGGCTCAAACCGATGAACTCAAGCGAGTAGTACAAGCGTCCCGGACGATTCTGAAGATGATCGTTGATCCCGAGATAGTTGTTAGTGGTCAAGACTAGCAGCTTCGTGGTTGTGAAGAATCCATCGAACAGTGTCAAAAGACCTTGTTGATCGTCTTTGGTATACACCTTCTCGAACTCATCGAACAGAATAATGCAGGGCTGCGTGATGGACTGGAGAAACGTATTAAATGCGTCTCCGGTGTAACTGTTGTTGACAATCAGAGTCGGATAGCCGCGAGTGAGCCCTTCGATGGATAGCTTCTTTGCCAGTAAGGTCTTTCCGCTTCCCTTCTCGCCGCTCAGAAGCACGCCCGTGCTCTTGTGCTTACGATCCTCGAACGTGTTCAAGATGCGATCAGCCTTGTCGATCACGTCGCCGTAAAGACGGCTCGGCAATTCGAAGTCGGGAGCGATTCTCAAGAAGAACCCAATTCCCGGTGCCGCATCGACGAGATATGTGCCAACGGGAAGCTTGGAAAAACGCTGTCCCGGATTGTCTGCGCCAAGCATGAAAATGTCCTCACGCCTGAAAAATGTTGGTGCCTGTGGTTGACTCATTTCAATTCCTTTCGTTGATCGGTTAGATGTGCTTTACTGTTAATCCAAGCGCGCGTAGTGCGGCCTCTTGTATGGTCAGTTCCCCTTTAGGATTAATCCAACAAATGGATCGGTCCTTCTGTGATGCCAATGGTGATCCTACAATTGATCCGGTAAGAATCCCGTTGCAATCGCATTGTCCGACCCTCAGCTTCAAGGACAACTCTGGTTCATGCTCCTTTGGAGTTGGTGCTCCTACTGTGATCTTCATCATCCCTCCAGCAATCTCTTACGAATTTCCGTTACGTTTTCGTAGCGGTGCATTTCCCCGTTCTTGAATACAGGCTTGTACAGACCTTCTTTTTCTTGCTCCTCGGTCTGATTTTCATATAGTACAAAGTTACCGTGCTCCTTCTCAACTCGCAGTAACCCACGGGCCGAATTCTTCATTCCGGTATCGGTCTTAGGCTGCTTGAATAGGGGCAACTTCTTTCCGTTTACCTGTCCCCATGTTGCCTTGATTGCTGTCCCAAGGCTGTCACGGGTCACGTAGTTGTATGTGTAGCTCCCTATTCCGAACACGATGTTAGATGACGCGAATCCTTTAGCCTTCAGGCCCTCTAGGATTGCTTCTGCACGTGCCAGCGAGATACTATCGCCGTAGATCAGACCTACGTGGGGGTCAAGTTCTTTATAGCCCTTCTCGTTGATTGTCCCGCCAAACTCGTCCCAGAGACATTCGACTGCGCCTTTGAATTCTGGTAATTGCCAGTCATATCCATACTGGTCATCACCCACGATGATCTTTACAGGATCACCACTGTCCGGCCTGAAGACAACCTTACCATCCCGGCTCACAATTTCATTGTGCAACTCGTGCGTGAATTCAGTCAGCACCTTCCAAAAGTCCCACGTATCAGATACGATGCTAACGATTCCTTCTGGATAGACTTTGTTAATCAACCTACGGAAAGTATTAATCTCCGTTTCTTCCCCACCCATGCACATCACTGAGTGTTCTGTTGCCGGTACACTGCCGCCAAGGAACGTGTCTGCTCCAAAGTAGTAGTCTTCCAGCAAATCCAGTGCGACAATCGTGTCGGTTCCTGTGAAACTCAACAGGTGCGCAGCCCCGGACGTTGCCGCGTCTTCAATCCCGCTCATACCACGGAAGGAGAAATCATGTCCCTGCCATGGTACGAATGCTTTGGGAGCACCAGTCTTATCCGCATAGTAGTCGAACATGCGCCGGTACTCATACGCCGTGGTTGCGGACGTAATCATTTTCCAGATTTCAGCAGACAACTGCGTTTCAATATAGTTTGTCAGCCAGCCGAAATCCTGATGTGTGTTTTGGATCGTAAAGACCGGAACACGAATGTCTACTCTGGACCCTTCAGGTAGAGCCTTGATAAGCAATGGAAGGTAACCAAGGTCGTGCAGCTTTTCAATATGCTCCGTTGAAACCTTGTCACGACCAAGAGCAAGGTCCATACGCCGCTTGTACCGGGCAACAACCTTCTCCTTTGGTTCGTTGAAGAAGTTTGCTTCCCACGTGTCAATCAGCATGTTCTGGCAGAAGTATTGCAGGCCAAAGAACACCACTTTGTTGTCGAACCCACGGACCTCACCATCAATGCCGTTCCAATGCTGGAATAGCTTACCTGACCGGCAGGTAAAGTTCGAATATACCTTTTCGGTCTTGACCGGGTACTGTGCGTAGTGCCCGGTCTTGTAGAAGTCAGTTGCGTGTAGTGGGAAAATCTTCATATAATCTCCAATAGAGGGTTAGTTTCGTCCACATTGGGGAACGGAAAGGCTGTGAATACCTTGTTGAAGCAGCCTAGCGGTTCCAGTCCTTTCGAAAAGATACCATGTGTCACATAAAGATACACATAGGCATCCGTGAGGGGCCGAAGCTTCTTTTCTAGTTCTATGAACGTTCGGCCCCCATCGCAAATGTCATCCACTATTAGGAAAGATTTATTCCCAATGTGGTCAGAGTAAACAACCGTATCGGTAATAGCCCCGGTGCTCACGTCTCGAATTTTGTCGGCACGGACCATTGGAAGTCCGGTCTTCTGTGATACTTTTAGAACCTTTTTGATTGCTCCTGCATCCGGGGCAACTAACACAACATCTCCGCTAACTCCGACAAGACGTTCATTTAAAATATCCTGTACCTCAACATTCTTCACTCGATCAATCAGAGCGAGAGCTACATCACTATGAACATCACAGATTCGGACTACATCGAATTTTAGCGAATTGATGAATTGTGCGATGACTGCAAGAGAAAGAGATTCTCCCGGCGCACACACTCTATCCTGTCGTGCGTAGGGTAGATATGGAATGTACAATTCGATTTTAATTGACGCACCATATTGACGCCGTAGGGCATCTGTTATCATTGCAAGTTCCATGATCTTGTCCGATGACGTAAGAGCACTAGTAATCGTAAATGGACGAGTTAAGTCTCCATTGAAGTAAAGAGATGACTCAAGCTTCACGCTTACTTCTCCCCCGGAGAATGTGAAACTCTTGAATGGAATTAATTGTCCTGAATGCAGAATCGTTGTCATATTTACCACTCTACCACGGTTGTGTCCTTTTGTCAAGGACTATTTTACCGATTGTCTCCCTCAGATTTGACTACCCCACGTTCCCGGCGATCCGAAAGCTTGGCGATGTTGGCCGTAGCAATTTCCTCTAGAGGAATATTAAGTTCGTTCGCAATGGCCGCGATATACCAAAGAACATCTCCGACTTCTTTGATTAGTTCCGTCTTTTGTTCCGGCGTCAAGGTGTTCAAACTTGGAAAGATTCCGCTGTTTCTCCACCATTTCTTTACTTTGTCAGCGGCCTCTCCGCTTTCCCCCGCCAACCCTAGTGCCGGATAGACAAGATTCTCTCCGATTAACGGGTAACCGGCTGTAGAGACTGCTGCTTTTTCGTATTCGTCAAATGTCTTCATTTCTCTCCTTGTAAATTACAGAGGCAGGTTCCGTACAGCGGGGTCCTTACTTTGAATCCAGCGGCATGTTTATGACCGCCCCCGCCAAGCTTCTTGGCAATTTCCGACACATCAAGTCCATTTTCATCTGATCGAAGACTGTACACAAAGCCTTCTCCATCATAATAGAACGTCGAAGCAAAGGGTTCTCCTTTGGCTAGCAAGTTTCCCATATCACTTGAGAACGTATACGGTACGTTTACTGTCCACACATTATGCCCGTATATATCAATGCGGAACTTGTTGGCTGATAATTCGAGTGTATCTTTGGCCTTTGCTGCAAGAATCGCGGCCCCTGCGTCAGCTACTTTTGTGAATTGGAATGACACGTCTTCACTGAAACGATTCCAATTTTCAAAAGTGTAGTCAAGGCTAAATCCATAAGCAGAAACAACTCCGGTAGCTTTCAACTTAAAACGCCATAAATCCCTATCCTCCACAAATTCTACAAGATGTGGAACTTTGTCGCTAGGGTGAAAGTATTCCCAAGTAATCCGTGCGCCGGATTTCTCCATGTTAAAATGTACGGACACATTTGGTGCAAGTTCGCCAGCAAGGTCCGATTCAGCCGTTTTATGGTGATCCAGAATAACAATGTGCTCGGCTGTCAATGCCATGCCTAGAATAACAGATCGCTTATAGCTGAAATCAACCATATATACTCGACGGCCCGTAACATCCGGGGGAGGGTCACCGTGTTTTGCGGGGTAAAACTCCCAGTCAGGATGTGATTTCCATACAGCCCATGCTGCTGTAAATCCGTCTTGACAGTTGCCGTGATAAATTACCAAAGGTTTAGTCATTTCTCTCCTTTGTTGACAGGTAAACGGCCAGCCACCAAATCGCTGTGACAAATACGTTTACAAATGGTATGCTACTTATAAGCAGGTTGAACACCATCTCTCCGGTACTTGCGCAGCCGTCCTTCCTGTCGGCAGCTTGTAAAAACAGGAAGCTACCAAAAAAACTTCCAACCCACGCTAGCCCAAATAAAAATATGCTCATAGTCCCCTCACCTGTTCTAGCAAGTCCGCGACCGCTTCCTCAAAAGTATCGCCCAAACCCTCGATTGGATCATACATGGCTCCCATACCGTCAATAGTCAGATGGTATTCGTCGTCGTTCACATAGATTCGTATGTTACCTTCAAGTGTTAGCAAGTGGTGTCCCCCTTCCGCCTTCAATAGATGCCGGGTCCTTGGGAACTGAATTGACTACTCGATATACGGAGTATTCCAAGTCTCGATCTGTCAACCCGTACATCGAATCCAGTGTTGCTTTCAGAACCTCGGCGGCTGTGTAAAATTTAATTAGCCGTTCCTTATCATCTTTTGAGTAGACCCCACGCTTTCTCATGATCTGGAAACACGCATCGAGGGATTCCAGATAGTCACGGAGATGTTCTTCGCGGGTGCCTATGTCTTCAAGCTTGGGTTCCGGCTTCGGTTCCCGTATCGGTTGCTCCGGTACTTGCTCCATTTGGTTCCTCCCTCTTGAATTTGGAACGCGTTACTTTGCACGGTTGCTCACACTGACCGCACCGCCAGCTACCAAGCGGAGACTCACTAAACTTGTTCTCAGCTTTGTCCTCTGATTTCCGCGTGCAGGCGGGTTTCTTGGCCTGTACCTTGCAACACACACTTGTGTACAAGAATACTGGGTCCTGTGGCTTTGACGCTGGCACATGCTTCTTGTGCCGTGCGTTCCGGTTTTTCTTATTCTGGTTTCCCACGTCTATCCCTTTCAGTTGCAGTCTGTGAATCCCCACTCCCGTTGCTTAGGCCCGGTCATAACTAATGACCATGATTTTCCATACGGGGTGATAATATTGTGCTTGAACGCTGCTGGTCTATAAAGCAAGCTACCAGCCCTTCTCCTGTCAAAATGCTTATCACTCTCTTCCAAGTAACCATTCCACAGAATCAAAGTCCAAAACCACCACGGATGATCGTGACAGTGTGGATGCCACTCTGGTGCAGTCAGTTCATGCAGATAGAGGTTGAACCATCTGGACTTGATGAGAGTGTATCTGTAAAACACTTCACCCAGTTCAGTCCAGCCAATCTCTTTCCACGGAAGAAACTTACGCAGTAATTTGACCATTTTACACCGTCAACAGTAACTTGGTTCCCTTGGGTAATGGAGTGCATCTCCAGCCCATCTTGCTGGCAGTCGAATGACTTAAGTGCTCACTCTGTCCAAGACTGGGCCAGATTTTCAGATACCCTCCAATGGTGTTCTTCCAAACCAGTAGACTCGAATCTCCATCTATCATTGCCAAAGTATCGGAATCGAGTTCCTCCAGAGAATAGGTTGCTTTAACAGAAGGGTCCTTTTGTAATTCTATTTTCATTTGTCCGCCTTTCGGATTTCGGTCACCTTGTCGGTGACGGCCTTCCTCAACTCTGAATCCAGCCTAACACACTCTATGACATTTGTCAAGCCCTGTGCAAGCTTTTTTTCACCAAAACTATAGTAACCGTTGTTGGTCTTGTCCAAGGCTCCTACCTTCACTGCATATTCGATGAAGTCAGTTTCCTTTTCGATTCCTAATCCGTACATCAATCGCACAGTGGTTGACCGCATTGGAGAGCCTACCTTGTTCTTTACAGCTTTAATCTCCAACTCGTGGCCCAATGGTGCATCCTTCTCACCGATAATAGCTCTACGGCGCACATCAAGACGAACACTGGCGAAGAACTTTAGAGCACGTCCCCCAGTGGTCACTTCCGGCGATCCGAACATGACGCCGATCTTCTCACGAATCTGGTTAATGAAGACAATTGTGATACCATTCGCTGACGCCTTGCCACGAAGCTTGCGCATAGCTTGAGACATAAGACGGGCATGTAGGCCCATATTGGAGTCTCCCATTTCTCCCTCTAGCTCCGCACGGGGCACCAGAGCGGCCACAGAGTCAACGATGATGAGACTGACAGCCTTGGAGTCAATCAGAGCCTCCACAGTCTCTAGAGCCTGTTCTCCGCTGTCCGGCTGTGCAATCAGCAGTTCGTTCACATTTACACCAAGCTTGGCCGCGTAATTAATATCGAGCGCGTGCTCGGCGTCCACGTATGCACAAATACTATCCGTAGCCTGTTGCTCACAGGCAACTAGATGCAGACAGAACGTTGTCTTACCAGATGACTCAGGACCATAAACTTCAATGATCCGGCCTCTAGGGATTCCACCACACTCAAGAACTCCATAATCAAGTGATGGAAGTTGTGTACTAATGACAGGAATATCCAGACCTAGACGTTTGCCTAGAATCTGGATTGATCCTGTCGTGTCGAATTGTTTGTTGAGAGACTTCTCTAACAGCCTAAGCTGCTCAAATCGGTCTGCCTTGGTTGCTGCTTTTGGTGCCTCGGTTTTACCTGCTTTGGCTTTTGGGGCCGCGTCTGCCCCGGCATGTGCCGCAGCTAGGTCTGATAGTACACTCATCTGTCCCTCAATAGTTGTGTTTGAAAAATTTCCACGTATCTCGGCTGCGTCGGTCTAGTTTTAGCCAATCGAGAATGAAAGAAAAATCGTACAGCTTCTTCATGGTCTTCGAAAAAATCTGTAGTCATACTGTCTTCCCAATGCGAGGAAACAGCCCATCCGTTTACAACCTTAATCGGTGGTAGTCTGTACTTCTGGGTTTTGATCTGTTGATCCCAACTCATTTTGCTCCTGTTCTTTTTGCTGCTCTGCTTGTTGCTTCCACTGTGCGACGGTGGACATGAATTGTAACCAGCGGCGGAAGAACTTCTCTCCCTGAAGTGCTACTATGATGTTGTCTTCATTCTTTACGTGCATCTCATCAAGCTGCTGGACTATCTTTCCGTTGTTGTTGAACCATGCAAACCAGCAGGTTTGGCAATTGCGCTGTCTGGGTTGCTTGTGCAGGTTCAATCGGTGACCGCATCCCGCTACACGTGGATGGCGAACGGTCACGTATAGTTTACGCAGCTTTCGCGCTTCAGCGGGTGTAGGTGGTTTTTGATCAGTTGTGTCAATTAGCTCGTAGTGTTCTGCTGTCGGCTCCTCTGGCTTTACCTGCTCAATGGATTCGGTTGGCTCGTTCATGCTCCCTCCTCAGCAACATTATTCCAATTATCCAGAACCAGCTTTACTATAACCTTTGGGTCCAACGGCTCTCTGCTGATAAATGGAACTATTCCTTCGGCTTCATATTCAATTAAACGTTGCTCTAACGGTGTCAGCTTCGGCTCAATAAAACCGTATTTCTGAAGTAGCTGCTCTTTTTCTACTGCGTTAGCTGCTTCCTTAATCTCGGTAACAGCAAGGTCCAACTTTGTGTCTTTCATGGTAATCCTTTCATTGTTTGGTTACGGTGAAATAGCGTGAGACAGGACTGATTTTTCGTGCCACAAGAATCCTGCCAATGTATTGTTCCAATTCAGCTCGTTCCTTCTGATTGAACATTGGCCCCGTTTCGAACCAATATGTTCCCAAAAACAAGACGTTAAGTGCTTTGCCGAACTCTGGGTGATGCTTCTGAAATACTGCCAGCCCATCATCCACGGCTGAATCTACGTCACAAAAGAAATCAAGTTGATTCGGTCGTGCTTGGTTTACTGGACTCGGTGAGTCACGTTGAGGCTCTGCTACTGATAACGAACTGCGCGATTTCAGTAATGAATAGTGACCTTCTATTGGCTCTGGATGAGCATATGGGTCGCCCAATACCTCGTCAAAAGCGGCCTTATATTTTGCGGCGAGTTCTGCTTTTTTGTTTTTCTTTTGTCCCATCCCCTTTCCCCGCTGCATTGAATTTCGCTAGCAGCTTTTTTCTAACTTTGGTCCCAACTTCTCCCGGTGCCGTGAATCGATGCTGTCTCAGAACTACCCAAAACGGCGGTTCCTGAAAATAAACTACCGCATTTTGCAACCGTTCCAAGCTGTCTCGAAACAGAGCAATGCCTTTGTTGCACGGCCAGCAAAGAAGTCCTCTTACTTCTCCAGTCTTATGGTCATGGTCTACTGCAAGCTTGAGAGGAATCCCTTTCTTGTTTAGTCGTTTCTTGCAGATGAAACATACACCTTGTTGATATTCCAATACTCTGTTGAACTCGGCTAGCGTAATGTGGAATTCTCGTCGCAACCGTAAGTCTTTGGCTCTCTCTTTAGCTGTCAATTTTATCCCTTGCCGTAGTCTGAAAAGTATCCCAGATCAATCAGCTTTGGTTGTGCGTCATCCATTCCTATGTTGCCTGAGTGCATGTCCACGCCGCCAGTTCCTTCTGTTGCATAAGGCCAAATAGCATGAATCAAGTCGTTAATTACACTCGCCAGAACGTGACCGTGTGATCCTTTAATCGGCTTGTAGAAATGCACAAGCATGATCCCGGTAGACTTGTCGCAGTAATAAATACGCGGCATATACTTCTTGAGCGGTGCGTAGACTTTGAATCTTTTAATGCTACGCACGGCTCTGTCTTCGGCTACAGAGTGACGCCTGCAATCTTGATGGTCTGTTGCAGGTATCTTTATCACGACCGGCAATCCTGTAATCTTATGGGCTGTCCGATAAACACCACAACCAATTCTTCTGGTTTTAATTCCTAGAGCATGAATATCGTCCAGACTTTTTGGTTTATGCTTGTCAAACAGTCCCACAAGTTTGCCTATTCTTGTTTCAGTCCGGCTCATTAGATCACTATATCCCCGTCCACATCCTTCCACGTTCCATGGGCCGCTTTCAGTGCATCAAGAGGCATCTGCTGATTTTCTAAGTTTGCCTCTTTCAACATTCCGTTGCCCATCGGCTCTTGCATTGCCTTGATCTTGCCTTCGTTCAACTGACTGAAGGTGCTTGTCGCCCCGTCACACCAGACGGTTGTCTCTCCTCCTGCACTGTATCGAGAGATTGCACACGTGACCAACGTTTCAGGTGCAAAGGTCACACTGCTCTGTGAGAATGCACCGGCTGCAAATGTCTCCTTGCTGATGCCTCCTATACGGTTACGGTTGAGAATAAGGGTACAGTCACAGTCTTTAGCGATCTGTGATGCACCGTCAATGTTTGGAATCGCCGTGAGTTTGTTTTCTCCAACGCGATTTGGTTGGAGGATTCTCACGATCTGCGCACCGTAGTCTTTACCGATCTGCGACGTGCGCTTGCTAATCTCTGAGAGCCACTGTGTTCTATTCTTGCTGCCAATAGTAATGTCACAAAACCGTTGAAGGTTATCCAACATGATCCATTTCACACCATAGCGTCTGATACAGTCGATAATTAACTTGTAAATGTCATCCATGGTTTGGAACTTTGGATAACATAGATACAAGTTGCCCGGTCTGTTCGCTGCTATCTCCTTGACTCCGGGAATTGCGGACTTGAATAACTGGGTTAACTGCTCTGCTTCGGCTGCGTCCTTTGGTAAGTTGTCCGCGATCTGCGCTTTGTGACTGACCCATTTACGCGCCAGCTTTGCACGTGTCATCTCACCACAAATGATGATACCGTCTTCCCCATAGGTATCAACCATGTACTCGATAAGGTTCATACCGAACGTAGTCTTGCCAATTTTCTCTTCGGCAAGAATGTCGATCACATCGCCTTCGTCGAACTGTACGATACTTGACAGCAGAGGCCAAACGTATTTCTGTCCGGCTCCCTTTCCATCTAGCTCCTCGGTAAATTCGTCAAGCGCGTCCGTGGCTTTTGCTACTCCGTCAACATCGAATAGCTCGGCTTCAGTCTTTAGCTGTTCGAATCCTTCAGCAGTCCCGCCGTGTGTGAACCACTCGTTAAGGTCCTTGCCGGGTCGTTCGTTCCCTTCCTCAGTTGTAACCATGAAGTAAGGGAGGGTAATTTTCCAGCAACGTTCAATTCCGATTCTCGATGCCAGCGTTTGCGCTGCACGTTGCCCAACTTTGTCACTGTCGTAGCAGACATAGATTTTCTCCAATCCTAGTTTGTCGAGTGTTTCAATCCACTCCGCTTTCTTGATGTTCGCTCCGGGGACTCCGCAGATATTGGAAATCCCTTTGTCCATTGCTGCGATGCAATTGGCCTCACCTTCTACCAGAACAACATCCTTGATGCCGTCCTTGAGTGCCTCACCGTTGTAGAGAGTTGAATCCCATCCTTTTGGTGCTGCAAAATCCTTGGGAACTTTCTTAAGATCGTTCGGGTCCGGGAGTGTCCTGAAGTGTGCCCAAACCGTGTTTCCATTTACTAGGTACGGGTAGACAAGTGCGCGGGTATCCTTACCAGTCGATTTGAAGTAGTGCTTGGTAAGCCCAAGCTTCTGCTGCTTGATGATGTTGAGGGAGAATCCCCTGATGTTGCACAGATAGTCAATAGCCTCCTCATCCGCAAGTAATGCCGCGTGACAAGCATCTGTATCGGGTAGCGGGTCGGTTTTCTTTTCACTGTTTCCCCAATCCTTCTGTGAACTTACGCCGGGAACTACAAGACCCAGATATTGTTTAAGGGAATATAGGTTCCCTGACTTCCCACAACGTTGGCACAGAAACAAGCCGTCCCGGTTCTTCTGCTCATCTTCTGCTCCATGGACCTCCATGTAACAATGATCAGTCTTGCCACACTCTTTGAACGGACACTTGCCTAACAAGATTCGTATACTGTCCGTTACTTTCCAATCCCATCCTTGACTCTGCACGAATTGAAGGGCCGCGCTCCCGTTGAATTGCTCTGGAATCTGATTCATTCACCCCTTGTCTAACTACTTTTCACCATGAAACTTATAACGATGCTTAAGACAGGTCTTACACTGCTCGTGAAAATGGCACAGGTCTATTGGATTGTGACACTGGTATGGCTTCCATGCGTGTCCTTCTACCAAGCAAATTATCCATGCAATCATAGATGCTTCTCCATTAGTGTTTTCCACTCTCGTTCAAGTTCGTCCGCACCATCTCTGCGATATTCCATTTTTCTCATGTCATCCTCAATAGGCGTAGTCGTCGTGAATTTCTTTCTTTCGTGCTTCTTTCAAAACGGCTCGTTTGAACAGCCAGAGTAGAAACCGAGTCCACCGGGTTCCGTGACATAGCGCCCTCGCACCTTTGTATTGAAACGAGTAACGAACTAGAAAAGCCGGGTCAGCTACAGAACCAAACAAGGGAACGTGAATTACATCCGGGTCATGTTTTTGGTAGCTCATTTGCTATCCTTTTCTAGAAACTTATTCGATACGATTTTCAACTGCGCCCTACCTACTCCGCGCACATGACGTTCCGGGACAGACTTAATGACTATGCCCTCACGGATATTGGTAGCACCTTTGACTTTCGACGGCCCATCTACAAGAGATTTGATCTTCTCAAGATCAAAGGGTCCTTGATAGAGAACAGGAACCGATCTACCAATTAACGATACTACTATATCCATGTAACGCTCATCTGTAGGGTCTAACCAGTTTCCATCTGGCTTTCTAATATCAAATGGGAAGAATTGTGGCTCCTTGCTGCCATATTCAAAGTTGCCTTGAGTGGGAGTAACTTCACCCCAAAGAACATAGCCCTCATTCACACGACACCATTCCTCGATCCATGGATTAGCTTTCAGCGCCTTCCTCCAGATGCAATTACTCGTTGGTGCTTTCCATAGTGTCCGTGATCCTGCATACATCACACCGTCAAGGAAGATATATCGTGCATTACTTCCGTGAATCTTCTCAGTGACAATAACCGGCTCGTGTTCAGTAAACACGTTCGGGTAGTTCTTGAATGCATCTACATCGTAAACCGGGATGCCAAGACTTACACTCTCTTCGGCTCCTCCAATCGCGTCATAGAATCCAAGCGCATTCTTTACGCGCCGGTAGATAAACTTGACCCATCCACGGACCGAACGTGGGTACTTACGCTTCAGCTTTGGTGCTCCGCTGTTGTCTCCTTTAGTTTCCTTTCCAGCATCCGGGTCGTAGTGAGTAATTCCCAACATATTTGAAACGTCACCACCCGGTGCTAAGGACCAATACCCGGCACTTGGGTCCAATACCCACGAATAGCCATCTTTCTCATGGTCTATAGCCCAAAAATCGGTAACAGGTAGGAGAAGTCCTTCTGACCACTCTCCACGAAACTTGCGGACAGTAATACGTCTGCGCTTCTCTGGCACAACGAACGCCGCCGTTGAGTCTTCAGCAGGTACACACATATACGGTTCCCAAATGAACCGGAACGGCTCCGTTTGTGGGACAACGGAATCCGGCTGGATATACACAGCCAGATCGCCAACTTTAAACTGTCCGCTTTTGGACACCACTTGGTATTCCCCAATGGGGATAATATCTAGGGTATCTGCGTTGCCGTGCTTCAGCACTTCGGTGATCTTTACAATGTTAGCTTGATGGTTTGCTTTCGTCATGTCTCTTCCCTTCTAGGTAAAATGTGTCCATCAGTGAAGCGTCTTTGTTCCCGGCTTCAGGTTGCCATTCATGAGGAGGACGGTTACTAGCCAACAAGAAACTGTAACCGCTCCAATTTCTTAGAGCCTGCCAAAACCGTAGCTCTGGGTTCCCCATGCAGTACAGGAAAAAATCCCATGCGAGTTTAGAATTGCGCGTCTGTTTCATACCCACTGCTCCCGGACTCGGCTGCTTCGAGACTAGCCTCATCGACACTATAGCCTTCTCGTATTGCGGTTACAAATGCATTCAGGAATATTGAATCCTCGCCTCGTGCCTGTGCGTTCCTATAGCGGGTCTTCCAGCGGATCAATGATCCCAACGAAATCTCTTCATGCATGAAATGCGCCATCAGTTTGGTACTCCCTCTGGCGGTGTGAACATCTGGATAGCTTGTTCGGTCAGCTTAAGCATCCAGTATGGACGCTTACCTTTCTTCAAATCTTGTTTCAGTTCTTTCTTGAATTCATTAGTTGCATCCACTATGAAACCAAGCTTCATAATAGCGTCCAGTGTCTCGGTATGAGATTTGATAACCTCGGCCTCTTGTGCGGTATCGTCTGGCTGCGCCACAGGCGTAGCAATGAACTTCACTTTATTGTCGCACATCGTCTTCAGCAGTTTGAATTGGTCTTCCGTCAGTTCGATATGGTCGCTCATTTTTCCTTTCCTTGTGAGGACACACGCCATTGTTGATTCGTTTCCCACAGTTACAATTGAAACACAAAACTTGGTATCCATCTTTCGGATACCCTCGTCGTTTAAGTGACCTATAAAAACTAAAACCAGACCCTACAAGTTTCCGTTCCTTTCCGCCTGAACCTTTAACGTGGTCGATAGTAAGGAACGCTAGGATTGTTTCTCCACAGCAGGTACAAATGCCGCCGTATTCCTTAATGACTTCACTCTTCAATAATACACTATTTCTATGCCTTTTGTCAAGACAAATCGTACAGGTCACGCGATTTTTCTTTGCTTTACGCGACCAACAACAGCCACAGTAACCCTCTTGGATGCGTTTTAATCTGTACTTTTTGTTATACGTTTTATGCTTTGTCATTCCTTTCCTGCTAATGCTGACCCAATTATCTTACTTGCGCTTCCTCTTGTCAAGTTGGTCGGGATTTGCTTTCCCTTGAACAACTTTTTAATCAGTTTCATCTGACCGTCCGTTGGCGCTAGCTGGTGCCACTCGGCCTCCCTCTTGACAACTTTGATGCATTCTGGTACGATCTTTCGAATCAAATCATCAGCGGCGGTAAAGGCTTCAGGGAGTGTGTCGCGTTCCCCTCTGTATTTCTTCCCTTTTAGGGTGCCCCTAATTTCCCACTTGTCAAGTAAATTCTGCTCGATCCGTACAGATTCCTTATCAGGAAGCATTAGTATATAGCCTCCACTGTAGGACGGGTGCCATGTGAACTCGCTGGCCGCTTCTACTTCAGCCGGGAACTTGATTTCAAAGAGGTTAACGGCTTCTACGAACGCCTGAATCTCGTTAATGTCCTTTAACCCTGCAAAGTCTAGGTGAGGATACTTCGCTAGCTCCTCTTCAATCTCTTTAGCTGCCCATACAAGGCCCTTGCCGCGTAAATTGAGGCCAGAGGGTAGTCCAAGTAGCGTCGGCAGCGTAATGAGGCTGTGGCGGCTGCTCGCGTCACATACATCGAGCACGATACAGTCTATCTTGATCTGTGCTTCCGGCTCTATCATTAAGTTATGAAGATTGTCAACTCCTTCTGGAAGTCTTGTGCCTCGACCTACACGTTGACTAAATACAACTCCGCTTTTTGTAGGTGCAGCAAGTATGACACAACTAATCGTTGAAAGATCAAATCCTTCTACGAGAAGTTGTGCGTTAAATAGTACATCTATCTTACCTGCTCGAAACCGTGCGATCTTGTCATCACGGTCGGGGTCTGCTCCCCAGACTGCTTCCGCGTTAATTCCATTGTCAACAAATGTCTGTGCAAGGTTCTTAGAGTGCTGAATGTCTACACCAAAACCAATGGCTTGTCTGCCTGAACAATTGTCAAGATATGCACGGGCTACGAGTTGGTTACGATACGGTGTGTCAACTGCGTCGGCCAGTTCTTTTTGGTCGTAGTCCCCGGCTGTAGTGCTTACCCCGTCCAGAGAAGTTTTTGTATCCACGCGGATACCACGAACATCTACCAGATAGCCGTCTTCTATGGCTTGACGGAGAGAGTAGGTGTAAACAATACGCTGGTAAAGCTTTCCCAATCCTTCCCCATCACCACGGGTCGGGGTCGCGGTGCAACCCAAGAGCAAACGGTTGCCGGGATTTTCAAGTAGTTTCGCTCCATTGTAGACGTTGTAGTAACTGTCTGCGATGCTGCGGTGAGCCTCGTCTACTATGTATTTGTCGATCTGGTGGAAGTTGAACTTTTTCAGGCGCTCGGTATTCTTGCGTCCAAGTGTTTGTACACTGGCTACAATAGCATCTGCTGTGGTAGGGTCACATTTCTCTGCCCCGGCCTCTTGTTGGACATTCATGCCGGGATTGCGCAGGCGTAATTTGTTCATCGCCTGCTGTGCCAATTCGTCGCGGTGCAGGAGCACCATCATCTGTCCGGGAAGTTTGTAACGGAGTGTGTCAGGAAGAGTTGCGAAGACCTCAGTCTTTCCGGTGCCGGTCGCCATCACTAGGAGTTGACGGAGTATCCCATCGTTATGGGCTGTGTCAATCTTGTGCTTGGCTTCTTTTTGATATGGGCGATCAGGCATTTGCTCCTAGCTAGGTTTTTCTAGTTCCCGAAATCGGCGGGATGGTCGTTCCTCTAATACTCCAGATTCCTCCGGGACTCGATTCTTATCCATGAAAAGAAGAACTGGGTTCGGAATGTTTGCCAAAAGTCTCATGAAACTAAGGCCCTCACGGATATGATCTGAGCCAAAAAGGGCTTGCCATACGATTCGTTCTTGGTCTGTAATGTTTTGTGGCAAATGCAATACAACGTGCCAGTGCTTGCCGCTGGTAGAATGAAATTTGTCCCATTGTACTGATCCTTGTTCAAATCTTTCACGCAGAATGTCTAGGACTTCTTCAAATCGTTTAGGGATGTCCTCACAGTCGTAGTCTATTTGAATCTCATTAGGCTTGGCCGGAACAATCTCAAGGTTTGGGTTATGTTTCTTAGCTAGTTGTTCTAACGCGTTGTCCAGTTTATACTTCGGTGTCTTTTCAGGCTCGGGGTCTTTTTCATAAATAGGATCACCCCAGTAGCCATAACCAATGATTTTTTTGGTAACAACGTCAGTAGGACTTTTCGTGATAACGAAGTCATCGAAACTCATGGAACCCTTTCTACTTGGCTTTTCGTACCCGTGGTTTCTTGAAGTTCTTCTGTCCGTCCACGAATGCTGCTCGGAACTCTTGCAGCATTGAGATGGCTTTGTCGATCTTTACTACTGACTCAGGCTCGTTTCGGAACCACCAACTGATCTTTCGATTGCAGTCTGATAGGTCCACTTGGCCGGACAGTCTGGTGTGTTTGACTACCTTGTAGGATATGGTCGAATCACACCCAACCGGGTCTATCCATGCAGACCCGGTTGCGACAACCTTTGGATTTCTGCGAATACGTCTCATGCGGCCTTCTTTTTTGGAAACCGTTTCCGTGCTTTAATGAATTCTCTGCGAAAGTTGCGCAAGATTTCTATGGCTTTGTCAACCTTGGTAATCGCATCGTCGTTATTACTAAAGTACCACGAGATTTTCCGGTTGCAATCTGATAACTCTACGGACCCGCTTATATTTACATAGCTGTCCGTGGTGATCTTGTAAGAAACCATGGAGTCGCTGTCTAGAGGATCAATGTAGTGAGCCTCGGTTGCTATCAACTCAGGTTTTTGTTTTTCACTCATGATTTTGTTCCTTTTGCAAACTCCCAGATAAAGAGCGGCCACAAAAGGATGCAAACTAATGCGATGGCCTGACTCGGTGAAAGATGCATGTTGTCAGCTTGGCGTATAAAGTATTCGTATGACTTCTTGTACGCCTGTCCATTCTCGGTGTCCTTTTCGATCTGACTCTCCACGTAGTTAAATAGAACCAAGAGTGCAATGTTGAGGACAATGCCGATTGTCAGATACAAAAGTAATGAGAATGCTAATGGACTCATGTTGGCTTCCAGCCCTTCCTTCGTGTGAATTTAACTACAATGTTTGTGACCAGTTGAGATTCCACTTCGATCTTCAGATTCCCGTCATGGTGCGCTTTATGACATTGCGCACATAGTGTGATTAAGTTGTTGAGCGTGTCCGGCCCTCCATGGGAGCGGTACAGCACGTGGTGAGGATGCAAGGCATTGCGATCATAGCAGTGTCGGCATTTCCACCCATCCCTAGCGAAACAAGATTGGTAGATAAGGTCCATAGTTGAGTAAAAACCAGTTCACGTTCAAGATCAGGTAACGCATTATTCTGCCTCTTCGTCTTCCAACGGTGTAGTTGCTAATACGCCGTTTGCGGGATCATTGATGAACGCCACGAATACTACCTCGGCTGCGGCTCCATCTGATGCGTCTTGACTGATCCCTTCGTCATCCTTCTTAACCGATCCGATCTGCGCCTTTGCTAATTCCAAGGCCGGTCTTACTACTTGGTCAATTGCCATTTGCTTCATGTACAGGTGAAGCCAGCCCATGGCGTCTTCTCCTATTAGACCCTTCAAGGTCTTTACATGATTCTTTATTTCATCAAGGGGCATATCTTTGCCATTATAAATGAAACCTTCAACGAAAGACTTAATCGGTATTTCTTCTTTAGTCTCCGGGTTGACCCATGTATCGTCCAAATTCAAGCTAGTAATTTCTCTCAGCTTGGCGATGCCCAGTGGTTCATACTTCTCTCGCGGAATCTGCATCACGTCCATAACTTCTGCTATGCGGCGAAGATATTGTGCCTTGCGGGGCTTGAGTTCCAATGTCTTGACGTACTCTTGGAAGGTTACGAAGCCTTCATAGAATCCGTTCTTCTTGATTGTGTGAAGAAGGTCCGCAATATCGAATGCCGAACTGTTTACCTTCTTGATTAGTTGTTCCAGTTGCTTCCGAACCTTGGCCGATTCCCCGGCCACTTTCTGTCCCACGATATTAGGGGGACCGTTTTTATCAAATACTACTTCCATTCCTCTCCGTATTTCTCAATTGCCTGCACAAACTCTCCAAAGGACTTAAAATGGTAATTGCGTCCAATGTAATGGAACACGTTCTCCTTCGGCCCGATAATGTAAGCAGGTTTTCCAGTACCGATGGCATACCCGTGCTCAAAGTGCCTGCCGCCTCTCGGTACTCCGATCAGCGGATTCTCAGAGAAGAATACAATTGCATCAGCCCGATCAATGTCTTCAATGTCAAACGTGGCGAACTCTTTGTACTGCTCCTCTGGGTCATCGCCTAGTTGGGAGTTTAGCGGTAGCTTTTCTTCTAGCCAACGTGATGTAACTTCTATCCCTTGGTGGCGTAAATATGCCGCGTAGACTTTTAATTCGTCTCGACGCGGATACTGAGCGGCTAGGTAAAGTTTTAACGACATTCATCCTCCTGTACTACAACAGGGGCATCATCTATTCCATCTGCCCTCTGGCCGGTGTTCTTTATGATCTGGATTGCCCGATCATCCCAAACGGCCACACAGCCGTAATCTTTTATACACGTCACAGGCAGCGAAGTACCAAAGACTTTCAACGACCATTTAGCTATTGCGTCCAGTGCTACGAGTCGCTTCTGAGGATCAGGCTCGGAGGCCCTTGCTGTAAAGATTTTTACAATCTTACCCTCAGCAAGCCACTGAAATACACGATTGACCATAGGACCAATCGGTTCTCCGATATGCTCGTGTCCATGGAACGTATCGTATACGGCCAAAGTTCCGTCCAAATCGACTGCAATCCATGGGGCTAGGTAATCCTTACCCAACCTTTGTGCTTTCCGTGCTTCCTTCTCGCTGTCCGTTATCATGGGTTCCTTTGTCGTAGTCCAGTAATGCAAAACATGTGGCTGTATACGGTTGGTTCTCTGGTTTCAGGAAGAACGCAGCAAATTCCTTCCGGCTAGTGCATGTTACTAGAGCGTCCTTGACAATCTCGGCGGCTCTGTTTCTGTGCGCCACTTCAATGCCGGGGTCCGGTAAATCTCGCAGGCGTTTCTGCTCGGCATAGAATTCCTTGCGGTTCTTGAGGAACGTAGGGAACTTTACTTTGAGTTTCAGGGGCACAGTGCCGGGAATTCGGTATGAGACAACGTATCCTTCGGACTTGTTACTGTCTGCGTTTAGTGCATCCTTCAAGGAGAGATTGTTTATCTCTGCGGCCATATCCAATTTGTTCTTGAAAGCATACTCGCTCACTATCCCCCCGTGAGCCTCTTCCCCTGTTTCAATGTTGATAAGGTCTAATAGGAACAGGCCGTCTTTAGGATATTTGATAACATGTGGCTGAATCTCTTGACAGATTATTTCGAACACCGGAGTATAACCATAGGGAAAGTCAATAAAGGCAGTCTGATCCAAATGATTTTTCAACCATTGAGTAGCAAATTCAGCGTGCGGGGAATGGAATGATCCTTTAGTTGCGATCCCCCAGTGCTCTTTATAGCGCCACAGAATACCAAGACACCCGTTGATCTTCTCTGTGATAACTGGTGGGTTACCATTCGCCTCTTCAATCGCGGCTCTGTTTAACAAGTTTGGATACTGGTCGATGGAAAAGAATTTCTCATAAGGACGGGCAATGACATTTCCTTCGTCGTCTACAATCAAGCCTCGCGTGCGGCACGTAACGTCATCCCATACCTCATCATAAACTGCCCGTTTGCCGTAGCAGTAGATGGTTAAAGGTAGGGTGTTGTGTCGGCGTGCTGTGACAAGTCCACTAGTAACATACCAGCGGAGTTTGTCAACGTCAATGTAGTCAGAGAGTCTCATATGTTCTTACCGTTCTGATTTTGATTCCAAAAGTTGGCCCATTGTTGTTAATTTGAAACCGCTCTCAGGTCCGATGTGAGGCTGACGATAAAAGCTACCATCATTTTTAATAGTGAATAGAGCCCAATCATCAGCGTCATTACGTGCCACAATGTCAACGCCATTTCCTTTTTTAACGGCAACGATTTCCCATGTGGGGTCGCTTGTGTGTTCTTTTACTACGAGATTAACTGCCATGATTCTCCTCCACGTGTCCCTACTTCTGTGAGTTGTTAGGTACCGGGAACGAATTTCCACTTCCCGGCCCGTTCTGTTGGCACTCTGTCTGAGTGTCTACTGTGTCCTGTGCTAGTTGCGTGAGTCCGATGAATGTTTCAATTTCACGGGCTTGTTCTAGTTCGTTCTGCGCATCAGGGATACTTTTATACATGCCCCGGAGGTACTCGTAGTCAGCTTTAAACGTCTTTTCTGCGGCGGCAAACTCAGGTTCCGTACAGGGTGTATTCCCATACACTTGCAGGGCTTTATTCGTCTTGTCAACGTTCTCGTAGTACGTATCTGAGAAAGTTTTAATCAGTGCTTTCTCTGATTTCACCGGGTCTACGTGAACCACATGAGTGGACGGTAAGGCGTGGGTGCTCGCTACGAACACCCCAATGGACAGTACAAGCGCCGTGATCTTGTTCATTAAATCGTTATCTCCTGATCTGGCCCAACGTACTCACCTTCGACTACACCGTTCTCGATGCTCTCTTGAGCGGATTCGACTTCGGCTTCTGCTGCGGCCTGTGCTCTCTGTTGCTCTTTCTTCTCTTTAGATGCAATGTATTGCAAAAAGATTGCACCAAATTGCTCTCTTTCTTCAGGAGTGACAAAACGAAAGTCACTAAACACGGGTACATAAGATACGAACTTTCCCGTGGTGATCAGCTTCGTTGTAAGCTTGAACTTCACATCGAAAATGTTCGGCTTAACACCCTCGGCTTCCTTCATCCACAGGATGCGCGTTAGATTCTGCATCCCGGCTTCGAAGTTCTGCTTCGCCTTGGACCGAATGAACATCTGCAACGGCATCTTGTACTTCGAATCAATCAGAAGTGCCCGGTAGTGAGCATCACATGGAGGGATCAGGGCCTTGTTGGTCTGCCCATTGTTCTTTTCCTTGTACTCCCTCCACTGTGTCCAGTCCTGTCTTGCGCAGTTTGCACAATTCACGGCCTGCGGAATACGTGCCTTGGGATGTGGCACCTTCATGTCAGTGCTAAAGCACATCAGGTTCTCTGGTGTACGATTCAGTTCTCCGGGGTTGCCAATGTGATATTGACGCTGCTCGGTCGGGTCTACTAGGAGTGTACACCACATCTCCTCGAATTGATCCCCTGTTTCAACGATTCTCAGGTTTCCTTTAATGGCACCTTCAACTTGACTATTTGGTTGAACAATTGCTAGATTGGCTGGTTTCAGTTCGAACAGCGGATTGTTCCGGTTCATTCCCAGACCGCCTGCCTGAATTGACGCATTGTTCAAAACGGTTAGTTCACTCGACATGTTCTCCTTGTTTGAATTTGCATAAAAATTACTGTGTCGGGAATTTATTTCCCCGAATCCCCTGCAAGGGCATGGGCTTTGCTCTGCATTAGGTTTGCAGACCCTTTGCTTTTCATTGTCCCAACGGAGCCTTTTACTCCACACATTAAGTACAGTATACCACAACTAAGCTGATTTGTCAAGCAAATTCTGCAAGGCTGTCAGTAATTCAGGGGAGGATTTAACCTCTTTCTTTTCAACTTTTTGGTCCCTCAAGGACTCTAACGATGCCAGCCTATCGGCATATTTTTTCAAACACGTTTCACAGGGATTGCCTCCATTGCATTTCGGGCGTCTTACTCCCTTGTACGTCTTGGCTCCCTTGCAGGCAACCTTCAGGTCAGCCTCTTTGGTCGCCTTCTTCTCGGCCTTCTTAGCCGCCTTCCGGTGGTCCTTGGAATCCTCCATGGCTCTATTCAGGTCAGCCATTGACCGGCTCAGTTCTAAGGCTCGTAGAAAAGCTATCCATCCAAGCGTTGCTAGTTGACTGTCAACATGCCAAGCTTCGAACTCAGCGTCTTCTTTACCTAAACGTATAATCCAAATGTCTTCTACCTGCTCGCCTGTTTCTTCCTCATAGGCTTGCATGTATGCTGCCGTCTGTAGGATGAACTCGACATAGAGATAATTGCTTGTCTTCCAGTCGATGAGGGTTAACCTGTCCTTGAAATGTTCTTTGCAGCACAGTGGGTTGTTACAAGAATCGGCTCGTGCCAGACCATCCATGGTTCCGGCGTACTTGTACCGTCTGCTGTAAATCTTACGCTCAGTACCAAGGAAACGCACGTTGTGATTCTGCGACCAATCCAACATAGCGACTACTGCATTTTGTGCTCTGGGCTCTACAGGAAAGTTGGATAGCTGGCTCTCGGTCGCGGCTGCGTCCTCGGTCAAGACTGTCCCGATGTACGTCTCGATCCAGTTATGGGCCTCAGTACCAACAGCCCCTGCGTCCTCAAGCTTGTCACGGTGTGCGGACTTGGCTTGCATGATCCATTTGGTAAATGCCGGTTCATGGAATGAGTAGTAATCCTTTACACCTTCAGGGGTGATGTTGTATCCTGTTGCAAAGTCTTTTGCCGTAGCAATCAGCTTTTGGGCCATCATCTTTGATCCCCAAGGCAGAAGAATGCTGGACTTATCTAGGATGTGACAGATGTGGGTAACACCATCTTGCACTTCCAGACCATTGGGAGTCGCCAGCAGATACACATGGTTTTTAACATCGTACCTTAGCTCAACCGTGTTGTTATAAAACCAATAGCTCTCGGTTACTCCACCGAACTTTTGTATAAGGGATTCAAGACTCATGTGCTCCTGTAACTTCTACCACCGATCCACTGCTTTTAAGTCCGACACAAGTATCCACTTTAACCGCGTTGGCTCCTCGTGTTTGTAAGTACCAGCGGTCTTAATACCTGCATCGTTTCCACTAATCTCTACCAGAGTGCCAAACCTCCAGCCATTGGAATAATAAGATACCGGCTTGCCGATTTCAACACCAGCCGGTATAGGGGTCAGGTTTGTGTTACGTTTTCGGTTCTGCATGTGCATCCCCTCTCTCGTCCCCTACTGGATAACAGAACCATCGGTCATTCCACAGATGATAATAACTTATAGACAGTTCGGGACGTGCGATTAGTTGGCCGCAATTCTTACAGATCATTCTGCCTCTCGAAACTTCCTGCCTACTGATTCTTGTGATAGCACCTTCGGGGTATGTTCTGTATGGTATTCTGCTATAAACTCGGCAACGTGGTTCATGGTGAAATTTATCCTCCCGGAAGGATCACCCCCACATGCCTTCATTACCGTCATTCTTTCTCCACGAAATCTAATAGTTTGTTTGAGCAGCCAATCGAGAGCCTGTTCTTTTTCTTCATCAGTAATCGGTGACATGTCATGACTCCTCGACTTTCTCCGGGGAATGGTGTAATGCTCTGTGTGACAATTCTTCTTCGTCCTTGTGTACACGACATACCGGCCTGCGAGAACTCTTGTCCGCATAGCCGAAGGTATCTAGTGAAAACCTCCAGAACGACGCATGTGCGTAGCACCCAAGTGAGTCAGTTCCGTTGTACTCGATGTGGCTGCACTGTCTCGGCGTACTAAACGCTCTGATTGGTTCGAAGATCACATTCATGCTTCTGCCTCCTCGAACCCAATTGTTTCCAGAATCCTTGCACTGCGCCTAAGACCGTCGTTGAAATCGCGCTCTGCCCTCTTGAACCCACGAATCCATGCGGACTTGAGCGGGTTCTCCTTGTAAGGATTGTTGTAAAACTGAACGCGAATCTTGAATGCGCTCTCCCCTGCTTTGACTGCGGCTAACTCCGCGAGATGGGGAAACTTTGGGGCGAATTTCGGCAGGCTGATAAACTTCGGCCCGTTGAGCGGCTTCTTGCGGTTATCCCGCTGATTCCTTTGATTCTTCATGATTTGAGTGTGCCACACTTTCCGGTAAAAGTCAAGTTATGCTGCGGGTTCGGTTACAGGTTCGGTTACAGGCTCCATTGCGAATAGACCATCTGGATTGCTCTCGATTATATCTGCAATTTGGTCGAACGTCAACCCTTCGTCATTGTCGAAGGCCAGTGCTGCCTCTCTGCCGTCCGGTGTGGTATAATCACCCAGTGAGCTATTAATGCCGGACCACTTACGCACTTTACGCGGTAAGCCTGCTCTTTCTTGTTCCTCGTCCCCGTAGACGAAGGAAGGGCTCTCGCTTAGTAGAAATGGGGCTGCAATGACTCCCGCTTCAACGGCCAGTTCACATAATACTCCGAGACAACAAAAACCTTCGGGTATCTCTTTGCCGGTTAATTCTGACTTGTATGATCTGTTGTGCAGTGTAGTCTTGCCTTGTGGGTATTTACCACTGCGAAGTGCTGCTGTAAATGCAGTCCGTATCTCATCGCGTGTTGAATCTTTCGTTAATGCCATAACTCCTCATTTCCCGGCAAGTGCTCTCGCCGCTTTCCGACCTACTGCGTCTTCATCCGGTTTCAAGTATTCTCCGGTAGATGCAAGTGACTTGTGTCCGAGATACTTTTGTACCTCATGAATATCTAATGCTTCTATCAGCCTCATCGCGCATGAGTGTTTCAACACATGCGGGTGAAGTTTGTGGTGCGGAATACCTGCGAGTTCCCCGGCACGTTGCATCATCTTGTAGACCCCGTTACGGGTCATTGGAAACAACCGCTCTCCGTTTGACAAAGTACCAGCGAGTATTTTCAAGCCCTCTGCTTCGTCTAAGTCTGGGTCTTCACTCGCAACGTAGGGATGGATAGTCCCACGCGATCCCTTCAGGCGATCCGTTCGCACATACCCATCCCTGATATTCTCTTTGGTCAGGCTAGTTAGCTCGGTGACCCTTAGCCCATGGTTGAATCCAACCTTGAGCATCAGCCTGTGTCTCGGATTAGAGACATTCTGGATCAGAGACTTGAACTCTTCTTGTGCTAGATGTTGCATGTATTAAGAGTACCACACTTTTACCCAGTTGTCAAGTCTTTCAAGCTTTGAGCAAAACCTCAGTACCCTCGGGGGCGAGAATGAACTTCTCATTTGCATCTCTAAAAGCGACCCCAATTCGCCCTTGCTCAAACCATATAAGCTGCCCACTTATACCTAGCGTGTACACCGTTGGATAGTCATCCGGGGGAGCTAATTTATACAATGTACCCATCTTTAAGTCATTCCTTCTCAGGAATGGTCTGGCCGGTTCTTTGATATTCTTAACTTCAATGCTCATGGTTTCTCCTTGGTTGAGATTGGTTGAGATTGGTTGAGATTGGTTGAGATGTATCGACCAGTAGCAGGATCAATGCAAACAATGATAGACAGGTCAGCATGGAGTCCTCGTTTACTTCTTGGCGTTGTTTACTGATGTTGACTTAAACAGGAAACCCGCTAGCAAATTTAGGCCCAAAGCCTTCCAGAATGTTAACTTAGCAGTACCAAAGATGGCAGCGATGATGGTAGGAGTAAATAATACGTTTACCAACAGCATCGTGAACCATGCAAAGAGTGCTGAGAACGCGAAGATCAATCCGGCTGCTAGCGCCAGTCCCAACAAAATCCCTAGTACATAAACTAAAATCTTGACAAGTGTTTCCATATATCTCCTCATTTCTAGTTACGCCAACAACAGGCAGGCAAGAATGAACAGGATCGGATGCAGGGCGAACAAAGCCGCGATCTGCGGACCAAATCCCAACAGGAATAGTACCACTAGGACTAGTAACATAGTTTCTCCTTTCTTGAAGTGGTGCCCAATGATGGGTTTGAACCGCCAACCTTTCGCTTATCAAGCGAACGCTCTTGCCAATTGAGCTAATCGGGCAGAATTGCGGGGAGTCCGCGTTTCCTCCCCAGTGGTGCCCTCACAGGTCTGGTGCCCTCACAGGTCCACTTACAGGGCGGTGCGCTACTCCCGTCTTGTTAGAAACTTTCCACATTAACGCGAACGGTACGGCCATTCAAGATGTTCTTGATGCGCCGGATTTCGCCGCGAATGGTTTCCAGTTCCAGTTCCAAATCTTCTGGACTGCCTTGGACCGTGACTGCGGCCCATTCGTTGTGCTCGTTCTCAAGGTACTCGTCAAAACTTGCCGCTGTTGACTTCGAGATGGAATTCAGATCGGCTTCCAGTTCAGTTACCAGCCAGTCACCAAGCAGCTTACCGGCAAGGGACAATTCCGGGAGTAGGATTCCCAAGGCGAGAGCGGATTTACGTACCAATAGTACGGCAACAGTACCTTCTCCGTTGAGTACATCACGCTCGGTCGTGAGAATGAAGTCCGTGTTGTTGGTTGCTTCATCGGCCACACGAGGGATGTAGTCATCCTCCGGGGTAGTGGCAAATTTGTATGTGTTTCGACTTGACATATTCTTCTCCTAAAGATTTTTATGAATCACTGACAGGGGCAGGCGATGCCCACCCCTGCCGGTAGTCTTAGACCACGGTGTAATATTTACGGAACGCATCCGCTCCGTCGCTGAAACTGCCATTCGTGTATACAACGTCCCTCGCCTTCTGATAGGCTTTACCTGCTCTGGTCTTCCCACCCCATGCCAAGGACTCTTTCCGTGTAGCTGTGTAGGTCAATCCTGTGGCCCAACTGTAGCCGTTTATCAATCCGGTAGTACGGTTAAACAACCAAGCCAGCCAAGAATATTTTGGGCACGTGTTGAATACACGCTTGAAACTCTTGCCCTTTGCCCAAGTCCTTGCTGACTCACATGCACCAAGCTTTTCCAATAGACCTTGAAACTCGGTCGGCTTGATGTTCTGCAATTCGAACGGCACGATCTTCTTCGTACGCTTCCTGCTTGTCTTACTCTTAGTGCTTTTACTTGATTTTGTCGGCATTTTTCCTCCATACTCTTACGCCAGATTGCTCTGTACGCAGTACCACTTTGAACCCTTGACGGTGAGCATAGGTACGGATGCTACCGGCAACTTTTGCTTGCTTCTCGCTCGATGAGGGGACCAGAAACGAATCGTCTGTACCCGGTATCAGTGCAGCAATGGGAAAGGTAACGGTCCCTTTGCGGCCCTTGCGTCCGGGTATGGGGACCTTCTCAATCACATAGTCTCCCATTGAAACTATTCCAACTGCGTCAGCACTTTCGAGTACCAGTGCTGGATTCTCCTGTTCATCAAGTACCGGAGGGTTCGCTGGTTGGATCACAAAATCTCCATCTGTAAAGCCTGTCTGACGTTTCTTTGACATACTGAAAAATCCTTTCCCGTTATGCGTACCGCATTCCCATGTGGATCAATTGAGATTGTGTCGTGTAATCCGTGATCGTGTTGAAAATGCTTTCAGCCAGTAGTTTAAAGCGGGTATCTAATTCGAACCCAAAATCATCTCCACCCCGTGCAGCCACACGGTAATCGCCGGTAGTCAACTGGGTAATAAATATCCTGATTTTCCCGTTGTCCGTAGGATACCAATCTTCGTCGGTCTTCACGTATTTAGTACGTTTTTCCATTACAACCTCATAATACCACAGTTTCCGGGAATTGTCAAGCACTTTCTATTACAAGCACAATTCTTTCTTTCCCGGCACATATGCACTGCTCGGCAAACTCTTGTGCCGAAACTTTATCAGCATCTTCCACTTGGAAGTGCCAGAGCAGCTTGCGCTGTTGACCAAGCGTTGCGAGCGTCGTTTTCGGCTTTTTGTAACTCTTCAATGTTCATTCTTCCTCCATACTAACACACTTCCGTGTAATTGTCAAGGGGTGATTCGAAACTTTCTTCCCGTCTCTTCAACGGCGACTTGCGACACCTGTTGGAACAGAACTTCTTTCACAGTTGCGTGCTCCTTGGGTGTAAACTCCCCCGGCTCGGCTAGCATGAATTCACAGACTTGGCCGTACTGTGTTGTCCCTTTAGGGTGTTTATACTTCGGACTGCCTATATCGTCGTTGGCATACTCACAGGTACGCATTGGAATACGCAGAGAATCTTTCCCGGAGTGCATATAACCGCTTATGGCACGGACATAAGGACTTGCCTTTTCTATAGGCAGTCCACAATTTTTGCAGTTCACTGCGTCACCACCTTCGGAGTACCATATACAGTACCAATATAGCATGGCGATACAGTATACACAACTTGCTCCTGATTGCACTTTTCTGCAATCTCCCCGCACACTTCAATTACAGTTGGCAGTGTTGTGTCAAAAACTTCTATGATAAGAGAGTCCTCGGGAATGCCTCCGTAACTGCCAGCAGCAGACAAGATGGTGTATCCAGTAAAATGATATGCCAGAATGGAGTCGATCACATCCCGGTTCACATCCTCACAGTAGATTCGGTACAGCTTGTCATTCATTAGCATGGTTAGCTCCATTCCTGCTGAATTGTTAACCAGCATATTGCCTGCAAATCTCTTGGTACAAGTCCGACTACACTCGCGGCTCTTTGATACATCTCTTCAATCCTTTTGTACAATGACCCTGCCACAACATCAGGGGCCTTGTCAATAGCGACCCTAGCAGCCCATATATCTACCGTAACCAGTTCGGTGTTGCCCAAGATATTAGCATAGAATCTTGGAACTTTCAACCATCGGTTTGGTCTGGTGGGAGTAAGTACCATAACCGGATCGGCTCCGTTCGCAATGTCCCATGCCTTCTGAATGTTTCGGTAGGTCCCTGCCACGGTCGGCACGATGGTACTGGAATGCTGTGCGGCTTTAAGTATCTTTGCGGCTCCTGCTTTGTTTGTTTCCCAGTGTTGCCTTGGTGATAATGCAGCGATCACTCCCACGGCTCTTTCTGTGTTTCTGTCAAGACCTTTAGCATAAGCCAAGGCATCAGGATACCACTGTGTCCCGGCTGCGACTAATTCCGGGGTAGCCTTTTTGAACGTGTTTAGTATCCTGTGTAGACTTGACATAACGGCTCCTAAAAGAACGGACTCGGTGAAACCTCTTCGTAACGGATTTTTGTGCAGCCCCGGATCAGCAAGTCCGAGAACTCATCGGTATACTGCTCGTTCAAATCGTCAACCTGCTTCGCTTGGTCGGTGTCGTCACATGTGCGAACGTAGAACTCCGCTCGGCATTCCTCACCCTGCTCATCCACATAGAAGAACGTCCCTGCGTGGATTTCACACACTGCTACAGGCTCAGAGTACAGCAAGTGGTCAATGGTTTTCACATTTCCTCCAGTGTTGCTTTGATCTGAGCGACGGTCGGGAGAACCTCCCCACTAGTGCGCGAACCTTTGGGATAGTATGCGAACCCATGGGGAGTCCTTTTGATTGTGCCTACATGTGTGTCTTTAAGGTAGACGTGTATAGGAACGTTGAGTGCCAGTGGTGCCTTGTAATTAACGTCCGCTCTCATGATTCCTCCACAGGCACTTCGAACAACAAGTGCTCGACTACGGTACCAAAGGCCAGTTCGCCGCCCTTACCGGCAAACCAGATATGCCAGTAGTGCTCCAATGTGTACCCGGCTGCGCCGAATAGGGCCAAGATAAAAACCTTGCGGGTGAGATACTTCTTCCAGTGAATCCGCCTCAAGTCCGCAAACTTGATCGTGTGAATGTTCTTCTTAATGTGTCCCATGTCCTTTTCTCCTCCTTTCTTTTAGTATCCCCGGAACGCTCCCTCTTCTTCAATGAAAGGCGCACTAGTGTTGACTAACTCTCTCGGAGCGATTCTGATAATCTCCTCGATTGTTAGATAGCCTTCGACCGCCAACAGGTAGTACGATTGATTCTCCCAATAACGTTTGGAATTGGTGTAGGTCAGCCCACGTGCAATCTCGGCTCCGGTGATAAGGCTTTCAGGATCATACCAGTTGCCCCGGCTGCGACGGATAGCGAAGTTGTCTTTCTCGAATTTCGATTGAAAATCAATTCCTGCGAACATTTGTCCCTCACTTTCAAATACAGAGTACCAAACTTATTCCCAAGTGTCAAGAGTTATTTTCAGTTTCTTTTGACTCGTTTGTGTTAGTACCACTGTTTCCAACTATTCTAAAACGCCTGCCTGTAGGTTCCACTGCAACTATATTAGAAGTACGCCTCCATTTTGCTGGCGTTACCTTGCGCGTATGCGTCCAGTGTCCTACAAACTCCAACGTGATCGTGTCGAGGCTGTATACGGCTCTATGCACGGGCTGTAGGCAATGACGGCAATGACGAATTAGCGGTTTGTCCTTGGGCATCTCAGTCCTACTCTGTAATCGCTTGCACGCTGAATGTATCGGCCTTGTGGCCCTGTGAGTACCACAGCGCGGTCAGTACCAACACACTTCAAGGCCACAGTCAGTATGCGCCGTGCGAATTCGGTTTCTGGCCTGCCGTATTCTTTACGCAGATACCGGCAAGCATTCTCCAGTAGTTCTCTCGAGTCCTCGTCCATTTAGTCCGCCTTGCGCCAAGATTCATGGATAGCGTTATCCACGGTTGACTCTATCTCATCTATACGCTCTTCCAAGTCCTTCACTGTGCTGCTATCGGCCTTGTCGTCCATGTCGGCACGCAGGGATGCAATTTCTCCCAGTAATTCTTTTCTCAGTTCGGCAAACGTTGCTTCGATTTCTTCCCGGCTCATTCGGTCCCCCTAAACCTTCGTCCTGTAAAGTATTCTGCGGTTGCGGTTTTAGAAGTAGCTTCTTTCTGCCTCTTCCACTCTGCGAACTCTTTGATTTCGTCTAACACTGAGATTGAATGCTCGGTGGTTGCTGCGAGTGCTCCGTCCGTTAGACTGCCGGTGTCCGGCCATTCCCCTGTGATTGGGTTGTAGCCGTCCTCGTAGCTCTCACTTAATGATCCCGCATTTTCGTACTTGTATTGACCTTCCGGTATCCACGTAGCAGGATGGGGTTTAGGGTATACACCCTCGACTGGTACAAACCATGCAGAAGAAAATGTGCTCACATAACCTTTGAGCCTAATCCGTAGTAATTGATCCCCGTAGCTATTCTTCTGATCTTCGATTCCAAGGACTATTAGGTATTCATCTTTCGGAGAATAAGTCCACTTAGAAAGCGAACCATCCGTTCGTACGAAATCTCTGGGCAGTACAGCTTGTCCAACGGTGAATGTATGTCTAGTCGGTGTGACCTCGACTGGCACAAACCATTCCTCAGAAAACTCTGCTAGAGAGCCGTTTATTTTGATTCTCAGTATATCATAACCCCTTGAGTTAGCCTCATTAAGAATTTCAAGTACCGTAAAGGTTTCAGTCTTTGGCCCAAACTGCCACTCCATGAATATAGTACCATCCTCATCGAGCACATTAACGGGCCGCACAGTATCACCCACCTTAAATCGGTGCTTCTCTGTCTGTCCTTTAATGCTACTATTTGGCATTGTCGAACTCCTTGGCAAGTTTGCGAAGTACCAAAACGATTACTACTGCTAGCAAGCCTAGCTCAATATGCTGCCATCTGTGCGTCCCAAACAAGGCCAGCACTAGCTGAATACTGGCATACAGTTTGCAGCACGCGATCCCATAGCCGTCAAGCTTGCTCATAAACTTTTTCTCCTTAACATACGGAGATAGAGCCAATATAGCCCTTTGGAATATCCTCGATTATACTGGCGCAATGCTTTAGCCGTATGCTGCTCGGTGCGCTGTGTATCCCCGTGCAATCCGTCAATGTACCCTCTTCTCCAAGGTGTCATAATTTCTCTTTCTCCAATCGTGAGAGCTAGTAGCGGAGAACCGCTCTCTCAATATCCCTAGCGTCTTGCTCTGGGCCATTACTACACGGGCTTACCGTGGGTCATGGCATCCAATGCTGCTAGAGACTAGCTCTCACGATTAGGGCACTCTCGTGCCCCGTTCGTTTACATCATACGCAGATACTTTCGCGTTGCGTGTGTGGCCTGCTCGTGTGGCATGTGCCGATGGAAGACCGCGTGGACGTTGTGGAAAACGGCCTGCATACTGTCCATTCCTGCTTTGACGGCCTTGGTCAGTTGGCCTTTGAGTGCGGGAGTCATCTTCACAGGCACAGGCTCCTTGCGAGGGATGTATCCGCCTCGGGGGTTTCCAGTTGTTTGTGGAAGGTTACAGTCCGAGTGACTTCGACCAGTGTGCGCGTTGTCAGATCGGACCAGTTAATGGCCTCTATGAAGCGGAGAGCATTTGCACGCTTCTCTGCGTCCATCTCTTCTTGGGTAAGTTTTGGAGTACCAGTAATACTGTCCATGTGGCTCCTTTCAAGCCTTCGGGGTTATTGTCCAGATACAAAAATCCAGACTGCAATTGTGACAATGAACAGGAGAATACCGATTAGAGCCCACGGTGTTTGGTAATCCAGTTCTAAACTTGGCACCTTTTCTCCTCCTGTAAAACGTTTATAAGTTTGGCTTAGGTTGAGGTCTGTGACGGGCCTCCTCAGCCTGCCAGTCTGCAATATGCTTTTGCTCGTCTGCGGCTTCTTCTGCTTGCCGCTTTACATCGGCCTCACGCTTCGCGTTGAGTGCCACAATCATTTCCAATCCGTGCATGATTAGACTGCCTCCTGCTTGGCAAGGTGCGCTTTACGCCAAGCTTTGAACGGTGGTTTTCTTGCTGGTGAGAGTTTACGCATACGTGGGGCTTTGTATTGCCGTGTACGCATGGTCGGCTCGTTGTCGATACGATCCCACATTCCTGCAAATGTTTCTGCCAGAGTGGAGTCTGTCGGCATTGGCTCGTGATGGTCTGTCATTTGTAACCTTTCTGTAGCAAGTGCGCTACTGCAAAAGATTGGACTATAGCCCCATCGCTTGCAGTAAGGCACCTAGCCTACTGGGAGAGTCATTAACTCTCCTGTTGCATAAGTCCTCCCGCGTATCTGATACGGTTGAACTACCCTGCCCGGTTCCGCCTACCAGTCCCTAGTTAATCAGGGAATCTGGCAATCCTTCAATCGACCCACCTTGGCCGATGGTGTCATCGCCATCGGAATAGCCACTTTCGGCTTGAAGCTTCTGCGCCTGTTCGAGCAAACTGCCGTCTGCAATCCCACTGATGATCCGTGCGGTGATGTACAGGGTAAAAGCTGCCTCGGCAACCACACTCGTACCGATGCCGTTTTCTACAAGCTTGTCATGGAATGCGGCCAGAGTCTTGGAAAGTTGGACCGCTTCGGCTTCGAGTGCGATCAATTTCTCGGTCACATCTGCGGCGGTTTCCTGCTTCACAGGCTCGTTACTCTCCGGGTTTCCCGGCACTGCGTTTGGATTGTCCACTTTTCCTCTTTTCTTGGTTTCTTACTGCTGAAATGTTATAGATAGTACACGATTTCTTGGCGTCCTTGCCGCTCTTTCCGTGCATTCCATTTGTTAATCAATTGGAATGCCTCTAGTACAGGCATCCCTGCGAGGGATGAAAACGGCACGCCAGCTTCTTTGTAGTGGTCTGCATCAAATGCCACAAAGCTTTCAGACTGTACGAACGTTCCTAGAACCCGCTTTGTGAATCCTTTGAATCTCATTGTCCCTCTCTTTCAAACACAGAATAGCAAACAATCAAAAACATGTCAAGAACTTTTTTACGGGTCCGGTAAAAAACATGAGTTAGGGGCGTTCGGAGATGCACATTTCAATTCTACTTCTATAGTCTTGTTTAACAAGTACCATGCCAGTATTAGGCCAATAATGATTGCCGTTGCTGTTATGATCTTTGTCACAGTTGTACAGTACCAAGTATCAAACCCAATGTCAATAACTTTCTAGTACCACTTAGGTGTGAGTACCAAAGTACCAAACTAAAGTACCAAGTACCATAGCCTACACACTTGTAGATATGTGTAAAGGTTTTGTCAGTAAACGCCTGTGCGTGCTCGCTGGAATACTTTTTGCCGTTTCTTCGCTTTCGCTTTTTATTCCCTTTTGCCTTTTGTTCGCCTATTACTGTAAACGTTTCTCTGATAATTCGTGTGCGGCCTGCATCCAAGTCATCCGGGGTAATTTCAGGTGATCCTGCAAACCCCTGTACAGGGAGTCTAAAAACGGCCTATACGTGACTCACATTTGACATGTAGCGCGTCCCCGTGCATCACTTGGGACCTAGATACCCCGGAATCAACCTACCCCGGAAAGAATGCGGGCGATAGCGTATTTAATACGCACGGGCTTTTTAGGATCACTAGCAGGCAGGCAAAAAAAAAGCCCCCGGACGAATCCGGGGGGTAAGGCCGTACACTTGCGTCTAGGAAACTGCCCTAAACTTTCGACTAGGCATCTCTTCTACCAGATCGGCCAATTGTGACCCGAGAGATGCCATTGAAGCTTGTACCGATGACTTATAATCGGCATTCTTCTTTAATGCTTGCATGTCCATGTCCGGGGTTATCAAGGCTTGCACATCGGCGGCAAGCTTGGCAAGGTCCTTATCCCCGGTAATGTTTCGTGCTTCGAACGTCTTGAGGAAAGCTTGTATATTCGTTACTGCCGATGTATGTAGCCGTTTGACGTTCCCATCTTCGCTCGGGGCCAATGCGTCTGCTAGATGATTCACCATCTCAGATAGGGTTTGACGCATGACTGCTGTAATTTCCTCAGTCACCACTGCCATTTTCGCCTGCATCTTCTCTTGCTCAGCTTCATACATGCCCATAGCCTTTAGGCTCTCCGGGGTTTGAAACGTCAAATACTGCCAGTCAAACCCGAAGCGATTACGGATTACATCAGGCGGAGGAAAGTCATTCGGATCAAGTAGAGTGCCTACTGGAACTCCTAAGACTGTGGCAAGTTCGGCTAGGTTTTGCTCCGCCGTTTTCACCCGCTCGGGGTAGGCTATGGCAAACGTTTCTACCAGATCGGCACGAACTTGAGCATACTCACTCAGCAGGCCATTGACATGCTCTAACAGATCAAGAGGTAAGAGCATAACCCCCATGTCATACGGCAGGCAAAGGTCATACAACCTTGAACGCATCTTCCCATCGGCTGATTTGATAGCCTCTAGCTCTGAGGATTCCAAGATGGTCTTTTGAATCTTCAAAAGCTTTTTCAAGCTTGCAGCCTGTGGGGGGTTCGATACCGGCTCTAGTGACTCAGAACTTTCCGGTACAGGTTCGCTTTTCGGGGTATCGTTCGAACCCCGTAAAACACTATTGGAAACCTTTTTCGAGTTTCCAAGCACTTTGAAACTCACGCGGAGAAACATACTTTTTTCAAGGATGTTTCCTGCAAGATGTGCTTTAATCGGCATTTCATCCCCGTTTCTGGAGGCATAAGTCCCTGTGATGCTACTGCAAAAACATTACCAGATAGACGCGAACCCCGTCAAGTTTATAGAAAATATGCCTCAAGATATGCAATCTCCGCGTCTATGGCCTGTGACCTGTCCTTGTAAACTTCCGGTAAAATTGGCCCGTCAATAGGCGATAGATTCACTCTCCACAGGCAAGACCATGCGCGGGTAGACTCTGTAACCTTTCCGTACTCCCCAAACACGGCACGGGCCATATAAAAGGCTAGACGGGGCATCAGGCTAACAGGCTCTACATGTGAGGCCCGTTTAATTACGCTTGTCTCATCCAAGAAACAAGCGGAAAGCCCGTTAACTAAGAAACGGGCTTCGCCTGTGCTGTCATCAATCGAGATTGTTATGCGTTCAGTCATGACTGCCCTTTTTACTTTGCAGATAATTGCTTTGCCATCTCTGTACATACGTCAATATATGCGCGGTATTCGGTGATTTGCTCTTTTGTATAACCGTGATCTTCCCCGATTGTTTGGTAATACTTGCGCCATTCTTTAATAGTATGCACTTCACAGCCGATAGCAATTTCACTGTGACTGCAAAGTGTTACCGCGTGGCGTGTCCCTTGAATGTAAAGAGGGGAAAAGGCCCATGCATCGCCACGAACCCGCGCATTACCGTAAACCCGCGCATTACCGTAAACCCGCGCATTGCCCCCAATTCGCGCATCGCCATAGACTTGAGCATCGCCATAGACTTGAGCATCGCCCGCTACCCACGCATTACCATAGACTCGGGCATTGGCATAGACTCGGGCATCACCATAGACTCGGGCATCACCATAGACTCGGGCATTGTCATAGACAATGCTAGTTGCGGCCAGATAAGCCGATGGAGCAACGTGGGCAGTTTTATAAATCCAACCTTGCCCGTTTTCGTGTGCGTGCCAATCACTGTCAACTGACTGCCATACTCTGTCTAATACGTTTTGTGGCACTCTCATAAAAGCCTCATTGACCTTGTTTGACGTATTGGGTTTGAGTTTGATTGAACTCGGGTTTGTGAACTTCGCTTGTCACTTCGCCGATTTCGCCAAAAGCTTTGATGACTGCCGCACAGCCTTTGCCGTGAAATCCTTGCAAATCTACCGACGATTCGCCTGTGCTGTCATCAACCGTGATTCGTATCAATTCTCCGGCCATGTCTATCCATCCTTTCCGGGCACATAGCCCTATGACGGTGCATTACGCTTTTACAAAAAGCATGTCAGTCTTGCCGTTCTTTTTAGGGCCATATCCGGCAAAGCGCAAACCTTGCTTTGCTGCTAGTTTCTGGTACTGGGTTCGCGTATATGCTGCCGTGAGTTTGCCCATGTACGCGGGGGTTAAGAAGTGAGAGTCATACTGCGAGATGAAAGCACTATATGTGCCATCGGCCTGCAAACGAAAACCAAAGTCATTCGAGGCCCCCGAACCCATCACGCGATTAAATGGGCCTTTGCGAATCACGATATTCGCCTTATCCCCTGCCGCATCGGTGTAATGCGTGGCTTTGCCCGTGTAATCGTACAATTGAGCGGGGGATTCATGAAATTCAATGTCCTCACGGTTGAATCCCATTTCGACTAGTGCTGAAATGAGGGTTTCCGGGTCTTTGAATTTCGTTTGGTTAGTCGAGTATTTAGACACCTGATTTGATCCTTTCCGGGGTATAAACCCCTGTTAGCTTGCACTTGAAAGCCTATCAGAAACGGGGCAAACTTGTCAAGCCTGCCCCGTTCGGCCTAACGCATCATACGGCCTGTGCTTTCCTCTTCCACGTTCGAAGCTTGTGACACTCCGCCTGCGAACTGGTAGGCCCCCGGATAGGACGCTGATAGATACTTGCCGGAACTGCTACGCCGTAGGTTATCAATCCGCTCTGATGCCGATACAGTCACAGGAATGATGTACTGTGCGGCCTGTGCCAGAGTCAAACCCAAACGATAGGCAGTGACGGCACAAGTCTTAATTTCGGCACCAGTCCATCCCGTGTCATTCGGGGTAGACTCAATATCGGGAATCTGGTATTTCTCCCGGTAGATTTTCCAGATTGAGGCACGTTCGATTTGATCCGGTGCATCGAAAAAGAATATTGCATCCGCGAACCTACGCCGTAATTCCGGTGAAAGAGAATCGATGCTATTGCACGTTGCCAATGCAAAGATTTTACGATCTGAGATGGCATCTAGCACGGCCTGTGCTTTACGCCAGTTTTCGTTCGAACTGCCGACAATCCCGGATTCCAGATCGGGGATTGAAAGAGAGATTACGGGCTTTTTATACTTGTTGCCAATGCCCTTGATAATCTCCGACTTACCTACTCCCGGCAAGCCTACCCCGATAGTTCCCCGCATCCCAATGTCTTGTGACCATGTGAGGAATCCACCTATCAAGCCCGTTTTTACCCCGGACAATTCTGTGCCTGCCCCCGCCGCACCCTTTTCGATTTCATCCAAGAATAAAAGCACGTTTGGCGAGTCCTTGCCATTCATGACTCTATCAAGAAAAAGCTTGATTTCGCCAAGCCCCCCGATAGCGTCAAGGCTTGCCGTCGTCTTCAAAACCGATAGGCCGCGAGTCTGATTGATAGCTTGCTCTTTCCGTTCCCAAAGTCCTTGAATGTCCATCTTCCCATTGGGAATGTCTAAGCACATAGCCGCACTTTGATCGGCGGGAAAGGCAGGCAGGCCGATTAGTGCGCGTGTGGCGTCTGCTAGCACTTCGCTTGATGGTTCGGGGAGTTTAGCGTCTTTAAAAGACGTTTTCACAATGGCCGTAATTTCCTCACTTGTGGGCAGGGGTTCGTCCAACACAAGGAAATCGTTAGCTAGTTCGTTCGGCAGGATGGCCCCGGAACTAGTCAAAAGGACTAGCATATTCCCCTTTGCCTTGTAGGGTTCGCGCAAGTTCCAAATCCCTTGGATAATAGGCGCATCAGTCCAAAACATGTGGGCATTGGCAAGAAACGTAATGCAATCGCCTTTGAGGAATGAGGCAACGCGCAAAGCTTCGCCAAGGTTCATTGTAGCCTCAATTGCCGTACCTGCCTTGCCCACTGCCGCGTTTAGCTCTGCTAGTGTGGGCTCGTGATACGTGTGCAAGCCTTTGACACAATCCCAGATAATGAAATGGGGCATTTTATCCTTTGCCCAAAGGGTTTTTACACGTTTGATTGTCGAATTGTTATCGAACGTGCGAACGGCTACCAGTGGAGTAGATACAGCGTGTGCAGCCTTAAAACTGTCCAAGAATTTCATTGTCAAATTGTCCTTTTCTGCGTATCAGATACGCGGGTTATGGCTTGTGAAAGATTAATGATAACATGGGGGTGCGCACTCTTGAATCACTGTTATAGTAATCATCCTTAACATACTGCCAACCCCGTGATGTGAGTGCATACCGGAATGTCTTCTTAAACATTCTAGCTAAACTTTTACGGTAACGCAAAGGTACATCGGACGTTTCGCCCTTTTGCCGTATGCCAGCATATACCATGCAGTTGATGATGATTACAGTGTCAGACGGTGCGGCTTTGAAAAAACGATCTAGCCTTTGCTGATTGCAACCTTTTGATATTGTTTGAAATTGGCACATCAGATCAAGATAGTACAAGCCCGAGATGCCGTCCTCAGCACATTCGGCTATATGTTTGATGGCATCTCCGCGTCTAAACTCCGCGTTAGGATGATACCGTTTTAATCCCCGTTCGTGCCTTGGGTCCTTGTTGATGCCGATTACTCGATTGAAGCGATAGCTCCAACTTTCCAAGTCTTGACTCGGATGCAGACGGCGATATGCTTTAGGATCATACGTGTCAATGAGAGAAACAAGGGTTTCCCTGTGTGTATGGAGTCGTTGACATACAGGGATAAAAACCCTATTCAAGTGGGCTTGTTTCGTGCCGTGATGCGTCTGGTATGCCATTGTTAGTCATCCCACCTAACACGGTTATAGTGCTCAATTTCCTCTTGAGTCATCGCCTGTGCGTGATACTTGGCAGCATATGATTCGAGAGTGTGATGATTCGTTACAGGCACGGGCTTTGCACTAACGATCAAATACAGACCATATGTGAGCAAAGCCCCTGAAGTGAGTAAACCGCATATTACGAGAATGGTCATTTCAATAATTCTCCCGATAGGACAATTTTACCTGTAGTCGTATCAACGACTTGATGCAAGTCTGAATTGTACAGTGCGGGATGGTTTATCAAATCAGTAAGATAATCACTTTGCGCTGTAAGATCATCCCATCCCCCGAGTGGATAGTGCTTGTCAAAGCAGAATAGTAAAAATCGTTTCATGTCATGCCCCTATTGTGAGGATTTCGCCAAGAATGTAGAGAGATGCGTAAACGATACGCATATAGAACTTTTCTCCCCCGTCTAAACGCTTGGCGATGTGAACGGCATAGAAAAAACTAATCATGGTGTGACCCTTCCCAGTGCTTTGTCCATGCGATCTTTGAGCATATCGGCTAGTTGTTTCGCGTCGTAGTACGCATCAACGCAGTCACGGTTTAAGGCTTGGCGCAGTGCATCTTTCAACCAATATGATGCGGATGCGCTGTTATAGACTTGCTCGGGAGTCGGTAAGTAAAGAGTCGCCATAGTTCCCTTTCCTGACTACTTAACTACTATAGGAAAAATGTTTACCAGAGTCAAGCCTGTACAATATAAATACGCGAGACATTCAAACTATAGTAATACCTGATAGTAATATGGTGAATAAAATGAATCTTTCAGGGTGCCAGCACATCTAATAGACATGGGAGAATCACGAAAATTATGTGCGGTATGTAATCGTCCGGTGTCCCGGATTCTAAAGAAACAAAGCAAGCTTTGCAAGTCATGTACCGATTATGTTCGCACCATCGGTATTAAATACGGTGTCACTCTTGATCGTTATTTATGGTTCTTAGAAAAACAAAAACGGCGATGCGCCATATGCGGGCTGTTAGATCATGAATGCGGCTCAAGGAATCGCCGTGGGTTAGTTGTAGATCACTGCCACGTGACAAATATAGTACGCGGTTTAATCTGTCAGCCCTGTAATACATTACTCGGGGGCGCTAAAGACAATGTGATTGTTTTACAGAGTGCAATTGATTACCTAAATGCTCCAACTAATCAATTAGTTTCGGGTCAAATTTTACTCGAATTTGATGAAAATGAATATAAGTTGTTTATAATCAATAGCTAAATCGCTTTACTAAATTTTTGAATTTCATCTAGGACGCGCTGCAAGCCCCATGTACAGGTCATTACACGGCTAAATTCACTACGGACAAGGTAAAGCGATTTACCGACCAAATCCGTTTTTAGTAATCAATTAGTAAACTTTTCCTGTAATCTATTGATATTAAACGAGTTAACAGGTGATACAAAACCCCGCTAGTAAATCGCTTTACTAAATCACTCACTTATGAACACGTGTGCAACCCAATAGGCATAGTGGTCTGAGCGATTCGAGGCTTTTTATCCGTATACATGTTACAGTCGGTCACAGATCAGGCATACAATCAGCCTATTACCTTAGTGCGTATTGTTTACTCGTTTACGTGAGTTTGGCACGTTACATGCTAGTCTGTTACCATGTGTAGCAGTTGATTACTAAAGTATCCTTGCATACTGTAAAAATCTCTGATGTAATGTAGTCATGAGTGGGTACGCGATTATCTGGTACGGTACACACGGCCTGTTGATGGCTTGGCAATTATCGGGCTTGCTTGTCTTGGGACTTGCCCGGTATCGTTTCGCGCATCCGTTCAAATTCAATAGGGGAATTGTCAAATGGACTCACACGCACAAGTCGTGGAATTGGTCGAGATAGTTCTACTCATGATGCGTATCACATCAGTAAGGTCACTCCGGGGTTACAGCGTTCAGCGGCTCAATTCTGATACGTGGAACGTTGACGGGGAGTATATGACTTTGACTGAGGCATCATGGAAGATTGCAAGTTATAACACTGTGGAACGCTAGTCTGTTACTTTAGTGCTCTTGCAACTGTAAAAACTTTTCTGGTAGTCTTTGGATGCATCATTGGAGGGTGCAAATATGAATATGCAAGCTTTTGTAAAACAAATCGCAGAGGTCGCAACGTGGCCGAACTCAAATGTGCAGTTAATCCCGATGCGCCAGTCTGATATGGTGCGCGGTTGCTTGATTCGGTTTCGACTTGGCACACGGTAACGCATCTCTAACCTAAACGGCCTGCCTTACGGGGCAGGCTTTTTAGTGCCTGCGAGTTATCCGCCTGCGTATTGTTTACGTGTCCCCAGTGGCCCGGTATCGCGTCCAAGGTCATCCAAGCATATAGGAGAGCTAGAACGGCCTGCCAAGCCTTACACAAGCCTTATAAACGTATTGTTTACGCGGCCTCACTAGTCGAGCATAGCGCCCCACAGCATAGCATATATAAGAGAGAATGCATAAAGGTCGTAACAGGCTTGTAACAGGCTTGTAACGTATACAATACACTTATGTACTAACTACGCTCGGGTGATGGTCAGGCAATTAAAAATTATCAACTAATTTATTAGTTTGACGCTGCTATCCATTTCGTATTCATTACATGATAATGGATACTCGGAGGGTAACCCTCCATTTAATCAATAACTTACGGCCAGATCGAATTACAGCACACGTGTGCATACTGCATGAACAAAGGCGATAGGCCCTAAACAGGTCACGCACGCGGATGCAACCCGTTTAGAATCAAAAGGATGCAAACCAACCCTGCCTTTGCCACGACGCGGCAGAGTCCGCCCACCCTTCCCTGCAAAGGCAGCGCAGGACCCGGCCAGCAAACGGACAGCTAGTTAACAGATATGGGACCCATCTACTAATAGATTAGTTGATACGTGGGACCCCTATTCTAATAGGTTTAAGTCCTATATAGGGTCCCATTTTTGTCCGGGAAAGGTCCGGGAAAGGTGGTATGTTAGTTTTATGCTAGATTTGGGAGGGTATTTAGACCTTTGTGGCAGGTTTTATATAGGACATTACAATAAAAACCAATAAAAAGGCCCCTTTGGAGGGCCTTGTGGGGTTACTCGACTTGTTTGCCCTTGAATTGTTCCACGTGGAACTTCTGGGAGGCTTTGATCTGCTGTGGAAGAGTTATTCCCTGTATGCCTTCTCGTAGGATAGCAAGAGTGCTGGCTTCGTATCCCTTCCTGCTGGCTAGAACGTAATAATACGCATCCCACAAGGTCTGTATGGTTTCAGAGGTCATAGAACCTTTATCGGGATACCGACAATGACTCGGCATTTGCTACATATGGTCCCACCCATCTTTTTCTCCTTCAGTGCTTGGCAGCAAGTGGACAGGCTGTTGTACTTGGCACGGATCGCCGGACCGTCAACTTGTTCTTCATCTAATTTCTGTAACGCATAAGTGAGTATAAAGAACCATCCATCATTGTCACTTAATCCATTATTACGTTGATCCTTATACTGCTTTTCTAAATATGCTCTGGCCGACCAAACCTTCCGATAAGCGTCTACTTTCATCTCCGCGTATTCTATACGCTCCTGTTGGTTCTTAATCGTCTCGTTGGCCTGCTGGAGACGCTCCTCAAGGGCTATCTCACGGGCGCTAACTGTCTCCGGGACTAGTTCAAGACTTGGCCCATTCGGTCCCATAACGGCCCGGTAAAGGGGAGTCGGTGTCCAGTTTCTTGGCACATTGGCATCCGGGATGACAGGAACACGATCATAGCTGCCGTCTTCCTTTCGGACAAGGGTACGTCCGCTTCCTTTTATACCATTACCGTTCCGATACAATTCTGGTAAGCAACATGGGTCGGAACAGCCTTGATGTGCAGCCGTCCTACTGGCATTCGATCCTCCAGAAGCATTCTTCTCTGGCTCTGGGGTTC